GAATATCATTGTACTTCAACCAGTCTTTGATTAGCTCACGAACATTATCAGAGATAGGACCAAGGCCGTCTGTAATCTTACGAAGCATATCGGTATCTATGATCCCAGTCTTATTGAACTGATCAATTAGTTTAGAGAGATCGAAGCGTGCACCAGCAACTTTTTCTAATGCGCTGGACAGCCCTTTGCCTTCTAATCCACGTGTGAGAACCTGCTGTATAATTCGCCCAACGTCATTTAATATACTGAAGTCTGCAAGTTTGAAGCCTTCAAGATAGGCTTCCATAACTTTAGAACCCCACTTGTCGATTGTACTAAGAGGTCCCTTCTTAGGAGGCGAGTGCCCCTGGAAGAAGCTTGCAATAAAGTTGGCTACCTTATTCAATGCTTGACTGATCCAACGAATTGCTCCACCAAGGAATCCATCGGCATATGTTCGTGCTAGTCTTTCACCCCAAGCTAATGCTCGTGTGCCTAAGTCAGTGAAGAACCCGGCAATATTTACTCCTGCGTTAGACAGGACTTTCATAATTCCGACGATGGCTGTGGCAACGATAGCAGGCCACCCTAGGAATACCTTACCAATACCGAGTAGGGAAGTGAACAATGAAGCAAACATCCCTAATGCCTGTGGTACAAGCAGAAGTAGTCTACCAAATCCAAGTACCACCAATGAGACAGCATTAGCAAGCTGGCCTACCATAAATAGGACAGGTCCAAGAGCGACTAATGCAACAGCACCTAATACGAATAAACGTTTCTTACCACTATCAAGAGTCTTAAACCAGTCATTAAACAGGCGGATGGCTGGTACAAGCATCATTATAATCTCATTTAATGGAGGAAGAAGAGCCTGACCTAGTGTTATACCAACATCATTAATGTTGTTTCTCAATAGCCCCATCTGGCTCTTAGTGGAAGTCATAGCAAGCTCATACTCTTCCATCAAGGAAGAAGCTCGCTCCCATTCAGTTCGAGCAATAGATAAATTCCTACGAACCATGTCAATATTCTCTGCAAGTGCCGCCATACCACGACCACCACGGGCACCACCAATTTCCATCATTTCTGCAAGAGCCAGAGCCTCGTTGCTTCCATTGTGAGCGGCATCAATAATATCAAGCATGACGCCCAAGGCATCCTCATTGATCTTATTTAATACTTCTTGAGCAGAACCATACCCTTCGATGGCAGACATGGACTTAGCTACGGCATCCTTATGGGTGATCATACCCTCTGTAGCACGACGCAATGCAGTGCCTGCTTCACTTTCAGTCAAACCAAGAGCAATCAATGTAGTTGTAAGAGCGGCGGCATCCTGTGCGTTGATATCAAGAAGTGCGGCCTGCTGTGCCCAACTGGAGAGACCACGCATGATCTGCGCCGCAGTAGCACCTGTACTGTTTTCAAGTTTGTTAAGAACATTTGCTAATCGTTCTACTTTTTCTGTGCTCTCATTTAAGTTCCATGACTTATCTGCACCAGAGAATGCATTTGCAATCTTTCCAAGTGCAAGTGCCGCTTCATCAGCCGCAATGCCAGTAGAAACAGAAAACATGTTCATAATACGAACAGAATCTGAGATTGCTTCTACAGATGTAACACCCATTGTTCCTAATACCTCAGCGATACTTAATAGATCGTCATGAGATGTGGTTGTATTTATAGCTAGTTCACGAATCTTATCAGATAACTCCCCCATCTGTTGAACAGTGAACCCAGTAACCTTACGAACACGAGTTAATGCATCCTCATATTCAATTGCTAGTGAAGCTTGATTCTTTAAGAATGCACCCAATGGAATGGATACAACAAAAGTAAGCACACGTCCAACCGTGGATATGGACTGTGACAACAGACGCATAGAGTCACCAACGTTTTGAATGGCTTTCTGCCATCCCATAAACGTTTGTTGCGCTGATCTTACCCTATCCTGTATGCCTTTGATCGCACTATCTATAGCCCCCCTTCCCTTTGCAAGTGCACTGCTGATCCCACCAACAAATGAGGTTCCGGCTGTACCTACACCCCCAATACCACCTGCGATACCACCCGTGGTACCTGCTTGCTTCGCTGAAGCTGTGGCTACTTTGTTAAGTGCGGCAGTTAGGCTGTTGACCTTTGTAATTAAAGCACCAACAGCCTTCTGTGCACCGCTTGTGTCCCCACCTATTGTAAGGATAATATTATTTTTGTTTGCCGCCATAGGTCACTCTCGAATAGTTTTGACACCCGTGAATAATGGGTTCTGTTTGATACCCTTTTCACTTTCACCTTTGCCCAAGATGACCCGTACTTCGCCTGATGGTATCTTATCACGCAAGTGAGACAGTCTTCCTCCTCCCCTGGAGGCCCTACTCCAAGGTACTCGGTTGCCTAACGCTCGTGTGACTTTCTTTGTATAGTCTTGTAGACTCTTTGCTCCCTTCTTATCCATCGGGGTACGTGCTATTGGTAGCAACATAACCATGTCGTTTAGGAATTGTACCTTGTCTTCTTGTACTAGTTTCCAGGTTTCAAGAAGCCAATCAAATCCATATAAACGAACGTGATCAAGGATCACATCATCAGGCCAACCATAGGCTACTCTGATGTCGTGGAGGATTCGGGCTGTCCGTCCTGTTCCGAATCTGAAGTAGAGAAAAAACGGTCTATCAAGCTCCTGACTGTTGGATGTTTCTCGTATACTACAATCCCGGCTTCAATAAGGACTGCGGCATCAAAATATAATTCAGCCTCTTCTGCCGTACACCCAGTAATTGCATGAAATAAGTCAATCATAGCATCCGCAGTGAGAAGGGTAAGGATATTAGCAAGAAACTCAACTCCGGCCTCGGCGTCTGAGTTACCTTGTTTCTGAAGTTCTGAATATATAGAACCACCATATTTAGCGGCCCATCTTGTCAGACCCTGCATCTGGATAGCCTGACGCCTACCTCGTGTGATTAACGGGTATTCATTCCCATCAATGAAGATACTTTCATTTTCAACATATACTACTTGTTCTGTGCTCATTCTACTCTCCAATGTAAAAAGCCGTCTTGTTCAGACGGCTCATGTGTTTTTAATTGTTCTCTACTCAGGATTATGCTGGTGTCGCAGTAACTCGTGATAGAGCACCTTGACCTTCGGCATCAACATCTAGGGTAGCGTAGTCATCGGTTCCAACGCTGTGGTCAACGCTGGTCAGCACTGCTAAGCCTTCCCAACAATCACCATCGTCGTTCTGCGATACCCAAAAGCGAAGTTTACAAGTTGTACCTGCAACCACCTGATCAAAGATGGTATCGTCGCCAATGCTGAAGTAACCAGAGATACTTGCACTCCAAGACATCCAGGTTCGGGCCTTAGTGATCCACGCATCCGATAAGCTGGCAACAAACGGTTTGTACTCCGCTGTATCAACGGTGATTGAAATGCTGAACTCATTTCGCTCAGGCAAATCAACGAATGCGGTGTAAGGTGATGTATCAGAAATCTGAATAAGAGCGTCAATTCCTACAATAGCCGCCATAGTTTATTCTCCTTGGTGTTAAATATTCATATACCAATCTCCTTTGCTCGTGAGTGTTCTCAATAGATTGTGTAGTGTGTGTGTTCTCAAAGTCAGAGTGCCATCTCATCTATCACTCTGCCACGTTGCTTTCTACAATCGAAGTATAGTTACTTCGTATACTTCTTGTATCCCTCTACATGTGCTCTAGCTGGATTCACATCAACAGGTAATACAGGGAAGTCAGCCGGGATAAACAAACAGCTTCCAGGCTTAAGGCTCTTCCAGAATATACGTACAAGGGCAGTTGCCTCTCTTGCTTTGTAACTAGACTCCATAGCCAGCACCACATCTCCTAATGATCCTGCCTTTGGTTGGGCATAGGTGTTATGTAAAACCAACTGGGCAAAGTCGTCATTGACGTATGTTCCCTTTGGTGGTAACTTTGTTGGATCAGGCTCTGGCTCCGGCATATCTTGTGGGGCCATGCGAAGCTTCCCTGTGGATTCTGGCTTCACACTAGGCACTTCCATCACGTACTTTTCCTTGGCAACCAAGTGATCAACACCCTTCTCTTCTTCCTTCTTTTCTTTATCAGACATGACTCATCTCCTATAGAGCAATACTACGATCCAACGCCTCAACATAGAAGGGGATCAAGTAAAAGCTAATATCATTTAACTGACCAATTGCCGCATCCCCAATGTCCGTAACATAGGCTTTGGGAGTGACACTGCTAAGCCGTGGGTCTTCCTGTAAGGAAGTGGGCAACCTTGAAACAACTTCACGAAGGTCTGCTTCAATTCCATCATGATAGCGGATCATATAGACACAAGAGATTACCCAGGCCCATTTAATATTACCAAATGTTCTACGAGGTTGGCTAGTTCCTCCGCCAAACTCTAACACAATACCGTCTGTGACACCCTCATCAACGCTACCTGCCATTATTCTGTCGAAAACGGTATCAACATCGCCTATCTGACACCGCTCTTCAGAGAGACGGTCCTGGAAGGCCACAACGAATGCTTGTCTTACGGCTTCCTCGATGGTGCTATAACTTAAACCGGATACTGCCATCAGCTTCTCCTCTTCAAAAACTCTTTGATCATCAGCTTTCCCCAGTCCTCTAGCTCTTTCGCAATAAACTGGGAATCATTCTCTAAAACATAAAGTGGGTAGTCAAACTTTCCTTGACCAGCCGGGACCAATGGGTACCAGTCCGCAGTAGGTCTCTCAGTACCATGCTTGAATAGGGCAAACCGTAGGGCATATATAGCATTACGGGTTACACTAGTGTCTGGCTTCCTCTTACTCCTGGTAGGTTTAGTTCCAACAGCTTTAAACCAGCGGGAGTCATATTTAAACCCGGAGACTTGCTTTACATCCTTGAGTTGTGTAGTCTCTCCAGGCATAGACTTATAGTACAGCGTAATCCCCTTGTCCATGGCCCACTTACGCAGGACATTGTAGGATACTTTTCGTCCAGGCTTGATGCCGGATCGGATGGTGCGATTCGCACCACGCCTACCTTCAAATAGGACCCATTGAGGATTGTCACCTTCTTGCCACTCGTGTAAAATATTCTGTGCTGACCTGCCACTAGCACCAACGTCAACAGTATGCCCCTTCTTGAGCACGTTTTTGAATCTCTGTTCGATTCGAATAACGTGATGGAACCCTTTACGTAGGGCCTGAGTAGAGGCAAGCTGTACTTGTTTTAACTCTTCAATGGTTTCAGGACCATTGATTAGCTGAACGTTTAACGTAACAATAGGCATTAGGCAATCTTCAAAGTCTTCTTTTTGATCATTGATTTCATGATACCATCGAGGTGGGAAGCAAGACCTAAATTCTTATCGGGACTTGGTTCTCCGCCCTTATCTTTGCTATCTGTCATCGTTGACCACTTCAAGCTGGAGTCTGATCCCTGGCGACCATAGAAGTTATTGATAGCAACAATCATAGTAGCCGCCGCCAATCGAATATCAGCCGTAACATCACCTGACCCTGCGGTATAAGTAATGTCTACATTACGTACACCACGGGTAAAGGACAAATTGTTCTTTAGCTGTACATAATACTCGCCAACATAAATATTGTCAGCATCTACAGCTACATCAGACACTAGAATCTGACTGACAGCCACAATAGGAGTATGCTTTAGCCGCATCCATGTGGAGCCATCACCTGATTTAGTTTCTGTAAAGGAAGTGGTGGTCAGCCCAAGCTGAGGACGACCAATAAATTCTCGGATCATACCTTCTACCATCTCACTCCAGGTCTCTGGAATAGTTGAAGGTATCGTTTGGATGTCTCGGACATCCTGCTCAGTGCATAAAGTCCACGCCATATTCTTCTCCTAAAAGTAGTTCATCATCTACAATTGAAAAAAAGAGCACCCCGGTTAGGGGGTGCTCCGTAAGGGTTAATATGATGACTGTGGATTAGACAGTCTTGACGTTGCGGGTTACACTGATCAAGTTAGGATGTACCACACGAGGTGCCACATAGGTCTTGATGAAGTAACCGTAAGCATCCTTGGTGCGTGCTAGTTCAACGAAGTTGAACATGTTGCCAACGGACTCACCCATGTCATCGTAGAGAGATCGGATACCAAGACAACGATCAGGATTGATGTTGACAAGGACAATAATCTGCTCACCAGATGCAAGAGGAGTAATGTTGGCTTCACCAGCGGTTGCGCCCAAGTCTTCGTAGGTTGCAACGGTACCAGTGACATCACCATTGGAGTCGTAGGTCTTTGCGGCAATAATGTCAACCAACTTGAAGTCACCTGCGCCTGCGTCCTGACGGAAGATCATGTAAGCAAGAGCAGTAGCATCAGCAGTCCAGGCCAAAGTAACCTTCTGGTTAAGGGTAACAGCGGTCGCACCAACAGCGGTTCCGGCAACCTGCTCACCATCAGCGGTGACGGAGGCAATCTGCCAGTCGTAGTTTGCGGCGGCGAAGCTACCACCAGATGCAGGGGTTGCACTGGTTACAGCAGGGCTGGTGCTAGTGGACTGAGGAGCAACATAGTGAGACTCAAAGATCGGAGTATCACCGTATGCTCGCATGGTCAAACGACCTTCAAGCAGTTCAGCGTTCTGTAGAGGAAGCTGTACCTTGGTTTGTAGACCGTCAACAACCTGCTTCATTTTCATGCCCATCAAGAAAATACGAGGGTCATTACGTACACCACGATAGTGGTTAACGTCATAAAGCATGTCGTCAAGTGCGGTTAGTGTGACCTTTGCACCTGCGAAGTCATGAACATTGGAAGGGGCCTCAGAATAAACAATAGGAAGAAGACCGGACGCCTGATAAGCATCACCAGTCCAATCGTAGTCATCTGCGGTACCGTAAAGAAGCATCCATTCCATAGCATCTGCCATACCTTCGAGGCTGTTCATAATCTCCTTTTCAAGAGCATTGATGAACTTAGCGGTAACACGCTGAGCGAACCCAGTTACCTCACCCCAAATACGGATGATCTTCATCTGAACAGTCTTACGGGTGTATGCGCCCTTCTGGTTGGTACCAGTGGCGGACTCACCTTCGAACCAACCACTTGGGTGACTGGTCTGGACGTTGTACTCGTGGGTCTTACCTTCGGCTGGATCGATTGCGATAAGCTCGAACAATGGAGCAAGGTTCAAAAGCTCATCCTTCAATACAGGATCAAGATTCTCAGGAATAAGAGCAACGGCATCAACGCTGGTAAGGGCTTTGTTAATTTCAGTAGCCATTTTTATCTCCTAAATAATATTAGTTGTTGAAGTGAAAACGTGCGGATAACGCCTTGTGTAAGCGGGTTGTTGCATCGTCATCTTCAACATCATTTTCAATAACAGTAGACTCATCAGTTTCAGGTACGACTGCTTTGTGGGCATCGGTCGGAACTTCGGCATCTTCACTGTCACCGTCTACTTCATCAGTATCCTGATCCTTTTCGACGGTCTCTTCAATGACTTCGGCTTCCTTTTCAACCAGTGACTTCACTAGGTCAGTAAGAACTGCCAACTGTGATTCGATATTTTCGAGACGGTCCGTTTCCTCTTCGGGAGTTTCGTCAACTTCCTCGGTGGTCTCATCGGTCTCTTCTTCTTCAATCGCTTCCTCGGTCTCTTCTACAACTTCTGTTGCATCTTCAACTTCGGTTTCGATTTCCTTGGTGGTCTCAACATCTTCCTCTTCAACAGGTACATCTTCTGTTTCAATGGCTTCCGCTTCGATTTCATCCAGGACATCCTTTTCAAGGTCTGTTTTTTCTGACATCGGATTTTTCTCCTCTAGGATTGCAAGCATTTCCTTCGACAGTGTGTCCATACCGTATCGTTTGATCAATAGGTTAACATCAGTGTGTGCGGCTTTGTCACTGCTAAGGACTGCATCGTAATTGCCTGGGTGATCGACAAGTGAGATTTCACCCAGTAGGTAATCACTAATAAGCATGCCACCATCTTCAAGCCATGTGATGTCTTCAAAGTTGATCATCGCTCCAATAGATAAAGCCTGGAGTAAACCAGTCTCAACTTCATCAGCGGCCTGCTTATTAATAACTTCGATCTTAACTTCGTTCCACTCCAGACCATCTTCAACACCAATACCTAGAACCTTTCCAACTGGGTCGGGCTGGTGCATGCGGCGAATGTTGCCCCATTGTCGGTATCGAGAGATTGCTTTCTCTGTAGCGGATCGGGTAATAATATCACCGTGCATGTCCTTATTGTCGCTTGTGAAGAAACCCTTTGTGACTAACGTACCAGCTTTGGTACGGGTCATGGCTTCTTTACTCAGACGGACCCCCACGGTTTTCTGAATAACGGTTGTGTTAGGCATTTGAATTTACCTCTGCGGCATGGTGAATACGTTCACCACGTACTTTACCGAATGTACGGTTTAGTTTGGACTGGGGTACTTGTAACACAGCTTCACAGGAGATACCTTTTACTCCGCCAGGAAACTCAATAGGTGCAGGCCAATCGCTCTTCCAGCGACTGTATAGGACTTCAATATCTTCATCAGAAAGGAAGCCATCAATGATAATTTCGCTGACAACGTTAGGCGCACCTTCAGTAGTAATCGTGTAATTAGTGCTCATTTGTTTCTCCAATCGATTTTTCGAAGTCTTGTCTCAATTGATACAATTCGTGGCTCACAGCTTTAACTGCGGCACGTGCCGTTTCAGACGCAATTACATCAATGAGTTGCTTTAATACTCGCAACATTGGATCAGCGGGATACCACACCTTTCGTGCTCCACACTTTGGGCAGGTTATGACAAGGTTTGCTCCTTGTGTGCGTACTTGGGCATTATCAATCGGGAATAACTCGGACCCAACAAGATCGCCCAACGAGGTACCACATGATATACACACCCACGTGTTATTTTTACTCATTCGATTCTTCTCCTATAACTTCCAGAACAGCCTGGAAGATCGCAGTAACGTCCTCTTCTGTCTTGGCCTCATCCAAGAATGTTTGGATTAAGTTAGCAGATTCTGGACTAATATGTTCAGCATTGAATTTGCGTGCATTCGCAGAGCCTAGTCGGTTCTTTGCAAAGCGACGCCATGCCCTTACTTCTTTAAGTGTTTCTTCCCGAACACGGGTGTCATGGTCATCTCCACGTTCTGGATCACTATCGAAGTCATCCTCTGGTGGAGCATCATCATCCGGTTCTTCATCACGACCTTCAGGTGGGCTACCCTGTGGTTCGTCTGGTTCCATGTCTGTGTCTTCCTGGGCAGAGGACTTAGCCTTTAACTGATCCAGGAACAGATCACCATCTTCATCCTTGCGTGCAGTCATATCTCGACCAGCACGGATTTCATTAGGTGTCACAGAGTTATTCTGGTAGTAGCGCATGTCTACAGTAGCACGTTCAAGAGCAGTCAAGAAGTCTGGTGAATTAAAACGGAACCACCAATCTCGGAACTGAAACTCACGAACAATAATCTGCCAGTAGAAAGCCTCTTCAACAACACGGAAGAGTGGCTCCATGACAGTCTCGTGAAACTCTCGGCGAGCTTCTTTCATACCAGAGGCAGAGAGACCATCATATAATCCTACCTTGGCACCAGAAACACCAGTGACTGCAAACTCTTCATCACGAGCAGACCCACGGCTTTCATTATATGGAAGTGCATCAGGAAGATTGCCAAGCTTATGGACCTTAAAGTTGCCTTGGACAACAATAGGTGTGCGGCCTGCATTATCAGGACCACGCCAACGGGCTGTGACCTCTTCAACAAAATCCTGGAAGCTTTCTTCAGAAATAGTATCCGGGAGTTCGTAGATCAACTCCGGTCTGGTATTGTTCTGAAGATAGGATCGTGCTAGTGTCTGTAAGTATATGTCAATTGGGAATGTGAAGTCGGAAAGAGCAACTAAATCGGACGCTCCCATTGGTGAGCCTCCGAAGTCAGGGTTAATTATATACACAATATCCCGTGGGTTTGAGTACTCCACTGGATCACCTGTTCCAGAAACAGGATATGCAATAAACGCTGGTGTTTTAAAGTTACCAAACCGATCAACTTGTGGTACCATAAATGCAGGAATGTGATCCATACTAATTGGAGTCCCACCCTCATCACGCACTATATGGTAAGCTACCTGCCCAAATAATTTCAGGTACATTGTGCCTATAATAATCTTATAGGCCATTGAATAAAAGTCATTAATATTAGTCCAGGTTCCAGATGGTTCCGCAAAGAAACGGTACAGCTTTTTACGATGTAATTCTCGTGGACTGTTTGTCTCTTTATCGGGTACCAAAGACCACCATGCACCAACAGCGGAGCGACCAATCACAGCGATTGCCGCTCGAAGATAACCATGTTTGTCAATCAGACTATACAAGTCTTGAAGGTCAAGTATCCTTGTCTTTGTGTTGCCAAACGATGTCTTCTCGGACTGTAACAACGGTGTCTTATGAGTCACCGCTTTATCGGTTGCTACGAAGCCAACTCTCCCAGTACTGTTAGTTGACTTAGCAGTAGAGATAATTTGTATACTCATTTTTCTCCTATTTACACACTACACCATCTACAATCTTATTTGCAAGCTGACGACAAAAAGCCCCCTATATAAGGGGGCATGCGGCCTTACAGATAGGATCACCTACCTCTCTTGTACTCGAATAGTCATAGTACGCTGGCAGATTCTACTAGCGTCAGTTGTTATCTTACAAGAAAGTTTATAGACTGTGCCTGCTACACCCGCACTGAGCCAAGCGGTTACGATTCCACTGTTCTCGGAATAACTATCGATCACTAAACCAGAGTCATCGACAGTGACCTCTTGAGCGGTGATAGTCTCCGTGGTATCGAGCCAGTCTGTCCAGTCGAATAAGTAGTCTAGGGTCGAGTCCGGGTCTTTGAAAAATTGTAACATGAAGACCTCCGACTGTTAGATTACTTATGCAGGATCAGGGAACTCAACGTCAAATGCAGTAAGTGTGAATGTGTTACCGTTGGTAACGTTCTGAGTGGATGCAAGCGCACCTGCAACCAACAGCTTGGTTGCGGAGTTGTCAGTAAGTGACCACCAACCAGCAAGCTGTGTGTCATCTACAGTTCCGTCAGTGATAGCATCAACGGTAATCTTACGACCAGATGCGTCACCATTGGCAGGTCCTGTAAACGAAGGTGCCGCTTTATAACCACACTCATAGGTTGACTGTGCCTCGGCATAAGTCGTAGGTTCCTGTGTGAAGTTGATATATAGATACTCAGTGTTCGTAGAGATATATGAACACGCCGCATCAAGGATATCATCGTGGATAAAAGCCATGGTTTTTCTCCTTAAAGATTGTTATGCAGTCAAAACACGTGTCTCAATTGGTATACTAAGTGTCCTCATATCGCTTTCAACACTCAACACACGTACCTCTCCCGGAACTGCTAATGTTCGATCATCTTCTTCAATCGCCAATACTCGTGTCTCTGCATCAACGACTAAGACTCTATCATATGGTCTAAAGTAATTCCATAAAGTTGGTGCATCATACGCTACTGTTCCAGCTAATACATCACTTGCAAGCAGAACGTGTACCTGACCAATACTTGGAGTGTCTATGGTTGGTACGCCACTGGCAATGTCAGCAGAGATCAAGTAGTTCCAACCATATGCTCCAATAGTTGGCTCTTCGATTGTAACCTGACTTGTTAAATCATTAATGGATAGTACATGTACCTGTCCAATAGTCGCATTGTCAATAGTCGGTGTTGATGTTAAGTCAACAGACGTTAAAATATGTATCTGCCATACCGTAGGATTTTCAACAGTTGGTGAAAGTGCTGAAATTTCTGAAGAAACAAGCTGGTGTACCTGTCCAATATCAACACTATCAAATGTAGGAACAGGTGTGGTAATCTCGGTAGCAGATAAGGCATGTATCTGGTTTATGGTAGTTGAGTCTACCGTAGCCTGGGAGGATAGCTCGGTTGCAGTCAGGACATGGACTTGACCTATTGTGCTTGTGTCTACTGTAGCTGTTCCAGATAGAAGATCGTTAGCCACCAAAGCCACAATCTGAACTAGTGCAGGTTGATCTACCCCAGGTCCTACTGAAATCAGATCAGAGGATGTCAGTATATGCGTCTGACCAATCGTAGACGTATCAACCGTTGGCGTTCCAGACAATAAGTCACTAGCTACAAGATTGTCTTCACCTTCTGTAGACAAAGAAGGTTGGTCTGTTGTTGGTGCTCCGGCTGTAACTTCGCTGGATGTCAGTACATGGGTTTGCCCAATAGTGCTGGTGTCAAGCGTTGGTGTCCCGGAAGTGACATCATTGGCTGTCAGGTTGTCGGTTGCCTCTGAAACCGTAGGTGCGTCTAATGTTGGAGTGCCAGATGTAACATCAGAAGCAGTTAATACATGCACCTGTCCAATCGTAGGTACATCAATGGTTGCTTGACTATAAACATCAACAGCACTAAGATTATGAATTTCTGTAACTGTTGGAGCATCAAGCGTTGGTGTACCCGAAGTTACATCATTAGCTGTTAGAGCATGTTGTCCTTCGGCAAGAGTTGGAGCATCATAGGTTGGGGCACCGCTAGTAATATCAGTAGCTACTAATACCTGGGTTTGTCCAACCGTAGGTGTATCTAAAGTAGGTAGGCCACTAGTAGTATCCGTTGATACAAGCACATGAGTTTGCCCAATAGTTGGTGTATCAACAGTAGGTGTTCCACTAGTTACTTCTGTAGCCGTTAATGGATGCGTCTGCCCCACAATAGGAGTATCTAATGTTGGGGTACCGGACGTGATCTCAGATGCGGATAGGGCATGCTCTTGACCAATAGTTGGCTGGTCAATAGTCACTTGACTTGTGAGATCGTTTATAGATAAAGTATGTACCTGCCCAATAGTTGGTGCATCTATCGTAGGTACTCCACTAGTGACATCACTGGTAGTAAGCGTATGCGTCTGGCCTAGAGTCGGGCTGTCTGCTGTTGGGGTGCTAGAAGTCAACGCTGATGCTGTAAGGATGTGTGTTTGCCCAATCGTTGCGGTATCAGTTGTTGGTACCCCGATGGTAACATCAGACGCTGTAAGGACGTGGGACTGCCCTATAGTTGGCGTATCCGTGGCTGGTACACCACTGGTATTATCGGAAGCAGTCAGGACATGGGTCTGCCCTACAGTTGGAGTATCCGCTGTTGGGGTACCACTTGTAATATCAGCCCCGGTAAGATGGTCAACAGTTCCCGATCCCTGTGGGATGGAGAACATTACCCAGGTAACAACAGCATAAGTATTTTCTGTAAGTGTAGACGTATCTGTGGTTGGCGTACCAGAAGTACTCTCAGAAGCAGTGAGAACATGGGTCTGCCCAATTGTGGAAGTATCTAGGGTTGGTGCACCTGATGTTATTTCAGACGCAGTTAGATGTACCACCTCTGCAATAGTTGGAGCATCCATCGTTGGCACTGCATTGGTAAGCTCAGATGAAGTCAAAATATGGGTTTGACCAATGGTACTTGTGTCAAGAGTAGGTGTTCCACTCGTAACATCTGAAGCTGTTAGGCTATCTTCGGTTGATGCTATTATTGGGAAGCAAACAGCCCCACATACCCACGAATCTGTCTGTGCTGTACTAAAGGTTGTAGTTAACGATCCACTAGCTGTGTCTGTTGCGTAAGCTGACGCCGTTTGGTATGATCCACGATCCGTTGCATCTAGGGTTGTCTGCCCGGTTACCCCACTCCATGTATTAACTCCAGCACCAGAGTTTGCCTCAGACACCATTGCCGCAAGCACATGACCGCCATCTGCGGTAGGAGAGATGGTGGCTTCTGGGGCTGAACTTGTTCCTGTTCCTACAGTGTATCCATCTGTGATGGCTGTTGTATCCATCCCGGACATGTCAAGAGCCGAGATTGTTACTACCGTACTAGAAGACGTGGTTACTCGAAGAGTTTGGCTGGCACCTGCTGTTGGGTTTAGGTACCTATACACATATATATAGTTATTGCCATTATTACCCGATGTAACCAGGGTCAAGGTTTCATCATTTCCACCAGGGTCAAGCACTACTGATGATAACAAATCTCCGTCTCCATAAAGACAGATTACTGCACCCAAAATACGATCACTATTAGATGAGATCGTGATCGTTGCATCATGCTGTGTAGTGCCCGATGAGTATTGGAAAGCGGTATTATCTATAGCCATTAGACTACATCAGCCTCAATTCGTATTCGCAGGTTAGCATAGTTAGTAATGCTGTCCGCCTCGGCTCCAGACAAGGTATAAGAACCTCCAACCACAGAAGCACCAATATCGTTATGGCTCCAGGTTGCACGTTGGGTAACCCCTTCCATCAGGTAGAATGTAAGATTAACTGTGCTAGAACCAACTTTATAATAGCGGTAGTAAATAATATGGTCTGTAGAAGACTCCGGGTCATCACCGGGATCAAATGCCATTTCACATTGATCATTCGATGGGTTATTCCCACTGCGAATATAGTCTCCATCTACCGCAGGGTTTTCGTCAACCATGGCGTACAGGTCTACTCCAGTTGATGGGGTCCAGTTACCATCGGAAATATCAGATGCGGGTGAAAGCTGTTGTGGCTCTGTTAAAGTAGGAGCATCAAGAGTAGGTGTACCTGACGTTACTTCGGTAGCTGATAATACGTGTGTCTGTCCTATGGTAGGCGTATCGGTGGTAGGAGCTCCTGCTGTAACATCCGCAGAAGTTAAGGCGTGAGTTTGCCCAATCGTTGTAGTATCAACTATAGGTGTACCACTGGTCACATCGGATGCGGTTAAGGCATCAGCCCCACCTAAATCACCAGCCTCCCAATCATCGGCACGAGCGGTGGTGCTGTCACCATATGCATACATGCCCCCGTTGCCAGAAGATAAACCGGAATCTGTTTGCGCCCCTGGTGTGCCAGTAGTACTACCATCAATCGTAGGGGTAATTGTAGTGCCGCTGACTTCGATACGAAACACTTCACTAACGGCGGCAGTATGGCTTGCAGAACTGCCAAGCTGTGTTGGTGTAGATGCGGCATACCTCAATAAATAGTTGGTGTTGTTTAGCGTAACAAAAGTATAACAGCTTAAATTCGTCAAGCATCTTACGGCTGGACCAAAACTAACTGATGCAGATAAACCCGAAACAGATGCTAAAACAAATTGTGCATACTGATCGTTGTCAAATGTATCCGCATTCCAATATGGAAATTGTGGGATACTGGCCGCATCGGGTGCAACGGCATTGCTCTGAATATCAGGATCATAAGAACCTTGCTTAGACCAGCTAGTACCATGACTAGTTAGCTGTACTCCATCCGTATCAGTAAATGAATCGGTAGCCGGAAGTGCCATACTAGAACTCCAAACCCATTAAATAAAAAGGTTGATCTGCCCAATAGTTTCCTGCTGTTTTTACCAAAGATCGAAACTTTACATTAGGCAAAATAATTCCAGGATCATATCCGAAGGACTCAACTGTGGCATCAAACCATGCTTTTTCATAGTCAAGCAAGTCTCTATATGAGTCATCAAGTGCCACATTATCGAAGATTGATCTGTTTATACCTGACACAACAGAGAAAATAAGCACAGTTTCAGGAGTACCATTATTCCATCCAGGTAGTGTCAAGGCAGAATCCATATAAACATTCGCTGTGTCTGCGGTAGCATTTCCGATATGCCCTAAATGTGGTTGTAATGCATCATCTAATACAATTACTGACATGCCAATGGTAGCGTAAGCATCAAAGCCCGCATCTAGTGCGGTAATCGATGTGTCCGCTACTGTAAATATACTACTCTGAATAAGAGGAAAAGATATTGCTATACCACTGTATCTTTGGTTAAACTGAAACATTCCTGCTGTCTGTCGTAGGAGTTCACGATAGGTTGTGGAAGGGGTTAACCAATCTGTTGGAATATGTAATCCTTCAAAAAACGCATCGATTGTTGGATCGCTTATTGGGTCATCAAGACTTTCAGGAAAAGAGTATACGTCAGTATTCAAAATTAAAGCATCATGGTCTGTTTGCAATATATCTGCTAGTAGTAGCATAGTAGGAAGGAACCCATAATCCATGGCACCCCACTGACATACAATGCCATCTGTGTTCATTATCCAATTAAAATATTTTGGACCTCGCCACCCATTAATGGTCTCAACAGGAATAAGGTAAAAGCGTAACATGATTGTCTCCTTCTTTAGGTGCTATAGGCTACAATCGGTGCATAAAACAAAAAAGCCCCGCAAATGCGGGGCCATTATCTCCACTAAGACTTTAGATATTCGGGTTGTCTTGTCTCCATTTTACTGTTAGCTGAGCCATCCTGGTAAACACTCTGTAGTTCAGCTTCGCTCCTTCCAGAGCATTGTGGATTTCTGGTTCAGGCTCTACATTCAACGCTAGTGCCAACCCTTTACCATTCTTTCCTTTACGGCTTCGAGAGCCGTTGATGAATGGAACAATGAACTTACTTTCAGCTACGGAGTATAAGTCGATGTTGTCAAACACACGACCACCATCAGGCACCCAACCGTATCGCTTGATAATCTGTGGAGCCTCAGCTTCCATAAAGGCAAGGTCAAATCCTGGGTTCTGACCAACATACTGCCATCTGGTTGCATTTACTTTAAGCTCCTTTAACCACTTTTCAAACTTTCCCCAAGCTTCATCAACAGGGATACCCTCCTTACGAAGAGCTTCCTCCGTCCATCCGTTTACTTCCAAGGCTTTAGGACTAGCCTTAGCCATCAACTCATCAGACGGCATAATAACACAATAGAACTCGTCCAGTACTTCCCCATCAAGTCCCATTGCAACCGCACCAATTGATAATGTACAGGCGTCTGGAATATGATGCTGTAATCCAGAAGTCTCAAGGTCCACAAACAACACATGCTTAGTGAACGCACAGTCGCTTAGTGCGGGTAGTACGCTTTCATCGATTGTATTCATATTCACCTCGGTGAGTAGTATACCATACTACAGTAATTATGTCAAGGCTGTAAACTCAATTAGCTGTGCGTGTGATCCATGTATGATTGCAATATTTGACCCCTTCAACCCCTCGACAAGGGCATCTACTTGTTCATTGGTTAATACATCTTGAATAACTAACATATAGTTTTTCTTTGGGTCAAGCTCCATCAGGGATGGTTGTCCAATCAATTGGAATACTTCACCTGCAAATTCAGGATCAGTCTTCAAGGCTTTACGCAGTAGTTGTTTGATCATAGTGGAGTAATTATATCATAGTTATCTTTGTATGTCAAGGTTTTCCACAAATTAGATCATAAGACACAAAGTGTATGCAATATTGTTTGGTCCCCTTGACAATTGAACCGCTTTGGGTTATACTTATTGGCATGACTCCTCCCCACGTTTCTGCATATACAATGTTGGGCTTTAAAACACTGCCTATTACCTACGGTAAGAAAGCATCTCCACCTCCTGAATGGACTCACACAGATAGTGAAACGCTGTGGGCTGATGCTCCCCGCCGATGTAATACCGCATTACAAGCCGGATATAATAATATGTTCCTTCTTGACCCGGACACAGACGTGGGTCAAAAGCATGTTGAGTCTTACTTATCTGCGCTAGGCATAAACCCCTGGCGCATTATTACATGGCGTGGATATACCCACTTTTGGTTGAAGACGGAAGTACCTACTAACACACAATGGAATGGTAAACTGAAAGATGGTATGGGAGATTGGCGTGGTAAAAATGGGTATGGGCTTGCCGCCCCATCATACGTTCGCATAGGTAACCAATCGGGGGTATATACTCTCCCTGGTAACAACCCACTAGAAGTACCCTTTGTTCAATGGTCTGATATCCTTCCATTGTTACAACTTGGCAAAAGTGTAAATATAGACCCTGAGTTATTGACACTTCCAGTCCAAACTGTACGTAGATCAGTTCCTCGTTGGGCTTATGATGTTGTTAAGATTGTGAATGATATGGACGCTCCGGGAGATATAAAGCTTGGTCACCGCTCATGGTACTCCCGATCTGAGGCCGTCTTTAGTGTAATCATGTCTGGCCTTTTAAGTGGTCGTTCCTTTCGAGAAGTACAACATTGGTTTAGTGATTATCGAACTGAAAGCTGGTGGAAGGCATCTACTGCCAAAGCAATTGCGTACATGCGTGACGAAGCCGAACGTCCAGTGTTAGAAGAGATGTATAACTCCGCCTTTAAACTGCCGTTAAAAGATGAGCGGGTACTGCGTGCTATGATTGCAATCTTATGGTACGTTGGGGACCTGGAAGGATGTGTTGCCAATCGTGATCTGCAATTATTGGTTGCTCGTGGTCGTCATTCGGTATCATCCTCAGTAAGTCGGCTTATCAAACAAGGTTACGTTGAGTTAGTAGAGGAGTCAGAAGGTGCCAAAGCTTCCAAATACAGAATTAATCCAGATGTTGAACGATCCAAACGTACAGAAACTATTCTTGACCGAGTACATCATGAAGCATTCCGTCATGGTGGCATCCCTGCTTCCGCTGTCACGGTCTTACAGTCCTTATCCCAACCACGAACGGTCAACGAACTGGTTCAAACAACAGACCTTAGTCAATCCGCAGTCTACTCTGCCCTCCACACCCTTAAGGACCTCGATCTTGCCGTCAAGAGCGGAAAGCATTGGGCTAAAAATGGTACGACAGTGGATCAGCTTAACTCCACGTTGGATACCACTACGTCGCACGCAAAGCGGAAGCATAGAATAATTGAGGAACGAAGCAGGTACTACCGTAACAGAGGGACAGCTTGACAATGCCTAAGTAACCCTGTTATAATTAGAGTATCTTTATCTAATTAGGGTACTTAATGACAAATACATCACTAACGGCTCCAGGTATTCTACCAGTAGATCAAGACCTGATTGAAGACATTACGGATATCGCAAAAAGGTTGCCCGTCATCGAACGGGCTGTTTTGTCTCTCATAATGATGGACTATAGTCAGGTTGAAATAGCACACCTCTTTCATGTGCGGAAGAATAAGATAAGCACCATAAAGATTAGTGCTAGGAATCATGTACTGGAGAAGTTTAATGAGTCAATATAAGCATATGTGTACAGCAGGGTGTGGGAAAGTAATCACTTGGAGATTCGCAATCTGTTCTGACTGCGAAAAGATTTATGGAAACCGGGCAACTGGCTGGCCTGATTGGTTGCGTGAACGGTGGAACATGACACAGCGTGAAAGGCGTCAACATAAGCGGGTTGTTATGCATGAGGTTGAAGCCGGGATCAATGACGAGGTGTTCCATGTTGCCTAATAACGAAGAAAATGCTCTTGCTATTCCTGACGAGCTAGATTGGTCTGAGCTTATTGATGAGGTGGCAGACCTTGTTGATATGGGGGACCTCCCGTCAAAGGCCCTGGAAGCGGTACCTTACTTAATGGCAGGATTGCCTAAAGCAGAAGTTGCTCGCATAGTGCATGTAACCAGACCAACTATATCTAATTGGTTACGACAGTACCCCGCCATGCAGATAGCTGTTTCTCGTGGTAAGGAACTCGCCCAACAGTACCGTTTATCTATGCTTGAAGGTCAGTTCATCCAGGCACTCCGTGTATCTGAGCAGATTCTTGGTCTTGAAATGACAGGTAAGAAAGAAGTTATGGGAGAGGATGCTCCTGAAGAGGAGCAGGTAAACTCAAAACTTGTCACTGCCATGGGTCAACATGCCCGGTACATATTGGGGTTATTTGTATCATCCAAACATGATCTCACTATTACACATGAAGTAGGGGATAGTGTCCTTGAAGCTAAGAAGGATGCTTTAGATTACTTGGCGCATGTCATGTCTTCTCCAGAAGGAGATGAACCAATTGATGTGACGTACCGGGTGATCGATGCAAATGTGCACAACGAAGGGCCTATGCTGAAAGCAAATGGAGAACCAAACTTTGGTACGCTTGGGGAGTTTGTTACTGATCCAGAGATAGGAACACAATGTCATGATTGTGGACAGTTTTACCAATCGCTATCGTCCCATATTCGTAAAGCGATGAACATATCGATCTCTGCTTATGAAACAGTTTATGGTCTTGAACCAGGAAGTGTATCGAGGGTCTCACCCTAATGTCTAAACAAGTTGGTATGGATGAGCGCATGTCAGATGCGGCTCTCCGAGATATTTTATCCTATGGTATCCTGCATGTCCCTCTTGGTGATGCTAAAGAGTGGGAAGTAGATTCACGCAAGTGGATGGTAGACCTCTACAAGGTTATGAATCCATATTGGATTGAAAAGAAACCACTAGGTCAGCCGCACTCATTTGTGTGTACAAAATCTACCCAGGCAGGGGTAACTACTATGGCCTTGGTCCGTATGCTTCATTTCATGACGCATTGGACTGGGAAAGTTATGTATATGATGCCACGGCAAAAAGATGTCTTGGATATGGTAGGTACTCGCCTCGATCCTATCTTGGCAAGGTCACCTATGCTGAACAAGCTACGTGGTACCCCGGACAATATGCAGACAAAGCAGATCGGAAACAGCTTTGTTTATTTCCAGGAAGGAACGATGGAGCCTAGGTCTATTCCAGTTGATCTTCTTTTTGTGGATGAAGTAGATTTGACTGATCCGGCAAACATTGGTACAGCAACCAACCGTCTCGACGCTTCAAACTGGAAACTTCGATACTACCTGTCCACTCCTACAGTCAACAACTATGGTATTCATAAAATGTGGCTGTCTTCTGACATGCGCCACTGGCTTGTGCGATGCCCATCCTGTGGTAAGTGGCAGGACATCACCTGGGATGAGAATCTTCGTTACACAGGTGAGCCTTCTAAACCAGACCGAGTATGGTACGGTTGTAAATATTGTCAGGATGCTGAGATCACAGTACAGCATATGCAGACAGGTAAATGGGTTGCGGAGAAACCAGACCGTTCTTATGATACGGTAGGGTTTCACGTGCACCAAATGCTTACCACACCTGCGGATGTTCTATACCGACACTTCCGTGATCCTCTTGAAACCAACGTAGAGTTTCATCGTAAGCGACTGGGTATGCCGTTCGAAATCGGTGGTGGTAGTCTGGATGCTGACGAGGTTTATGCGGCTGGATACTTAGATGAAGAGTTTGAGCAGGAGCTTAGGTGGGATGGAAAAAGTCAATACTATATGGGTGTTGACCAAGGTAACCAGCTTCAGGTATTAATAGCAAAACTGGAACCTGGGTTAGAAATTCCTAAGATCATACACATTGAACTCGTTGAGTTGGATGAGGGGTTTGCGAGAATCGCACAGCTTATGAGGTACTTTCGTGTCCGCAAATGTGTGGTCGATGCCAATCCTAATCGTCACTCAGCTATTGATTTGGCTGTTGACTTTCCTGGTAGAGTTTATATTGCAGACTACAATGAGTCTGGTGTTCTATTCAGTGTTGCTAAGAAGAAGAAAGGTAAGAAGCAATACTTCCAGACTTTCATTGACCGTACCCTAGGATTTGATGAACTGTTCACCGACATACGTAATGGTCAGTGGAGTTTATTTGGTAGTTTAACCAGCATCCCCCAGGATGTCCGGTTGTTGGTTGACCAAGTTACTGCTTTGAAAAGGGACGTTGAAGAACGGCAGAAGGCAGGGATCAAAGTAGAGGTCCCAGTCTATCGTGCTGTTCGTGCTGATCACCTTGGGCATTCATGGTCATATCTGAACATTGCTAAGATGCTTGGTCAGAGTGCATCAGGAAAGATAAAGATTATTAAAGAGGAAGAAGACAAGGAAGAGCTTCCTGTTTTGGAGATGCCAGAAGATGACTACCGCACCATCATCTCTCATACGGCTGAAGTTAAGAAGGAAGAGATGGAAGCCTGGATATATAAGGGGGAGGAACCTTCGGTTGTGCTGGCACATAAGCTGACTTTCTTAAAAGCGTATGATGATGATATGATCCGTGACGCTCTATCATACTACCTCTTGACAAACGCATAGCAGTTGTGTTATAATACTCTGTGTAACCTCCTGTTGAAACGAGGGGCACTTGCCTGCGGTGCCATTGGTAGCCTCGCCGTTGTAGTCGGTAGCAGGTATTTAATATTTCCCCATGTTATTTAAAGTTATGACATTCGTAACTAATTGTAGTAAATGATACTATGAACGAAACTATGACTAACGAAGAGATTGAAAAGTATTTGCGTAATTCTGGTTGGAAGAAAAACTCTAACGGTTTATGGGTTGACCCTGATCGTGATACTATTCGAATGGGAATGCAGTCTGCTTTTTATTCACAGCTTCGTAGGTCAAAGAACAACATAAAAAGCAAAACGCACATAGAGAAGTAAATTCAATTGTAGAAATTCCACCCTTGACAACATTTAATTTCTTTGGTAAAATGTGAGCAGTTTGATAAACTACTATGTCATTAAGGAGAATCAATGAGTAAACCCCTAAGTAGTGTCAAGGATGAGAAAGCACGAACAAAGCTTGCTCTTCAGCGATATGCAAAAAACTCAAAGGGCTTAGGCTGGTTATCAGCCAGGGACTACCTTGTAAAGAAGGGAGCCTTGCCCAAGTAACTTATTGGTGCGGTCGGTTAATGGATAAACCAACGGACTCCAAACCCGTGACTGAAGGTTCGAATCCTTCTCGCACCGCAATGAGAGCGGCCTAGCTCTCAGAATACCTATAGGCCCCTTTTCTGGCGGGGTCAAGGCCAGTACCGTTTCTCCAGGTCTAAGGGAGACGCAGGTGTGCCTGCGTGAACAGCACTCGCCACTCCTTTCTAGGAGGAGTGGCAGTCATGCCCCGGTAGCTCAGGTGGTTAGAGCGGCATCCTGATAAGGTGCAGGTGGGTGGTTCGAGTCCACTCCGGGGTACTCTTGCTTCGAAGCAGTGAATGGGCAATGCCCTGTGGATACTGTACTCTGGTAGACAACCCGGAGCGTCTGGAATATGACGATAAGTACAGTCAGTTGGTCACCGAAGCGCAATGTGATAACGCCACCAAACCAGCTAACACGCTAGGGTAGGAAAATACTCGGTAGAGCGAGAGCGTGTAAACCTGACACCAACCGAGCCGCTCCGTCCAGGCGAAACCTGTCCCTGGTTATCAAAACTAAGTGAAAGCGGTTTAGCTGATCCACCATGCGTGGAAACAGTATCATCCTGGGCGTAGGATGCGGGTGTAACAGCACCGTCAAGAATAAGAGCATACGCCTATTTGTGTGAAAGCATACAGAGCGGAAGCACTATGTCGAGTAACACATTTGCTCCGTTAGCTCAGTTGGTTAGAGCGTTGCGTTGACATCGCAGAGGTCAGAAGTTCAAGTCTTCTACGGGGCACTTCTGAAAGGCCCACGTAACTCTGTCACCTGATGCATAAGGTGTGGTTGAAGAACAGTAGCAGAACATGGAGGCATAACTCAGTTGGTTAGAGTACCTTTCTTACAAAAAGGAAGCCGTTGGTTCGAGTCCAACTGTCTCCACAGCATAAAACTATTCTGATCGGAGCAAGAACATGTGGTTAGTTGCAGTTATTTCTATTACAGGCACCATCATTGTTATACGAAATGCTCTACACAACAAAATGAAACAGCCAAAGACAAAGTATCCAGCACTTGAGTACTTTGCTAACCTTATTGATTAAGGCGACATCGTCTAACTGGACCAGGACACTAGACCTTCAATCTAGGAAATAGGGGTTCGACTCCCCTTGTCGTCACCTAATACGCACTGGTATCTGGTACCTTCTCGGAGCTAATTACTCCAATGTTAGGACGGCCCTTTTTAGGGCGGCAGTTCCCCATAAGCGTGCGGCGGAGAAGACAAACAGATATAATGCCCCCATCTGCTAATTGGTCAGGCACCCCGCCTCTCAAGTGGGAAATCGGAGTTCGAGCCTCCGTGAGGGCACTATGTTAGAGCACGAAGCTAAAGGTCTTATCATAGACTTACTACATTACTACAGCATCAAAGGTATTATAACCGGGGTTATACTAATCGTAACTATGTCTCAATTGATATAGCCTGGGGTCGTATCGGACGGGTGTTCTAAGCCTGAAAACCGTAAAGGATGAAAATGAAGGTTCGAATCCTTCCGGCCTCGCAAAAGAAAAGCCACACAAATGTGTGGCTCTTTTTGTTAGAATGTGTGGCGTGGTCGGATTGGTGGCATACTCTCTAGGGTCCAGTCCGTATAATAGAAAGCAATGTTAAACCCAGGTGACGGTAGGTATTGAAGGGCTATCCACCCTCCAACGGTCCTAGCCCATATCCCGGTATGGCATGGGTAGTATTTATCAATAGTCACGGTCTTATACGGATCAAGAACATCAAGCTGACTCCCGTTTTCAACGTCAGGGAAACTTCTGACAGATAACCTTTCAACCGTAGTGACAGTACGTGGTACCGATGGGAGAAACTCGATCCGGTTTGTACAGTACTTATCTTTGAATGGTACCCAGGCGTCATCTGGAGCAATCAAAGGAAAATACACATCCTGTGCTATACCTGTTCTAGCTCCTGATGAGATGTTAACGTAGTATCCATCCCGGTGACCAGCCATAAAATGAACGATCCGAGTAGCCGCAGTCATATGGTTCACTTCAGTGGCATTTGGGGGGGTGTCTGTAGTTCGGAATGTATCCAATAAAACCCCTGTTCCTGTCCTTTCTAATATACGAACCACAGTACCAGAGGATACAATAAACTCCGGCTTAGGCATCTCCTCTTCTGGAAGATTCTCGATCTGCCAAGGATCAATCTGCTGTGTTGGGTCTCCGGCTTCATTGATCCAGCCAGCTTCTACCTTAAAGATAACGTTGACGGCATCCGGGTTGCCATCGGGGTCCATTGGCTCATGAGAGTTCAGGTCACGAACAAACAGCATCCACTCTTTTGATAACCTCCTACGTGGATGCTGAGTTGCATCGGCACCATCTTTTATTCTCAATGGTACCACTAGTGGATATGTATCTGCCTGTGCATGTCCCCCCCAAAAGTCATCCAGGGAACTTCTCATGACTGGCAGGTCTTCTCGGATCACTGCTAGATCAGAATCGTCTGGAAGATTCATAGATACATATGGTATGTCAGTTACTTTTTTTTTAAGTACCAGTCAGCCAACCAGCCTTCATATGCATTCCATTTGGCTTCGACCCAATAACCTCGACCCGCACTGTCCGCTATTGCGCTTCCTGGCTTTACAAGTACGGTTTGACCATATGGGATACCCACAACTACTGCTCCGGTTTCAGGAGCATCCCGCATGCGAAGGTTTGGGTCCGCAGTAATGATGTACTCTTCTGAATATGTAGGTGGTGGAGTTCCACCATCATGGGTATGAGTGGCAAGCTGTTCAGCTAACACGTCTAATGTTGCTTGTTGTTCATCAATTCTTTCTTTCAGTTCAAGATATTCTGCACTTGACATTTCGTCGTCTCCATTCTCTTCTGGTAAGTGCCACGCATCAAACTCTTCCTGAGTACCGTGGAACTCATTAAAATCTATACTAATGGAAGCCGCACCGTATGGCTTCCCACAGGCACCACATGTGGTACAATTGTCACATTTCTGGTGGATCAGGTATGTCTTACCTGCGTTATACCATTCTCGTGGGATCGATGGGGTATCTGTTCCGTAGTGAGCAATCCATAGGTCTCGCTCTGCGATCTCAGGCATCCAAGAAATGTTATCAGTCCATCCATAATAGGATGTGTATATACCAAATCGAATACCTGGGCACAACCGTTCCACTTCTTCCAGGAATGTACGCAACCACAAACGCCCCTGATCTTTCGTGTACCCTCGAAAGCCTGCGTTCTCAACGTCTAACCAGTGCCGGGTAATCTCTGTCGAGGATCGGTATATATCTTCTGGTAAAGCATTAATCTGAGCGGCCCAATATCGAGCAGATGCTATAGCAGAGTAGCGCATATCTGCAAAGTGGTAGGTACCATAGAATATTGCACGTGCTAATATCTGTAGGATATGATAAGCGTATCGGTAGTCTGCATAAATACCTTGGGATGCTTTTACAATCAGATGCTGACTATCTGATGTCTCATAGATGTCAAAGTTAAATAGCTTCGAGTCGTCATAGGTGCTCTGCCACTTACTTATGTCTATGATCCGCACAACTTGTGAAGTCAAAGTACGAATTACATTTAAAGCCTTGACAAGAAAATCCATTAGTGGTATACTCCTTTCACAGACTACAATCGGAGGTATGTATGCAAACAATATTCAAAGCGTTTAGCTGTTCTGGAGACTATGTATCGTCTTTGAGTCGGGAAGTGAACGAGTTCATAGATAGTTGTGAACGTTTGGGATACACTGTAGTGTCTCACTCAGAGCATCTTCGAGGATCAGGAGACAACTCATTAATCAAACCAACTTTTGTTGTTACTGTTTGGATGGAACGATAGTAAACGATTGTAGAAAGATACATTATTGCCGATGTGGTCTAATGGTTATGACGCCAACTTGGTAAGTTGGAGATTGAGAGTTCAATTCTCTCCTTCGGCTCACATGCCAGTGTACCTGTGCGGTCTTCGAAACCGTAAGCAGTAACGGAGGAAATGCAGGTTCGAATCCTGTCGCTGGCTCAAAACTGACCCTTGACAATACGTAAGCTTTATGATAAAATGTTCGTATAGATGAATGCCTGTGTAGTTCAAACGGATAGAACGTGCGTTTCCTAAACGCAAGGCTGGTGGCTCGAATCCACCCATGGGCACTGATTTCTGGAAACCGTTCGATTAAACGGAACCTCTGGACTTGCGCCTAGAATATTCGTGCAAGCAGGCGGGGCTGTCGTAAACCCTGACGAAGCGGATAACGGTAATGGACCGCAACGGGGCTGAACTGGAGGTCGCACCTCCGGTGGCCTATGCCCCCGTTCTTTAACATCAGTCGAATAACGAGGCGTTCGTACCTAGAGTACAACCACACCTACATCTGAGTTGATCACAGATGAGACCAGTGAGGTCGTGAGATTACCACGCCCCTGTAGCTCAGAGTCAGAGCATTTCCAGCTAGTATGTGCATAATGCACGGGCTGATCTCCGTGAGTAGTGCATGAAAACTGGAGAAGGTCGTAGGTTAGAATCCTACCAGGGGTAGCCACTGGTGTAGACTACTGACATAAGCTTATTTATCATTGCGGAGTGGAGAAGTGGCATCTCGTTAGCCCCATAAGCTAAAGGTCCCAGGTTCGAGTCCTGGCTCCGCTACTAGGTTCTCTTGTACCTTCTTACAAGAGTGGTGGTTGTCGCATACACGACCCGCAGGCTGAGGAAACTGCGTTATCATATCCTCCAGGAGTGAATGTCAGGTTGCACACTCCTTGACAAAAACTATCCTGACCCCTGGATACCTTGATAGTGGCGAAGGTTAAACTATCTGGCACCCCTGGTGTGAAGGCAGTTTACCGGAATCGGGTTCTGCTGTATCAAAAACTCGATACATGCCGATATGGAGTAGCGGTCAACTCGTCACCCTCATAAGGTGAAACCCCTGGTTCAAATCCAGGTGTCGGCACACGGTCACGGATGACCTATGACAGTTTGCGGTCTGCCCTAACAAAACCGCTCAACTTTACCAATGGCAGAGTTGGCAGGTCTCTGTCGATATAAGTTAAACTGCTCCCTACAGAGACCGTATGGTTGGCTATCATGAAACCAATGATACGCAGTAGGGTTACTAGCCGATGTAGCTCAATGGTGGAGCAGGCCCCTTGTAAGGGCAAGGTTAAGAGTTCAAGTCTCTTCTTCGGCTCCTGGGTACAGTTTTAGCAGGTTTCGATGCCGTAGTGTACACATGGTGAGATACACCCAACAGAAACCAGCCGTTTTTATGACCACTCTTTACGGAAAAAATGATGTGGGACCCTGCATGGGGTATAGACTAGTGGAAGGACGCCGGAGAGTTCCGGGGACATGGGTTCGAATCCTGTTGCCCAACATGCAGTTATGCCGAAATAGTTTCAGCGGTCAGAACGTCCGCTTCGTAAGCGGTAGGCGTCAGTTCGAATCTGACTTTCGGCTCAGAAGTTCACAATTTATTCTTGTGCTTGAGACACACGAGATAGGAGGATGTGAACGTGAAGAACGAGATTAAGCGAATTACGATCTATGTAGTTGTTTGTATTATCGTTTTAAGTGTGTTGGTGTGCGTAGCACCAGAGGTGTTTTAGTGAAGCGGATTGTGATCCTTGAAGTAGATGATTGGCAAGGTATGTATGACAACGGAGAACTTGTGGACGAAGGTCATACACTTGCAGAAGGTGACCTGCTATACATGCTAAAGGAATCCGAAAAGCGTGGGTTCACTACAAAGGATGTAGAAATCCACTGGTTGACTTCTGACGGTGAACGCTGGATGAACGATATCGGTAGGTTTCCAGGACTACTTTCGGAAGTGCCTGCACAGTTCATTCCCGGCACAGCAGATTAAAAAGAAGAGAAGTACAAGTATAGGTGTCATACCTATACTGTACCTTAAAAAGTGATTGAAGTCAATTGGGTGAATAACCCATTTGCATATGGGCGGCAGGTGTTGGTGAGTGACACGCTGGTCCTGCAAACCAGAGTACAGGGTTTGACTCCCTGGCTGTCCACTATATGGGTCTGTAGCTCAACGGTTAGAGCAACTCCCTCTTAAGGAGAAGGTTGGTGGTTCAAATCCACTCAGGCTCACACGAGGCATCCGGCATTGGTTAGCCGGGAAACGCACGTATGACCGTAACCCTTCACAGGTACGTAGAAGCGTATTCTAGTGTGATAAAAATGATGACTGCGTGACTAGGCAGAGGTACTGTCCGGGCAGATGTAAGACTGCACTAAACAACTGGTCTGAGCGAAAGTCCGAGGACGCAAACGGGCGTGGAAGGAAAAACCGTATAGCTGTGCTTTGCAACCACAGTGAGTGGGAAACCACCTAGCCTTTACGGTTACGGACAATCACTGTCGGGAATACGATGCTCGTATTAGCCCGATGGAGGATCGAGCATAGTTGTGTGCCTGTCCTGGAGCACTTAATCCAGGCATATCCTCCCATGGTCTAACGGAAATGATAGCTGACTGTCGATCAGCAGGCCGGGGTTCGACTCCCCGTGGGAGGGCTAGACCCTTTACCGCTGATGAAATTCACCGAAATACATGTTAAGTAGGTGTGCGTAGTTCCCGGTACCGTTGAAGCAGATCACTTTAATGGGTGGTAGCAGACCACATTGGTCTTACAAAATTATTGCCCCACTTATGTGGGGCTTTTTCTATTGACAAGTAATGCTTGTTGTGGTATACTTTAGTGGTGGAGGTAACATGACAAATTTATTCATCCCTAAAAAATTGATGGTTGGTTTTCAAAAACGAGGAGGAACCTACAATGGTCGCCTTGCATACGTCATCTACTATGATGAGAGGGGCAAGCTTCGTAAGGAAAAATCTTGGCAAAGCTGGCGGCACGATGATATTGAACCAGTAGAGATGGAGAACATGCCTTTCGAAGGGTTTGTTTTAAATAAAAAAGCCGGGGGATACACCTCACATTGGAACACACGTAAGACGTACTCACGTGTGTACGACCCTCGTGGTGGCGGTTTTGAGTTCGAGATTGACATCACCAACCTATTGTTTATCCTTGAGCACTTAGGGAGCCAGCCTGGGAAAGCAATCCAGGGAGAACTGGTTTACGCATGGAATGGAACAGAGCTTGTTCTGTTGCCAACCAACTCGTTGGACTACCAGGAAGCACAGGATATTAGTAAGAAGATGCTTGCTGACAAAGCTCTAGTTAAGGCAGATATGATTGAAGGTGCTCGGTACCTTATGAAAGACGGTGAGATTGCAACCTTCATGTGTCATGCTAACCGATATGCAGGACCCTATACATCCTATAAGCGTGATGAAGGGGAATCAATGGGAAAATATTATTGGTTCTGTCTGCCAAGTGGTAACTTCAGTTATGTTAAATCATTACGTGGTAACATCATAGAACGAGTAGGATCAGATATCGATCAAGAATACCCGTTTAAGATGGACGCCCTTGAGACCAACGACGAGTTCTGTCCTAAGAGCTTGGATGACTTTGAGTATATTAAGCTAAATAAACCAGGATACTGGGATAAAATCTACTTAGTTCCACGAGAAGAAGAGCGTGAACCAGATATTGATGATCGTGTTTCTTGGAAGAGTGGGTGGGGCTACTCGTCATACTCACAAATAACGTTTACCTATCGACATCACACATACAAAATGGTGCAAGATGAACTTAAACGGAAGTTCAAACTGTACAAAAGAGTAGCCAAACTGCAAAATGGAAGATCAAATAAAGGACGGTATATACCAAATGAAAACAGACAGCAAAGTATTATCTCTTAAAAAGATTGTTGAGGAGAAGAAGGCAAACCTAAAGAAGGTCAGCTTCCAACCACGAACAAACTGTAGCATCAAATGGGTGGGTCAGTCCGTCAACCTGCACGTAGCAACCATGCCGGAATTGGTAGTTACCTTGGGATTATTGCAGTCCGTTGTTAACGCTACCCCGGTGGAGTTACACTCTTACCTGCTTCTTGGTTCGTTTACCTTCCAGGAATACCTGGAGGATATCCGCTCTAAGATAGCAGTCCTGGAGTATCAAGCAGACCTTGCTGAACTCAGACGATACCAGACAAAACTAGATGAGCTACTCTCGTCTGAAGCTAAGGTGGACCTAGAGCTTCAAGAACTAGAAGAGTTGATCAAAGGGTAATAGTTAAGCCCCGTAGTACGGGGCTTTTTATTTAAAACAGCCTTGACATAAAACCGTTGGTATGATATTATTGTACACATGAACAAGCTCTATTATGGAGGATCAGGTCTTCCAATTGAACCACGTGAAGTTAAATCTGTCTGTCGAGAATATAATATCCAAACCACAGATGGTATGAGTCTATGCTTGGTTCTTGACTGGGACGGCCCATTTATGCAAGTGATGTATGTCAACGGAGAAGTGGAAGTTGTTGATCGTCGCTTCATGGGATGGGAGCGTCCACTACTACCAAATGGTAAACCAGACTGGAATGCTAATCGCCCATCACAAACACACTTCTATAAGACGATCCTCTCGAACCTTTATGGTCCAGTTTGCATGGCATGTGGTGTACCTGTCCAAATGAACGAAGATGGTATTACGGATAACCTAACCATCGACCATGTAATCCCTAGAGCAGAGAATGGCTGGTCTAGTCTTGATAACCTACAGCTTCTATGCAAGACGTGTAATGTTAAAAAGTCGGACTCCTATATTGATTATCGTCTTATGACCCCATCAGAAATCTTCTGGCTTTGGGCTGACCGATATGACAAACGAGTTAACGGGTGATTGTAGAAAGGTACAATGAACATGTTATGTGGATTCCCCTTCGGTTATAGCTCACATTCTGGTCTCAATCAGAGTGTACTTAATGTTGGGTAGTCGATAACGTCTAGCAGGCAATCCTAAAGGACTACCCGGAAAAGGTGGTCCTTTTTTTATTGTATATTTTTCCAGTAATTAACCCATAAGACACAAGGTTTATATATAGAAGCCTATGGGTGAGATAGCGGAAAAATTCCCCCTTGACAACTAGCTTGACCTGTAGTAGAATAGGGACAGTCGGAACTTTAATAATCGAATAGCTTCAAACTAACAATCAACATGTGTGCAGAATGTACGCTCTAATGTATACAAACTGCACACATTCATGGTGCGTCTGGTCCTGGGAGAGATCAAGTGGCTGTAACCCACCCGCCAACGGCTGAGTAGGTTCGAATCCTACACGCACCACTATGGGCCTGCCCTGGCTTCGATTGTTGTCAGTATGCTTCGGTTTCTATCATAAAACATAATTGCAAACGAACCAACGTTAGCAGACGCTCTGTTCAGCGGCGTCCAATCCCTAGCTGAACAACTGTTTTCTGCGCCCGTAGCAGTTGCGGCCTAATAGCAACTCTTGGTGGAGTCACCCTAGCCGTTATCCCCAGGTGACAAACTCTACTCAGTGAGTGACTGAGAATGATAGTAACAAACCAACAGTGAAATCAGCAAGACATCGGTTCAATTCCGATCAGGTCCACTTCGCCACGCAGGGGCGACTAAAAATACCTGACACATGACCTTGGTATGTCAGAAACTACCCATTATTAGATGGCTTTAAAAAGGGCTGGCCTGCTAAACCAGTTACCGAGGAATAAAGTGGAGTAGCTAACCATATAATACTTGGTCGAAATCTAACAAAGGCGGCGAGTCGCCGTCCACTGGATGCAAACGCAGTAACGGATAGGACAGTGCTTTGTAAAGATGCACCCCGGATCATGTAACCGGGATAATGCCCACTTGGTGGAATTGGTATACACAACAGCCTTAGAAACTGTCGCCTTCGGGATTAGAGGTTCGACTCCTCTAGTGGGCACTTGATGTCGTCACACGGTATTAGCCCTGTGCGTGGAAAAGCATCAACAAAGGGAAGAAGCCTGTTCAATAGTATCCGTTTCCACGATGCTGAACAGGGGGGTGCAAGCGGTTCCCCACGGTAGCTGACAAGCTAGGCTACCCTACTATACGGGAATGGTCTAAAGGTAAGGCACTCGGTTTGGGACCGAGACGATGGAGGTTCGAATCCTCTTTCCCGTACAACACGGTGACGTGGTAACTATAGATGCCACGGTGATCGGTTGGCTAAGACTTGATCACTTTGACTGTGGAGCGCATGGCGGAATTGGCATACGCATCGAGGGGACCCGTCCAGGTTCGAGTCCTGGTGCGCTCACATGTGTCGTCATTCCTGGTGGTATGACCGATCCAGGTATGCAGTAGCGAAGGCGCAGATAACGGTTCAGACCCTGCGTAGATAGGTGGTGTGAGTCCACCCGGCATAAGATATGCCTCATTGCTGGAATTGGCATACAGGCTCGGCTAAGAACCGAGTGTCGTAACAGACGTATAGGTTCGACTCCTATATGGGGCACACTGAGTTTCATCAGTTCTCAGGCAACAAAGACTGAAGTGGTCCAGCCATGACTGCCTATCGACGGGTAGGTGTACGTTACAGCACACAGCATCGACGGATGGTGTGGGATTACGTTCGGACAGTGGTGTAATTGGAAGCATGCCAGATGTGGTAGGAAAGGTTCGAGTCCTTCTGTCTGAATTTATAGCGGAGTGGGGAAGCCCGGAGTTCCCGCCTGCCTTGGACGCAGGAGATCGCTGGTTCAAATCCAGTTTCCGCTACTTATGGAGACGTAGCTCAGTGGTAGAGCGACGGTCTGAAGAGCCGTGCGTCGGTGGTTCGATCCCACTCGTCTCCACTAACCTCTTGGAAAGTTGGCTTAAAAGCAGTCATCTTTTAAAGAGTGACGCCTGTGTCGTGCCTTTGAGTCTTTGGCGTAATAGCACACCAGAGGTTAAGTGGAAGAGAGGTAGAAATGGAATCAATAGAGTTTGAGACTAACCCCGATGGTGGGGTTAACCTATATGTTAACGACGTATTCATCTCCCCTAAGCGATCACAGAAAGTATGGAACCATAGCCCCGATGGATTTAACATTGGGTACCATGGTTCTGGTCCTGCACAAACAGCTTTGGCTATCTTAATGTGCTTTACCATCGACAATAACGATCTGGCTGTTCGATTGCATCAGGACTTCAAGCGGGAGTTTGTTGCTAACTGGGAAGTTGGTACGGTTTATTATGTTGATGTTGACAAGTGGATCGAGGAGCACAAATGAAAGTATGGGTTGTAACTGCTGAATCAGAATCTGGCGATGACTATGGCCCGGTTGTTTATACTGAAGAGCCAGCACCGCAAGTACTGAAGCACCTTGCCCAATCCTGGGATTACGACGACGGTGATGGCCCTGGTGACTATGGGTCGTATGTATACCTTGTTACAACGGCTGTGCGAGTTATCGAGTTATGCCCCGGATGTGGACATCTACCCCACAAAGATATCTGTCCATCAGGATGTGCCTGTGAATATGTGGGATACACGGAGTAGCAAGCAGATTGGCTGACTGCACCCGGCTTGAACCCGGACGAGCCTAACGGCCTTGGGAGTTCGAATCTCTCCTGCTCCGCCTTTGGGGTGTAGCTGACATGGTGTCTAACGGGCTTCGAACACCCGGCCTACCGAAAGGTAGATGGTTCGAGTCCATTACGCCCCGCTAATGTGATAAATGTAGTTCCTAATGGAGAGTGCCTGGGTTGGCTCCCTAACTGCGTTGGAAGCGCAGGGTGTCTCAGTTGAGACAGAAGTTCGATGCTTCCATTCTCCGCCTAAATGTCCCGCTTAGGGACACCTGGAGAGGTGTAACTTATGTCCCATGAAATGTCCCTGAAACATATATATCCTACTGGTGCTGAACTATGGGAGTGCAACGAGTGTAGTAGAATGTTCGTCCTCACATGGCCCCCAAACTACCGAAAGATTGTTCTTGATCGTGGTGAGTTTGACATTGAACATACAGGAGTCAAGGGTGGTATGCAGATTAAGCCACCAGATGTGATCCAGCAGGATCGGTACTTGGACATTTGGGAGGAAGGACTGAAAGGTTTGTTTGATGAGTGAAGATATCAACGAGTATATACTCACATACTCATTTGGAGTTGAACCCATTGGTGTAATCAAAGCCAACCAGAAAGTTATTGATATGCTCCTTAGTGGGGAAGCTGAATTGGCTGGAGCTTATAAGGTAGATGGAGAGCACATGGAGCTTATTAGTGTCAGTGTTGTTCCATTACCTTTGATGAAAAGAACTACTTACTTAGAAGAATAATATTCTCCCTTAGCTCAGTGGCAGAGCGGCGTGCTGTTAACTCGACGGTCCCTGGTTCGATCCCAGGAGGGAGAGCTAAGTCCACTGCATCGAGGGCATAGTAGGATGACGTTGCGAGGACGCACCCTAGACCCCTTCCGAATTGAGTGACCTGGACAGTGGACCTACTTTTGATTGATGAAGGAGATTACAATGTACTTTATCTTTAATCTAAAAGCAACTAGTGGTACTGCACACTATATTAAATGTGAAACCAGACAGGACCTTGAAGATCAGGTTGAATGGGCAATGAATCGAGAAGTTGCCTTCTTTGTTTCCCCTGATCTTGAAACCGTTCGCAGGGTTGCGGGTGTTGAATTAGAAGAGTTTTAGATTGACCAGAGAACTCGTCGCTGTACGGCAGTGCCGTATAGAGGAACTTCAGGACTCCACTGCTAGAGGAAGGAGGCTAACGCCGATTGCACTTCCGAGGGAGCAAGCCAAACAGACCTAGCTGGAAAGCAGGGCAATGATGGTCGGGTTGGTGCATAGGTAGATGACGAGATAGAACAGAATCCTGGGTAAGCTCAGTCAATCTTTCACTGACATGTGGTATAATGGTATTATGTCCGGCTGTTAACCGGAACGATGTAGGTTCGAATCCTACCGTGTCAGCCTTTAGGAGGAACCATGGCGAAAGATCGAAACATCAGAAAGAAGACCCGCTTCAACCCATACAAGAGTTGGGAAGGCGACTGTGAGAGCTTCTCAGATGCTAGTCGTCGCCAGTTTGCCGAAGAACAAGTGGACCCCCCACGCAATAGACATATTAGAAAAAAGAAGAAACTGATCTTCATTATGGCTACAGCCTATGGTACCCCAAAGTGGTACATGCCAAAGGGTGCCTGGAGAATAGGCAAGTATGAGAAGATGCGGGATGCTGAAAAGGCTCTGGAGACCATGCAGAATAAACGCTGGCCTGGAGACTTCTACGAATTGAGAATCGAAGACAGGAGACCTGAGAGTGAAAAGACTGCGTAGCTTTTTAATTGGGATTGTAATCGGGCTGATCGTTGTGTATCTACTTTCATCCTGTAAGCCAGAAGAAGAGATCAAATCTATCCCACAGACTCTACCAAGGCAGTACCAAGTAATCCTTCCATTAGCGATGAAGAATTATAGAGTTCCTACTATCGTTGCTGTTGAAGCAGAGACTCCTGCTGATCCCAATCAATACCTATGGATGGGGGATATTCTAAAAGTGTCATGTGGTGCTGAGAATACTGAACGGTATGGTATGTCGTACTGTACTGACAAGGTTAAAGGGTTCCCGGATGGAACACACATCTGGTTACAGTTAAAGCAGGGACACTCCTGGTGGGTTACTCCAGCATGTAGACCTATACCAGAGAAGTATTGGGATGCCTGGGTTGAGCAGTTTGCTCTTGTTGTGATCCAGGAAATGGAAGACATTCTTGGTCCAGATGCAGTTTGGTATCTGTCGTATACAAATGAACCAGATACTTCTTTTGCAGGTTTGGGTGAGTGGCTCGGGTGTTGGGGTGAGACCTTTGAAGAAGGTCAATATTATGCTCAGTTCGCAAATCATGTAATCCCACAAATCCGGGCACGATATCCACATATTAGGCATGTTGTAGGTGAGTTTATTAATTATGGGTTGCCTTTTGCAGAGGGTGTAGCATCAACAATTACAGAGGCTGATGTTATCTCTTTTCATAGTTATAGTGGATGTGGCTGGAGCACAACAGGACTTGTTGAGCGTAAGATAGCTTGGTTCACAGAAAACTTTCCTGGTTTTCCCTTAGCTTTATCTGAGACAGGAATGACCTATGATACCCCATCGGATGAATGTGATCTTCAGCAAGCAGAGTATGTAAAGTTTGTAACCAGCGATATTGATGTAGAAGCAGTGGGTTTATATACAGGCTGGCCTAACGGTTGGAAAAATACAGACTTGACAAGGTTTGATAAAGATGGTAAAATTGAACTTAAGCCGTCATATTTTGTTTACGAGTCACTACAGATATCCAAGGGATGGGAACCTTGGAGATAAATAATTGCCCTGTCGTACAACTGGCAGTATGCCTGACTCTGACTCAGGTGATCTAGGTTCAAATCCTAGCGGGGCGGCTAGTGTATATAAGGTTCGTTACTAAGACGTATGCAGTGGAAGGTTGTTGGAGTTGCGTCCAAGAGGAAGCCTTTATCCGGGCACGTCGGGATACGGCATTCCACAAACCTCACTTCGAAGTATATACACAAACAGGCTAATAAAGGCAAGTCTCGATTGAGACAGGAACTGTATGGTAGCCACTACACACCGTAGACCCGGAGACTCCCTCACCTTGCCTTGGCCTGTATAACATGGAGCCTATAGTATAACGGTTCAACATTCCTGACTGTGGATCAGGAGATACGGGTTCGAATCCCGTTAGGCTCCCAAGGAGTTACAATGAGTAAATATCAGATCGAAGAAAACCCAGGTGATCTGCCTACAGTATTGATGGTTGGTACCTTTAGCATTGATCAGCTTCAAGAGATTATTGCTGAGATGGAAGACTTGTATGCTTCCCAGGATACTGACTTTACTGATGAGATTGTTTCTCAGATGATGGAGGATCGCTAATGGCAGTTCTCGTAGGCAAGAATGCTGTAATCACCATTGACAACTCCAAACCGTTTTATACCACTGAGTTTGACTTGACGCCTATCAAGTATGTCAAAGATGCTCTTCCAGAAGTTAGCATCACTGCTAATTTTGATGGTCTTGGTCCTTCATTAGACCTGTTCAGTTATGCTCAATACCATACAACCACGTTGTATTACGAGACTGGAACATATTGGTTCTGCCACCGCAACAAGATGGAAGTATATACACGTGGTATGACAGTACTTGATAATACAGTTAGTATTGACTTCGAAGTTGTTCCTGGATCAGAAGTTGACCTAACAAACTATAGCTGGATTGCACGCTTCCTACGTTTCGTGTTTCGCCACAAAATGGGAAGAGTGGCAATTGAATACTTTACGAGGTGAGTATGCCTGTTATCTGGAAGTATGATCTTAGTGAAGTAGAGAGGCTAACGTATGTAGACATTCCAGGTCTGATACAGGTTTTGTCCGTTGGCACTCAGGATGATCAACCAGTTGTATGGGTTATGTGCCAGCCAAAAGAGCCAACGAAAAGGTACTTATTCTGGTATGCTCAAACAGGCCGTCCGTTTGATCCAGACAAAGGTCTAAAGTATATTAATACAACTCAACACATGGGCGGTTTGTATGTAGCTCATTGGTTTTATATGCGGGTGTGATGTAATGGTAACGTGCCGTCCTTCCAAGTCGGTCTTCGGAGTTCGAGTCTCCGCACCCGCACTTTTCATGTAATGATAATACCCCTTAGGAGGCACTATCACTACACAAAACATCATGCGGTATTAGTTTAGGGGTAAAACGAGTGCTTGCCAAGTACTAGTCAGCAGTTCAAATCTGCTATACCGCTCTGGTAACCATTAGACAGGAGAGAGGATATGTCTGAAAAAGTGTTTGTTTTGGTGAGTGAAGAAGGGGATGTGTATGGTGTGTTCAAAGATAAGGAAAATCTTGAATGGGAAATCCTGCGAGCCGCAATGGACGGGTATGACCGGGACCCGGAACTACCATCGCCAGAGTTTGCATCCTTCTGTCTGATCCCGAACTACTATTCAGAAAACTCATATGGAGTTTACGTTGCAGGTATGGGAAAACACCCTGAGCCTTTCCTTTGGGATGTTGTTTATCTAGAAGAGAGCACACTCTATTAATGCCCTGGTAGTCGAGCGGATAAGACGCTACCCTGCGAAGGTAGAAGCGAAGGTTCGAGTCCTTCCTGGGGCACTTGACAACTTCCGGCTCGTATGGTAAAATACTTTTGCCGGGTTGGGGAAACTCTGGAGCGAGTCACTCCACCCCTCCCGGCTCCACGATATGGCGCAGATACCGAACGGTCAGAGTATTCTTGTATCATCTGTGGTTGGAATGAGATTAGTCCATCACTAGGATATTCTCCCCTACAAATAGACCATATCAACGGAGATTGGACGGATAACTCTCCAAAAAATCTTAGAGTTATATGTCCTAATTGTCACAGCCTCACGCCAACATACGGTTCTCAGAATACAACAATAGAGAAAAACGCAAGAGGTAGAGGCTTACAAAGAGAGTACAAGGGGTAAGAGCCATATGGAGAGGCTACGGTCTGCAAAACCGTTTAAGGAGTTCGATTCTCCATTACCCCTCTGGAGAAACTATGTGGTTAAACTTAAAGCTCTGGTTAGAAGAATGGTGGATACTAATGTATAATTGGTATCGCTTAAAGAAGATCAACTACTTGATGTGGAAGCTTGATCGTCTAATGAAAAAGCATATTGTGGTTGAAGGTGACTTTAAAGTGAGTGAAGAACAGGAGAGTAGTAATGAGTCGAAGCAATAAAGAAATCAAACGGTTGGTGTCTGATGCGGCCTTGATAGTTGCTGGAATGGTTTTGTTTGTGTATGGTTTTGTGTCCAAAGACCCGTATGTGGCTTTTGGCGGGGCTGTTTGTTTTATTGTGGGGTTAATATAGTGTGCCTATATCGACTCCCACTTGCGTCTCTAGGAGTTTAGTAATGGCAGGAGAAAATATAGAACTAGGGTTGACGTGCATTAACGATGAGTTTCAGGATGCAGATGCGGTTGCCTTTGAAGACGATCATGGTTTGCTTATTAGCTTATCCCACGATACGTACATCCGAATTGAGCCACAGGTGTTCCCAAAGCTGATCGCACTGATGGCAGAAACAATGGATGGGATGGTAGCCTTTTAATAATCGTATGGAGTCGTGACAGAGTACGGTAATGTGCCCGGTTGCTACCCGGAGACCATGGGAAACCATGCGGAGGTTCAAATCCCCCCGGCTCCGCTGATGATTGTAGTATGAAGATGTTCGAAACTAACATAAGGAAAATCATGTTTTACTTTAACACTCAGAGCTTATCCATAGCTAAATCCCAATTGCCACTACTTGTGGAGTTTTTGGTTTGAGTGGATAAGTCTCGATTGATACAATGATTGGACCACCCAGGCCGGATGGTCTTTTTATTTGGAACCTTGACAACTGAATAGTAATGTGGTAAACTATACTCGTGACGAAAAACAAACTCTTTCTCATTATTGCAATCTGCATCTTTCTAGGTCTCAGCCTGCTAGGTGCAATCTCATATCTGATGTTTTCTTAGCAATAATATTGGAGGCGTAGCGCAAAGGTTAGAGCACCCGTCTCATAAACGGTAGGTTGAGAGTTCGATTCTCTCCGCCTCCACAGGAGTTCTTATGATCATTGGATGTGTATATAGGCTAGAAGCAAGTGGTGATGTGAATGGTATCCCGCTGTTTCTGTATGATAACGGAAGTACCGTGGATGTCCGTGGTTTCCCTAACATAACGTCTGACGACATGAAGTTCGTGCTCTCATGGGCGTCCAAACCAACGGATGATGATATAGAGATCGTGTGGAAAAATATCTCAGCACCATACTTTTTGCACCTGTTCCGTGATCAGTATGTATCTGAGGTCCCAATTCAATACGTGCATATTGGTATCTTCAAACATCTGGCGTACAAGTATCCGCCAGCAATGGTACAGCACGATGTCACCAGCCAATTAAAATCCCTTGATGCATATTGGTCAAACGTGGCACGGCAGGTTGCTGGACTAACTAACTTACAACAGTGGACCATGCTTGAGCTTCGTGACCTGAAATATACACCGGAGCAGATTGCTAATGAGCTTGGGATCGATGAAGCTGTTGTGATCGAGTACTTCAAAACAAACATATTGGTATAGAGCCGTCATAGTTTAATGGATAAAACAGACGCCTTTTAAGCGATCAGACTGAGGGTTCGAGTCCTTCTGGCGGCATAAAAACTATGGAAATCATAAATGCACATTGACAAGTTCAACAGCTACGTGCGTATTCTAAGCACACGTTTTTGGGTAAGACATTGGTACAACTTCTATGATGTGCCCCTGTTTACTGACCACAAGCGCACTATGGCGATCAGCCTAATTGACCTTGTTGATCGTAAGAATATGTTTGAAGAAGTCTGTCGGGACTTAAAGAAAGCCGGGTTTGATGTCCGAGTAAAGCTGGATGCAACTAGCCCCTACCCATATGCGGAGTTGGTTGCGTTTGTAGAAAGAACAGATTGGCCTATAGTGTAATGGTTATCACGTCTGCCTTTGAAGCAGAAGACCCAGGTTCGAACCCTGGTGGGCCAGCTAACCTATCAATGAGTGAAGGAGATTAAAATGATTAACCCAAATCAAGGAAGCGGTGTGAAAATCCAGATTAACAGTTTAGCGGCATTAGAACGTCTGCTCGGTGATGATGCGAAAATGGAGATCGAAGTTCGGCAGTCTGTTGTAGAAGCTTTTGCTCGTGGTTTTGTAAAGAACATTGCGAATGCTGATGCTGTTGCTAAGGTTATCGAAGACCTTAAAGACTTTGTGAAACGGGAAGTTGTGGAAGAGACATCTAACCAGATGGCAATGGCTGGTATTGTCAAGGATGGGTCCTGGTATCAGACGAAGTTGAAACTTACCGATACTGCTGAAGAGAAGATCGCATCGGAAGTACGTATACAAGTGTATGATAATATACGTAAAGCAATCAGCGAAATGAATATTGATGAGATTGTAACCCGTTATGTTACGGATGCTATCCGTCGTGAAGTCAACCATCAGGTCAAGGCTATCACCCAATCCACTGTTATGGCATCCCTACAGTTGGCAATGGATCAAGCCTTAGATACTGACCCGGTAGATAATGAAGATTAAACTTACGCTTTACAATGATGATGGTCAGCCTGTTGCATCTGCTACTCTGAAGTCCGGGGTAGTGGATGCCAACGGTAATATCTTGACAGAAGAAGCCCTACGAAGTATGGTAGGTAGTATAAATACCAGCGTGGCGGAACTGGTTTACGCAGAGGACTTAAAACCCTCCGACTCCGGTCATGTGGGTTCGACTCCCACCGCTGGTACAAAGGATTAGCATGGACATTCTCGAAGTGCAGTATGGTATCATCGTCCATCAGGTAAACTTACAAGGTAAGATGGGTGCTGGTCTTGCAAAGCAAGTCAAAGAAACGTACCCACTCAATTATGAGAAATACCTGGAAGATTATCATGTACGTGTCCTTGGGGATGTCTTGGTTGTGACTGTAAAAAAGAACCTTCACATTGCTAACCTGTATGGACAAGAGAGCGTTGGTGCAGGTCTCCAAACAGATTATACCGCTATAGCAACAGGTCTCGACTTGATTGCTCATTGGTCTGAGCATGCACAGCTTCCTGTATATATTCCAGAGAAGATGGGATGCGGCCTCGGTGGTGGAAACTGGAATGCAATCAAAGCGATTATTAAAGATACAATTCCGTATGCCTGGATCGTTTCTTTAGAAAGGTCTACACCGTATAGATTATGACTCCTATACCACAACCTGCTAACTTGTCGTACATTGTAGGTTCTCACTTTAACCATATTGAAGTATGTACTGCATTCCCACGCACACGAGAAGATATCTCCAGGATGTCTTGTGGTCACATTTCGGTAGAGAGTGTAACGTATGATGATAGGCCAGATGGCACAGTTATGTGGGTAAAACCTGGAACAGCAGGAGATATTATTAGAAGCGGTACTGTTACATACTTTGCAATCTGTGACAGTCACAGTACACCTATCCTGGTAAATACATTCACACAGAAGTTTCAATTGCAGGAAGGTTGCATCTTTACATTGGCTCCGTTTGATGTTACTTTGGCTCCAACAGATGTAGTGGTAGGCACGTATCCATACAACGATTCGGGCCTAAACGAAATAGAGTGCATCTACTGTGGACAACCAAGGCGTCCAAATATACCGTGCCCACATTGTGGTGGGCGCATAGACTAGCCAGCATGGTGGAATTGGCAGACACAGTGTCCTCAAAAGGCACCGGGTAAAACCGTGAGAGTTCGACTCTCTCTGCTGGCACAAAGGATCAACATGCTTCCAACACAGATTTATGATCTTGAGATTGACGTACAAGGGGTCTTCACCATGACAGGCAACTCCCCTATCCCTATTGTGGTTGGTCATATTTTCATTACATCTACTGGTATGATTGTTCGCATTACTGAGGTTGAGATAGATTTTGACACAAGAAAGATTATGTGTAAAGCAATGTCCAACCTAATCACGTTTACAGAAATTGAAAATGGTTCAGCCTATAACTGATAAGAGAGTAGAGTGGTACTATATTTACCTACCAGAATTAGGAACCAACCCATTAACCATATCCCTGTTATCCCGAAGAGCCGTCCCAGGATTGTTCCTAGGTTTTGATAACAGGGTTTATTTGTATTCAGAGGTTGTAGATATTAGTAACCCGCACCATCCATACATCGTATGTACACATGTTGATGGTGATCTAAAATATTTAAATGTGGAGGCCACACGTGCGAGTCATTTACAAAGGACGGGTGATCGGGGAGTGCCCCGACGAACACAGATCAGGAGAAACTGTGCAATTAGCTGGATCGGATTACGTAATTTTATACGTAGACAAGCTAAACGATTTAGTAGCTATAGTTCAAAAGGTAGAGTGATAAATGAAGAAAGCACCTGCATACTGTTATGGAACTAGAGATGGGACCTATCTTGTTATCCGGGATTGGGGGCACGCTAGGATTGTTCCTGCTGAGGAGGCGTTGGATGGGAGGCATATTCTTCTTGTATATACCGCACTTGGGACTGCGAAGAAGGCCCTATCCTCCAGAGTAATATATCCTTTTTATCAAGACGGTAACCGTTGGCATTATAAGAATGACGGCAGTACGCCGTTGGTAACAAAGGAGCTACTTGTGATCTTACCTCTAAAACTGACCCTTGACATCGAAGATTGACTGTGGTAAAATAGTGTTGCTGTCGAAAAAATTCTAACAACTAATTAATAAGGAGCAAACAAATGTCAGCACAGAATCAACTCACTTTACTTGGAAACGTTGGAGGTGAAAACACAATCCGTCAGTCTACAAACGACGAGGGTAAAGTTACCGTTATCTCGTTTTCTTTTGCTGTTAATGAGTGGAGGTACAACAAAGCTACCAACCAGAAAGAACGCATGACCGACTTCCATAACGCTCAGGCGTTCGGTTACGTGGCTGGTCGCTTGGCCCAGTTCGTTGAGCAAGGCCAAGGTCTGTTACTTCAAGGGCGACTATACAAAGACCAATACACCAACAGTGAAGGCGAACAGCGCACCGCTTATGGTATCGAGGTCGAGGACTTCGCTCTAGTTGGTGGTGGTGGACGTGGTGCCTCACAAGATGCTGAAGAGTCGGATGCCTCATCTGGATTGGAAGAGGATGAGTTCCCGTTCTAACCCCTTCTCGTCACCAGAAGTAGTTGTAAATACCGTGCCCCCTACCGAACTGGATGGGGGCACATTTGCAGAGCAGATGATGTATCACTTATATGTTGCCCTTTGGTACGCCGAGCAAAACCATGCATCAACCAGGATAACACAGCCAATCCGTCTTGCTTTACGAATGACACTAACGCTTCACCAACGTGGTAAATACTTTGATGAACATGGTCGTATCCGGCGATCAGCTAGGAGATAAGCATGAGCACTGAAATACTTTTGAATTGGATAGCAGATACGTTTGCTAAGACTGATGTCATTGACTTATATTTTATATTATCTGACCTAGTTGATATTCCTATCAGCGAAGCTGAATTATGTGAGACTGCTTACTTTGATGCCATGGCAAGTGAGTCTGTCAATCAATATACGGGAGACAATACACCCATTGGTAAGACAGTAATATGATCTCATTAGCAGAATACCGTAAACAAATGCGCTTCCTCGCCATTACTCGTGACGGGGGACTTTGCATGATATGCAAATGGGTCCACCATCGAGAACGGGATGCTCAGGAAGTACACCACGTGTTTGGTAGGGGGACCAGTAATGCATCGGTCAAAGAATATTATACTTCTCTCATGAGTGTTTGTATAGAGTGTCACCCACAACCAATCCTGTTACCACCAACAATGGAATGGCAGGCTACGATCCTCAGAGTTTGGAGAAACATGAACTGTGATCATCATAATAAAACAATGTTGATTGCACCAGAACTCGTTGTTGATAACCCGGTTGGCCTATCAAGATTTAACATAAGTGATGGTCTGATCTACGATTGAAGGAAGTAAGAATGAGTAAGCCGCCAGCTACCTGGAAAAAGGTAGAGTTACGGATAGCACGATACTTAGGTGGTCAACGCCGGGGTGCGGATTTTTCGGAGAGAGATGGTTCCAATATTGGGAAAGACGATGTTATTGATGTCCCAGGTTGGGCTATAGAAATCAAGCACGCCAAAGATGCAAGCTACGGATTAGCTTGCGAGGCGTTAGATCAGGTTGATCAAGTCTATGGAGTGGTGCAAGGCGAGGCCATGCCCGTAGCAATCATCCACCGTGGGGGAACACGGATAATTGAAGAGTCAGTGGTATGCTTCAGACCCAGGAAGTTCTGGTACTTAATGGCAGAACGCCCTAACGATAGCAAGTTTACGCTAGAAGCACCTATCTACTCGTCAACCAAACCGCTGTGGAAAAATATTATATCTGGTGTAACCAAGGTAAAACAGTTTATAGATGTTCCTTGTGTCCAAGTATATAAAATAGTTATGACAGAGGAGGGTCCTGATGTATATCGGAATCCTTGCTTTGTAGCCTGCTCTCTCCCGAACTTTAAAGAGTTCATCCTTCCTTTGCGTCAATAGGCGCAACTACAACTGAATACCCAAGCCACCTAGTGTGGCTTTTTGTTTAGGAGTTATTATGGTAGAATATACCCCTATGTCTCCGCTTAGTCCAGAAGCGGAGAATGTTTTACGGTCTCGATATTACAAAGATGGTGAAACGTCTTGGGAAGAGGTAGTGGATCGTGTGTGTGAGCATATGCACATTACCGATAAAAGTACACATGACATGTTGTTGCATCGTTACTTTCTTCCCAATACCCCTACTCTTGTAAATGCCGGGACACAATCTGGACTGAGTGCCTGCTTTGTACTTGATATGTACGACAGCATCGAAGATATCTACTCCGTAAAGTTTGACGTTGCACGGATAGCCAGAGCAGGTGGCGGAGTTGGGATCAGTTTGTCTCACTTGAGACCGATGGACCAACCAGTAAAGGGATCGTCTCATGGTAAGGCCGCAGGTCCGGTTGCCTTTGCCAGTACAATCTCCGTAGATGCTATGATTTTGACCCAGGCGGGATCACTACGGCCTATGGCTTTGATGTTTGTCATGGATGTTAGCCACCCTGATATACGAAAATTCATCACGGCTAAATCAGAAGAGGGAGTTATCACCAATGCGAATATTAGTGTTATGGTTGACGATGAGTTTATGCTTGCTGTTATTGAGGATCGGGATTATGACCTTACGTTTGAAGGCACAGTTTACGAAACAGTAAAAGCACGAGAGCTTTTCGATCTAATCACGGAGCACACCCACAAGAACGGTGAGCCTGGACTTCTCTTCAAAGATAAGATTAACAATAACACCCCATATAGGTATGATAATAGAGTAATCTATGCCACAAATCCTTGTGGAGAGATACCTGCTCCAGACAATGCTGTCTGCAACCTTGGTTCATTGAACCTTGCTAACTTTGTACACGAAGATGGGTATGTAGATGCGTCACTACTTTCTGATGCCACTATACGTGCGGTAAAGTTTCTGGATAACGTGATCACTTACAATCACTATCCTACAGAGGATATACGCAACTTCGTTGAAAGGTACCGTCCTATTGGTCTAGGCGTCATGGGTGTGGCGGACATGTTTCTTAAACTTGGTGTGCGATACGGCAGTCAAGAGTCGTTGGACCTCTTGGACAGTGTCATGGAGATAATCGCTACCGTAGCCAACCAGACATCTATGGCTTTGGGAATTACACTAGGAATACCCGAAGGGTGTGAGAACTTGCCAACACCACGTCGCCACGTAACCTGGGGTTCAGTTGCGCCCACAGGCAGTATCTCTATGATAGGTGGTTGTTCTTCGGGTATCGAACCTGTTTTTTCTCCTGTCGTGTATCGTCAAGACAACACAGGGACCTACACGATACCACACCCTGATGCTGACTTAGATTGTTTTGTTAGTGCTGTTAATTCAGACCCCTCTCGCATAGTGTCGGTAGAGGAGCACATAAAGATGCTCTCTGTGGCACAGAAACACGTTGACAGCGGCGTAAGCAAGACAATCAACCTCCCACATGAGTCTACCGTGGAAAACGTCGCAGAAGCCGTCCTGATGGCTTGGAGAGACCCTTTCATCAAAGGTACTGCATTGTACCGTGATGGGTCCAGGGATGTGCAAGTGCTCTCATCCGTTGATCTGTGCCCTGAATGTGAGACCCCATTGGAGTCTGATGGAGGTTGTCAACACTGCCCAAGCTGTGGATGGGGAGCTTGTGCTATTTCTTGACAAAACAAATCAAGTGTGTTATACTGTAGCCCAATGAAACCGTTGGGCTTTTTTTGTTTACCTGGAGGTTCCTATGTTGAGAGATATACTTGAGGTAATACAGGATATCTGGAATGATGCGTTTGGTAAGGCGATTGCAATTACATGTATGGTTGGGATCGTTCTAATTATTGTTCTTGGCGTGCTTGCAAGCCAGCACTCAACCAATACAATGATGCTACGTAAAACTTGTGCCGACAATGGATACCCAACCTTTCGTGAGATTGGAGGGGAGTATTACTGTCAGAGGTTAGTTGATGGTACTGATGAGATTGTGCCTGTCACTATCTTCATAGGAGACTGATATGGCTAGTCGTGCTAAGGCTAAGAATTATACAAACAACACACGTACAACTAAATCCACTGGAAAGATCAGGCCAGAAGAGGCTCGTGTTTGGATGCTACGGTTTATGGGTTTGCTCTGGTCTCTTGGTGCCGCTGGTTTTACTATCTACTTTTCAGCCAGTGGGTTTGGTACCTTGTTTGATGGTGGACCTGTCATTAAAGCGTTTGGTGGGTTTATTGCGTTTGGTGTTGTCTTCTGGCAACTTTACTTCTACCAGGGGTATACTGAGAACAAGACCTTCCTATCTGTAAGTGTGTTCGCTATGCTGTACTCTCTTTGGAGCACATGGATTGGACTGATGACTTTGGGCAACACAGATATGTTTGCTGAACCTATGAAGGCTCTCTGGAAGCTGTTCTTTGCTGTTCTTATTGACTGGACTGCTGAGCCTGTCTTTCTGTTTGCTGTCTTTGGTAAGGAAGCTCTTAGAGTTTCTGATGCTATTGGTGCGTTCTTTGATATCATTATCCCTGGTGATCAGAGTGGCTTGTACAAGAAGCGGTCCTTTTCTCTCTTCAACCGAAAGAAGAACCACACACCATATACCACCCCCTCTACGGCTCCGTTACGAACTACACCAGTTGCTGGTGGTCGTACCAACTTTAACGCTACAGCACATGGTGAGGATCGTCGCACAATCCCATCACATGTTGCTGAGTTACAGGAACGACTAAAGAGGATATAATATATGAGCGTGATTACTGTACTATTGTTGATCTGGCTAGTTGGCTTTGCATTAACAACGTTGGCGGTTTTTTGGATAGATGGAGATGATGCAGGTCAACCAGGATGGGGATGCACCGCTCTTGTGGTCTCGGTGTTTTGGTTTGTCTTCTGGCCTTATATTGTGATAGCTCAACGTAAAAGGGAAAAGAAACTGAGGAGGTTTATCCATGATGACCATTAAATCAGATACCTATATGCTCTGGCAGAATAATGACCCCTCCAAAGATGTCACAGTTGAAATGACTATTCGGTGGGGTATTGAGCACTTTGAACGTAAGTATCAACAGCCAGTTGTGCATATCTCATGTCATAAGCAGGTACCTCTATCGGACTTGGTGAAAACCTTTCCTGGGATCACTTTTAATCATGATGAGTCCATCTATACCACGTCCCTGCTTTACATTTATGGTAAGTTGAAACCAGAAGTAGAGCAGGAAGAATTACTCTAGGAGAAACTATGTATGTAGAATTAGCAAAAGCTTTAAGTGAATACCAGCCCAATACCCACTTGACTGCCATCTACCCACGGGAGCATGCCCTTAGCTATCTTTTAATGGGTCTTATGGCAGAGGTCTCTGAGTTTGGTAACAGCGAGACTAGAGAGGACGCCATCAAAGAGTTGGGCGACCTATTCTGGTTTACCTCCGAACTTGCCACCCTCATTAATGCCGACCTCTCTACTCTCTATCAGGCCAGCCCCGGCATCAACGAACTCGGAGAAGCTTGGCGACCACCCAAGGGCGATGTAATCGCTATGGCGATCTTCTCCAACGAGGTCATGGACATCCAGGGTGTAGCCGCAAAACATCTTCGTGATGGTACACCCTATGAAGATGAGATGTCTTTGTTCCTGACACGAGCACTCCGCACCTGGGAAACGATTGCAGATGCGATGGGGGCAGATGCTGTACCGCTATTATATGACAATCTGGCAAAACTACAGTCCAGACAACGCCGGGGTGTACTCGGTGGATCAGGAGATAATAGATAACCGCCCCCGTAAGGGGGTTTTTCATCCTTGACACAGCCTGCCTTCTGTGTTAAAATCATTCTACTTTTTATGGAGGTGTAACTATGGCAGACCTTTATATCCCAGGCAACCCATCAATAGATGAGGCAATAGAATACTTCGGCGCAGAAGCAATGAAGCAGGTCCAGACCCTGGTCTCTCGACCAGAGTTTACTCATGTGCGCCTAATGCGGGATGGTCACCTTGGCTATCAGTCTATGCCAATCGGTGGGGTAACTGTATCACATCGATATATTGCTCCTGGTGGGGCAGGGTTTGATATTGGGTGTGGTAATTGGGCTGGTAAAACAGAAGTTCATATGTCTTACTTAACCAGAGGTGACCTGTATGAATTGGGGATCGAAATCTCTAAGAAGATTGCTATTGGTCTTGGTCAGGCTTATGGTACGTTCGCTGACCACCCACTGCTTCCAGACATCATCCATGCAGTTAAGGATGCTCATATCAATATCACACCTGAAGTTATCATTAACCAGTTTGGTTCCGTTGGTGCAGGCAACCACTATATTGACCTGATGACAGACTCCGAAGGATATATCTGGATCGCTCTTCACTATGGCTCCCGTAAGCTTGGGCATACCATTGCTGATCACTACCTTAAGATGCTTGGAGCTAATGACGGTATGTTCTCGATGCCTGTATTCCTGGATACATGGTCGATGGTTGGTCAAGAGTACCTACGCCTTATGGAGCTTGCAGGTGAGTATGCTAGAGTATCACGCCGCTTGGTAGGTACAAAGATTGCTACGCAAATCCTTCAAGACACTGTGGTTGATGTAGTAGAGAACCACCACAACTACATCTGGCAGGAAGTACATCATGGTGAAGCTGTCTATGTTACCCGCAAGGGTGCAACTCCCGTTCACCCAGGTGTACGTGCTTTCATCGGTGGCTCCATGGGTACGGACTCAATTATTGTGGAAGCAATTGACTGTGACGAAAACAACAAGACATTCCGCTCGGCTATGCATGGTGCTGGACGTACTATCAGCCGTGGTATGGCAAAGGGTAAGTTTACACGCAGTGGAGAAATGAAGCGTGCTCCACTAGTAACAAAGGAAATGATGAACGGCTGGATGAATACGGAAGGGATCATTCGGATTGGTGGTGGGGTTGACGAGTCACCACACTGCTACCGTAACTTGATCGAAGATGTGCTTCCTTATTACCCGCACCTTAAGGTTAAGGAAATCCTATCTCCAGTCGTAGTTATCATGAACCCTGATGAGCATTAATGAGTGGCCCACTTCGGTGGGCCTTTTTCTTGACTTTTACTAGGGAGTATGGTACAATACCTGCACTATGAAAAACGAACTCAGCCTACTAGAATATATGTACAACCTGGACCTGCTAGGGTTCAGGGGTTCCCTGCCACCTGTGGAAAATAAAATCTTCGAAGTGTATGCCGGGTCCTATGGTCGTAAGATCGCTGGTCTTATGTCAGATGTAGATATCGTGGCTGTGTATGTACCAGACTATGATGACCTTTACGGGCACCTTGTACCTGGGTTTGGTACAAAGACAGAACGCTTCAAAGCCTTTCACACACCAGACTATATGGTGAAGCTCAATGCTGGTATGAAGAAAGTAGATGTAACAGCGTTTGATGTGGTACACTTCTTCAACTTACTACTCAAAGGTAGCCCAAATCATGTGGAATACCTATTCCTTGAGCCAGGACGTAAGCTCACAGAAGCTGGAAGTATCCTGCTGGCTAATCGTGATCTGTTTGTTACGCAAACACTGGTTACCAAGCTGATCGCCGCAGGCAAACACATCATGCTTAGAGAAAGCCCACACTCCATCAAAGACTACATGCTGGCTACCCGCTTCTTTATCTATGCGGTACACGCCTACAGCCATGGAACACTGATGCCTGAACTTACGGTTAAGCTAATGCGAGAGATTAGGGATACAAATGATTGGGATTACGCTCAGATGTGGGCAAAATCTTTCTATGAGCATGTCACTCAACTAGTAGAGACAAAAGATACTTTTATCCCGAAAGAAACCAGTGAAGAGCTTGCTAATGAAGTCCTGCTACAGGTCCTACACGCTCATTGGAACTCACGAGCAAAGGAGAACTATGACTGCTACTCTTGATCTTGTACGTAAAGCGTTTGGTCCTGAAATCGCATATCAGCTAGGAGAGGAAGGCCGATCACCGAATGTGACCTTCCTCCCTACAGGCATTGCTACACTCGATGAAGCTTTGGGGGGTGGGGTACCTGCTGGACGGATTATAGAGATTTACGGTCCTGAAAGCTCAGGAAAGACTGCCACTGCGTGTGCCATTGTGGGGTCCTTACAACGCCATGGGTATGATGCTGTCTACGTTGATCTTGAATATTCTCTCAACCTACAGGAGGCTGACAGCAATGGAATGAGCATCGATGATGTGATTATCTCTCAGCCTGACGATGCTCGTACAGCTATGAAAGTTATTGAAACCGTTGTTCGGGGAGCACAGAACAAAACTGTTGTCGTGCTCGATAGTGTTGCTGGCCTCGTCACACCCGCAGAGTTAGAGGCTGATCCTGGTGATGCCAGGATTGGCGAGACAGCTAGACTTATGTCTCAGATGATGCGTAAGTTGGCTGGTCCTACCAGTACTGGAGAGCATGTGCTAATATTCACAAACCAACTACGTATGAAGATTGGTGTAATGTTTGGCAACCCGGAGACTACTACAGGGGGTCGTGCCTTGCGCTTTTGGGCGTCTCAACGGATACAGCTACTTGGTCGTCAGAAACTCATGGAAGGCAAAACCACCCCTATTGGCATTAACTGTAGGGCACGTATTGACAAAAATAAAGTAGCTCCACCATTCAAGAATGCCGACTACGTGATCCTGTTTGATGGTACCGGGATCGACCGAGTACCTGCAACCCTTACCGTTGCAAACAAGTATGGGATCGTCCGTAAGAGCGGTGGATATCACTACTACCCACCAGACGCCGAGAAGTATACTGCTTCATCGTTTGACAACATGGTGGCATGGTTGAAAGATAAAGAGCACGTAGAAGACTACCAAGAAATATACAACCAAGTTGTTGAAGCTGTAAAGCCCCCTACTATCGAAACCCCTTCTGCGTAAGGGGTTTTTCTTGTTTTTCACGCCTGGGGAAGTGGTTAGTATAGGCATATCATTGGAGTGGGGGAGGGGTTGACAGTTGTCCTCGTATGTGATATAATGACGACATGCCCGATGGAAAGACTCACCTAACATATAATAACCGATGGAAACCTGCCCTACTTTTTCTAGGGTCTATCTTCTTTCTATCTGTTGGCTTTGGCATGTTCCCTGATCTTCCCAGTTTATCCTGGAAGGTAACCATCCTGGGGTATGTGGGATACTTATGTGGGATATTCATCAGCCGTTGGATTGATCCAGACTCTGACCTCATGGGTATGACAGAATCAGAAGGTCGCTTAATGAATGAATGGCGCATCACAAAGTTTCGTTTTATCCAGGAGCTTGGTGGTGCCTTTGGTTTCTTGATCGTTTGGTGGATGCTACCTTATGCATATATCATGCGCTTCTTTGGTGGACATCGTGGACTATCCCATGTCTATGTCCTTGGGACCCTTACTAGAGTCCTCTGGTTGCTGGTCCCCATTGCCCTAGTCTGGTGGTGGTATTACTGGAGCTACCCTGAGTTTGTGACTCCCTGGCTAATTGGGGTCTTCATCGGACTATCCATAATGGATAGTCTACACGTTTGGTTAGATAATCACCCACCCAGGAGGCTAAGATGACAGCCCCATTTCTTCCAGACTTTCAGATTGAATTAGAGGCTGAGGACTTTACATTGTGCAGGCTAAACATAGATGTTAAACCTGTATTATGGGGAGAGTGGTATGTTAGAATAAGTGAAAAACGATGGTATGTGGTTGACTTTAAAATGGGTCATATCGCTAGAATGAAGTTGAAAAGACAGTGGTCCAGGCTAGAGGCTCTGTACCAAAAAACAAAGGAGATGAAATGAAAAAGTTAGTTGGTTTGGTTATAGCATTGGTGTTGCTGTTTGGGTCGTTGACAAGTTGTATGACATCTGATGCAGATATTGCATCAAAGAACTTATCCCGGTCTGCGGATCAGTTTGAGGTTACTCGTCGGATCGTGTTTTATAACGGGATCACTGGTGAGTATATCCTGCAACTAGAAGGGCTGTGCTCACTTGGTAATTACGATTCCGCTGGAGAACTGACGGTCACGTGTAAGACTGGACCAGACCAGTACAAGAAACACTTCCTGGGCCTATCGGATAATGTTACGTACTTCGCTGAACAGATTGACTCTGCTGGTGTCAGCCCGTATCACTACCGAGTGATCTTCAAGCCTGCCGCAATCATCCCGGACATCGACCTGGAGCCGTAATGAGCGTAATCGAACAGCGGTGGGTAGGAACGGGGTTCGAATTAAACCATGTGGGCACGGACGATGTGCCCACAACAACTCTTTCCTATGTCAGCATGGGGTCCAAGCTTGAGCGGGTCACTCACTCCGTTATTTTGCGAGACTCCACCAGGATTCAATACCCACATTGGAACTACAAGCGTGAGGTCCAGGACGCAATGGAGTACCTTACTCGCTGTCTCAAAGAAAGTTGTCGAGGCAAAGGCATCCTGGACGAGAGTAGCATCGAGTTCACTACTGACTATGATTATGATAGAAAAGGTGAAATCCTTCGCATCCATGCTAACTTGATGGTTCCGTACTCACCACCACCAACGATAATTAAGGCAGAGCCTAAAAAGTATTATTGTGATCACTGCGACTCCGTTGCATTAGAAGATGAGTACCACTCAGGCACCTGCGAGAATTGCGGTGCACCGTTTCCAAAACCATAGGAGAACATCATGCCGTTAATCGTAATTGAAGGACCAGACTTTTCAGGTAAGAGCACACTAGCAAAACAGCTTTATGAAGACTGCTTCCCGGCACAGTTACTTCACGAGCCTGGGTCCACCAAATTAACTGAGCATATTCGCCTGGGTATGAAAAGTTACCCGATGCAGATTGATGCTCGACAGCTTATTATGCATGGCTGTAGACTTGATCTAGTTGGAACAGAAAACCTTTGGGATACTCAGGATCGACTGGTGATCCTGGATCGGTATGTCCCGTCCACAATCGTTTATGGTGTCACTGATGGAATCCCACTTGATACCTTACAGAATCTGTTTCATCTATTCCCGGTCCCGGTGCCGGATGTCACGTTTGTGCTAGTCCCTCACCTTGAGACAATCTTAGGCAGGTTTGCGATGCGATCTGGACTCGATGCATTGGAAGGGTCCAGAGAAAGAATCATTCGAATATACCAAAATTATAAGGCTCTTGCCCATAATTTCCCTGGTATGGTACACATTATTGAAGAGCACAACCCATACCCCGCTATCAGAGAAATCCTATTGTCTAATCCCAGGTATGCATCCTACCTATATGAAACCTGGACAAGATAGCTATCTTGTGGTATACTTGCAGTGGAGGTATCTATGATATCATTTGAACGAGAAATCCGAGAGTACTTGAAAGCCAAGAATGTTACATTCATTGACTATGGTGCCTCTTATGACCAGCCTGACTTTGAGATCAAAGGGCGGACAACAACCTTTTTGGCGGAAGCCAAAGAGAAGAGGCAGACCTACTCTACCAGCACATGGCCTATTAACTTCCCTGAAACCAAGGCGTTCATCTTGGATGAACTAACAGCACGTAAGTTGATGATGTACCCACAGAACGGATGCCTTGTTATCCGGGATAACACCACCGGATTGTACTACTTCACTGATCCTGTCCGACTCTGGTTGATGCCACGCACCCGCTGTGAACGCAACCATAACGGCTTTATGAAGGGTAAGTGGGTTCTAAACTTTGATAGCTTCATGCAGTCTGACCGTTTATCTGATCTGTTCGTCTGGATGAGAGATTGGGTAAATGAGTCCAAAGAGTTATTCAGCAGGGACGCACACTTACACGCTGTGGATATCCCAGGTGAAACCATTGTAGAAGCTGGTACCCCACGTACCGAAGAACAGAAGGAGCACGATGTCCAGGAAACCCGCTAGAAAACTTCGTACCAAATACATGAAACAGATCACGCAACAACCTGTCACTGTGATGCAGTCTATTATGCAATCTAATGGGGGGTTATCTGTTAAGCTGTTGATGCTTATGTTCGCTCGGCTGGTACACATCTTAGTATCCCGTGGCTTTCTTCATGCTGGAGAAGTTTTGTTTATTACCTCCGGGTATTACTTCCCGGATGAAGAGTACGCTGATTGGACCCCTGCGGATGAGCTAGATCAAGGTCCAGAAATCCCAATTATAAGGACAAGATAATGCCTAAACACAAACCAACACCGATGGATATTGATGCCTTGTTTTCGAAGGTACCCTTCAAACCAGGGTTCTCTTTCACCCCTCACATCCCTACACAGCTTAAGGAAATCCTCAAGGCTATGCCTGAGTATGATGTAACCTACCTGAAGAAGGTTGTCCCAAAACCTCAGTCGGTAAAAACTCTGTTGGCCCAGGCTGGCTATGGTCCACTGCGTGGGGTAGGATATACACGCAAGAATAAGGATCAAACCAAGAAGGCCAGGAAAACATCTGCACGCTCACGAGCCAGGAATAGGAGGAGCTAATGTGTAATTGCTGGTGTCCAGACCTTACGTTCGTAGTGGCACAGTTGGTGGTTACAATAATTGTCTGTGCGCTCTATATTATTCTGAGGCTAAAGTATGATGATTGATAAAACTGTTGATCTACTCGACTATATGCTTGATCTCCTTCTAAGTCACCTGAAGGATGTCAAGATTAAACGCTTCACTTATGGTACCCTTATTGGTTACCGTATGGGCAAGCTGTCTCCTGAAGCTGTCGAAGGTCTATTTACCCATGGTGACCTGTGGACATTGATGTATGACCTGTGTCTGCGGTGGGATGGCAGGGAAGACATCCATGGTCCTGTAGATATGGTAAACGATTGGTTCTCTGTGGAGGAAAGCCCCTATGCCAACTGCTGAATTAAGAACTGAACGCAAGTCTCTGATTAAGAGAGCCGCTGTGCTCCTGGGATGGTTCGTTGCCGGAGTCGTGGCTGTTATCGGGACAGTGCTACTGCTCCCCTATCCCACAGATTGGGTCGTAGCAGGTATCCTTGGATTCTTACACTTCTCTGTTGTTGGGTATGAGGTTGGTATCTATATCCGTAAATGGCAAACGTATGCAAGGCTGGTTCACTACGCTCAGTATGATGATCAGGTGTGCAGTCAGTGTTCGTTGCAAAACTCAGCGGCATGTCAGGACTTGAAGGCACAAATCTTTGAGGACTTGAAGAAAGGAATCCTAGAATGAGTACAATCATCTTTGATGTGGATGGCACGGTCTTGGACCTGCATACCCCATGGGTAAAAGAGTATAATCGCTTGACTGGCTCTGATCTGCGGCTCCATCAGATTACTGATTGGTATATACCTCCCTTCATGCCAAAACTCTCTGAGAAAGAGATCGTAGCTATCATCGCCGACCCACTCATCTATGATGAGGTTGAACCTATCCCAGGCGTGTGGGAAGTGATTGAACAGCTTCGCAAGGAACAGCACACGGTCCTGTTTGCTTCTGATTGCTATCCTAGTTTGTTCCGGGCTAAGTTCATGTGCCTCAAACGCCATGGCTTCTTGGTTGAACGGGAAGACTTCTGGTCTGTCCCCATCAAGTATAAGCACCTGCTGAAATGCTCTGCAATAATCGATGACCATAACGGGATAGTGAACGACCATCCTAATGGCATCCTGTATTGTCAGCCCTGGAATAAGTGGGCGAGGATGACTCCCGGCAAACAGTTCATCTATAACTGGTTGGATGTGGACGGAGCAATTGAAACCATCTATGATGTGGTGTTTGACGACTAGGGTTTTTGAAATCCACCAACAAAAAAATTAAGGCCCCCTTTCCTTCGGGATTGGGGGTCTCTTTTTTTATTTATTTATTTCAATTTCTTTTTCTATTTTATTTTGTTTTAAATATTTTATTGCATTTTCTAATGTGGGTATTTTCTCTTTGAGTAAGCCTAGAGATACGTTACATCCATGACACAAAACTCCTCGATACTTTCCCGTGTCATGGTCATGATCGATGCATAGCTGTTCTTCACTCCCGCATATCTCACATTGCGTAGGCATCTGCTGTAGATCAGTTAATGTCATGTTGTACCGGGTAGCGTATACCCCCCACCCTTTATCTGTGCAGGATGTACAGTACTTTTTAGACGCAGGCTCCCCACATATCTCACAAACGACATCAAGCTCTATCTTGCCTTCTCTCTGCCACAGGTCTATGGTGCTTGAGTGCACATCGACTAGGGTTGCTAACTCCGTCCTCCGAATGTTAGGCCGTACCTCTAAAATATCCTGTGCCATCAGGAGCTTACGGTTGCAACTTTTTGATATGTTGTATAGATGGGGATCACGACTCTTTGCCCAGTAGCTTACTGATTGGGTTGAGATTCCGAACATTCGACTTACCTGTTCCAGGGTTAGGTTTGTGTGCAGGAATATATCTGCAACTAGCTGTTTGTATTTTGGGTGGTATGCCATACCGGACATTATACCACAGGTGGGGGTAATTGTCAAATCGGGCCTACGGGTGGTGGTGGTCAGGGTTTTTGAAACACCACAAAAATTAACTGCCAGGGTGCCTACTTACACGTGTAAGGCGATCAATCCGCCCAACATTGGTCCGAATTGTCCACTTCACGTCTGGATGACCCTTCGTGTCACAGTGACACTAACCCACTGCTGGACGCCTAATCGGACGTATGCGACCGACTATATCTTATTACGTGCACGTATGCGTTAGTGTGCGTATGACACTAACTAATAATCGGACTAACATGGTCGGCAATATCCAAATAGGATGGTGTCATGCCGACACTAACCCCCCTTAGTGTTTACTTGACAATAACTCCCAGGTTGAAACATAGTGTCGCCGATACACTAACCCCCATTTTTGTCCAAACATTGTCATAATTGGACAATGCAGGTCTTATTACACCAATTCCTTTTTGAATATGACAAAGGTTGTCCGATTCACGCCTGGGTGACGCCTGGGAGAATGGTGCGACAAATGTCATAAAAAACATGTGACAAATGACACTTGACCCATTACGAAAAAATTGGTTGAATAGTGGCAGAACCTTACCAACCCGCCTGACCCGCTCGCTCGCTCGCACATTCGTGTGCGGTCGGGTGAGTGCGAGCGCAGGCACACACACACACTCACGGGGGCGCACCAGCCCGCCTGTGCGACGCCACATGCGACAGCCCGCCTAACGAGCATATACGTGAGTGTGTACGCCACCCTACGGGTGGCAGGCAACTAGCATAACGCACATCCGTGTCCGTGAAAGCCTGCACGCCTATAACACCCACATCCGTGACCGTGAAAGCACCCCGTAGGGGTGGCGACCAATAACCAAGTCCTACGCTAGTCACGTAGTGACTGGGTTGCGACCTTAACAACCAAGCCGTACCTGAAAGTCCCCTTTAGGGGACTGCCAATCAAGCCTTCCGCAAGGGTGACTTGTTCCAGGCAGGCGGCGGAATATCCACGCAATCTCACCCCGTAAGGGGTGGGGCAACCACTGAGCGACGCAATAGCCAGCCGTAGGCTGAAGCTACCCCCACTGCAAGTACTGCCGTAGGCAGAGACCCTGGTGGGCAACCCAAAGCCGCACAAGCGAAGGCAACATATGTTGCCTGACTAGCAACTCACTCTCAAGTCCTTCGGACTTGGAGATGGCGACCAAACAGGCGTACCCTGCGAAGCAGAAGTGGGAGTGGGAGTTTCGCACCAAGCACTCGTAAGAGTGCTTCGCAGGCGGCTCGGATGTGCTGAGTACACACACAATTTACCGGAGGTAAATCATGTCCCCTACCAGCAAAACCTACAACGTCGTGATCACAGTCCAAAGGACTGTGGATAGTAAGTCCACCACTTTTGGTCACCCTAAGTTTCTGCCTTTGGCAGAAGCATTGCAGGTGGTTAGCGATTATGCTAATCGCTATGCTAAGCACTACTCGGTTTCTAGCACCCTAATCCCCACCCGTTAGTCCGTAGGACTAACGATTTCACTCAGCACATCCGACCTGCTTGCGAAGCAGGCTAAGTACTTCGTACTTAGTCAACCTACCCCTAAATCGGAGATTTAGCCATGAAAAAAGCACTCGTTATCGGTCTCGCAATCGTGATTATCCCCCTGCTCAACTACGTTGGGATGTCGTTGGCAGATGTCATCAATGTCCTTACGGACATTGGCAACCAAGTACTGGCGGCTTTCTAAGCACGCCAATTTCTCAACTCAGCGTATCCGACCTGCTTGCGAAGCAAGCAGAGATCACACATTAGTCCAAGGAGTATATCATGTCCACAAACCCGGAAGCCCACCTTTGGTGGAAATTTAGCGACAACTATACCGCCGCTTATTACAAGTTAGACCACAAAGTGGTCTATGTGCAAGCCAAGACCGAGACTGCCGCAGTCGCACGATTCGAGCGTGTGACAGGCTGTGACCCTTGGGTCACCCACTGCCGTTGCTGTGCAAGCCGTGACTTTCACTGGGAGCGTCTGGAAGGTACTCCCTATGGGGAGTATAGACCACAAGGTCTGTTGATCTTCGTGGATGATAGCACTGAAGTGCTATAGGAGATAAGCCATGTACACGTATGTCATCCTGCAAGCGTATGCCGACCCTAGCGACCCGCAGTATTATACCTGCACACTCACCCGCTATGCTGGCCCAAGTAAGGCCATCGCCAACCGAACCATTGAGCAGGTTCGTAAAGAACCTGACACCGAATGGGTTGAAGTGGAAGTCTGGCAAGACACAGACAAAGTCTGTGAGTTTAGCGTGTCCCCCGATGGGGAAGTAAGCCAATTCGAGTGACGTTTGTCATAGTCAACTAGTGACATTTGTCACTGTCCAAGTCATGCCAACCCCAGTATACTGGGGATAAATCTGCACCACAGGAGTTTAGCTATGCTAAAGTTTACTCGCAAGATCGTTGTCCACGTCGTGACTGCCGAAGGCAGTCCAGAGAGCCACAAGTACTGGCGAGACCGCTTTGCGGCTTGTGCGCCAGACGGTTTCACCGTCTTCTTGCCGGAAGCCGTCGAAGGTGGGTGGCGGATGGCTGATGGCTCAGTTGTCACTGAGCCAGTGTCACTGTTCGAAGTGTGGGAACCTTCGGTTCCCCAGGTGGTCGATGTACTGACCGTTGCAAGTCAGTTGCAAACTGACGAGAACCAGGAAGCCGTGAGCGTGCAGTGGGTTTCACCCACTGGTTGGGTTGCGGCAATCTGCTTCGACAGTGCCGACTGGTTAGAGTTAGAAACTCTAATCCGGGCGGATCAACCAGCCGACTAGTCGGCTGACAAGTACTGGGACCCCTTCGGGGGTCCCAATTTCCAGGAGTAAAATCATGATCGAGAATTTGTTGGCGTTTTACGCCAAAGCACTGCCCACCGAACGTGCCCAGGCACGCTGGTATCATACCGCCCACGATGAGTGCAAGTCCGTTGCCTACGAGTTAGGCGTGCCGTTCAAACACTTCGTGTTTGCAGTGGCGGCACTGTCACCGGGGTGCTACTGGGAGCGGAACATCCTAGGGGTCGAGCAACTGGTCACCGAAGGTGACACGGGGTACGGCTATCGGCGCAACAGAGCGAAAGCTCTGGAGTGCTTAGCAGGGAACCTGCAAGCACTGCGGGGACCGAAGGTCACTCGCTTTGCGGCGAATATCCTGGACCCGGACCAACACGCCTACGATGTGGTCGTGGACATGTGGGCATGGCGTGCCTGGGAAGGGGTCGTCATTGGCGAAGCCAAGAGCCTGACCCCGAAGCAGTACGAAGCCATAGCCGAAGGCTATGTGTCGGCGGCTAAGCAAGTCGGCCTAACCCCTTCGGCCTTTCAAGCAGTCGTCTGGACCGTAACCCGGCGACTGGGCAAGTCTGCTCTGTTAGAGCAGAGATTGGAGCGTAATCGTGAGAAGCGACAAGCAAAGGTTAGCGGAGCTAACTGAGAAAGCCAACCTGATCCTGGACATCCGGGATCGAGAGCACTTGGCAGGTGTTCCACCTGTCAACCTGGAAGGTTACGACTGGCAAGCACTTCGTGCTTACTATCGGAGCCTGACCCCTGTTATCACAGGGGACGACCGACCGTTCAACCCCGAAGCCCACTACGGGACCCTTGGGGATTATTACGACAGTCAGGAATGACTGTCAATTTGCAGGAGTAAAGCCATGACCATCACACTGACCGCCCACGTGTTAGACCGTATTGCCGACCGACCGCTCATCAGCTATGCTGACCTGTGCAAGGCCGTTGACAACATCGAGCAGTGGATTGGCAAGTATGCCAAGTGCCGCCAAGTGGCGGTAGTACTGCGTGAGTATGACCACTGCGTGAACCTGGGGAACACCTACGGTGACCGTCTGGTTCTCGTGGTGGATGTGGAACAGGGTACTGTTCCGACGATCTTCTGCCGCAACAAAGTCCAACGTAAGCCGCAGTCAGTCCAGGCATACGTGAACATGTACGGGTATCCGGTGCAGGCCGGACGCCGATAGGAGCAAGTTATGCCACCCCTAGTTGTTGTCCCAATCCTGATTGCACTGATTGCATGGTGCATTGGCCTGCTGTCCTACTTCGTAGGGCAGTTCTTCGAAGTCGAGAGCTTTATACTTGTGAGCAAGTTCTGTAAACTGACCATTGTGCTCTGCTTTTTAGCAGAGATCGCCGTAGTTGTATCCACCTGTTAGTCCAGCCAGACCTAAGCCAGTCGGCTTACATCGCAGTCACACGTCCCGACTGGCTAGGATTTCATCCTAGAACCGAAGGAGTAATGAGATGACATATTACACAGTCGAAATCCGCAGTGACGGTGAAACCGTCATGATAGGACGTACACCAGGGTTGGACACAGCCCTGCTCACCGTGCACACCAACCTGAAGCACTACGGGGGATTGGTCAAGCCCGTGCGTAACGTCAAGCACCGATGGGTGGGGTACGTTGATGGGCACACCATCGCCATCCAGGTAACACAGGCGTAAGTACTGGCTGGTGCTTCGCTCTCCGCCGACCCTATTGGGGTAGCCTACCAAGGCATGGGCGATGATGGACGACCCCCAGGCGTCCGGGGCGGACAGCGGGGCATCAGTTTTATTTTTTTTCTCTCGTGTGTACATGTGCGTACACGTATTGGGTTTTTTAGAGTACTTTGCGGGGTCCCTTTTCCGGTCCCTATAGGAGAGTGAGTGATGAAAGTCGGACGTATTGCAGTAAACGCCCAATGTTTCTTGGGCAACCTTCCCTTCCAGGCTGTAAGCCTTCCCGAAAGTCTGGCACACTGGAAGTTCTACCTGGACACACACATGTCCATCATCGAGACCCCTGGTCTCAGCTTCACGGATTGGAACCTGGGCAACGACTGCTTTGGGTTCTACTTTTGGGATACCGAAGGCAACGACATCACCACGCAAGCACTGGCACAGATCAGCGACGTGCACTTGCGCCTATATGCTGGTTGTCGGTCAGCCTGCCTAGTTTTCCACCTTACCGAAGGTAACCACACAGATCAGGCATGGGTTTGGTTCCAAGCCTGCACCATCCGATAGGAGAGTATCATGTTGACAGTTTCGAAAGTTCGTGTTACCCTTAAGGGTAAGCAAGCAGTGAAGGCAGTATTCACCACCACAGGTGAGTACTTCACCTTCCGCTATGGGTCATGGATGACCCCTGGCTCCATCCTGCACCTGGACAGTGCGGGTAAGCCTGTCCGTGGTGACATCCGCAGGGGTGAGGACGCAGATGGACCCATCTTCACCGAAGGTGTGGCCTTGTGGCCCATCTAAGTACAGGCAGGGGTCGAAGGACCCCTGATTTCGGACCATTCAACCTAATGAGTACAAAGGAGTAGATCATGAGAAACGTTTACGGAGTACGCTGTGGTAGTGAGAGTATGTACGGGCATGTGATCTGTGTGGTCGCCGCTGAAAGCGTAACAGAAGCACGTGATGTAGTTCGCAAATCACAGGAGTACGCCACACTCAACAAGCAATGGCAAGTATACTGCACATCGCTGAATGCAGTCAATGGTCCCTTCGGGATCACTAGTCAGGAAACAGGTGTTTTACACACCTATCCAGAGTTAAATTAGGAGATTACACATGTTAACTTTAGTTCCAGCATACGGTCGTGATTACAAAAGCAAGGCGGCAGTCCAGGCGGACCTGGACGCAGGCAAGGACTTCGAAGTAGTCTGGACGCCTGTCGATCCTGGTGGGTACGCAACTGCGTCGGACCTGTTAGAAGACGGGCACACTCAGGTGCGGGTGCGCTACCAGCGTAAGACCAAGGTGGGAGTGTTTACACTCCATGAGCCTGAGCCATATGACAAGGGTCTTGAGCAGGGGGCAACGAACCTGGAAGAGTTCGTCAACACGTACATCAGTACGCCAGTAGCCTGGGCGACCATGTTCTTGATAGATCATGACAAAGACATCCAGAAAATGCTTGATGATGGGGATGGTAGTGAGTATGAGAAGAGTTCTTTCAAAGACATGATTGCTGAGTTGGCAGACGCCCTGCAACAATGGGCAGAAGATGAGGAGTAAGGAGTAAACATGCACTGGATACAAACCCCACAAGCAATACGTGACTTCGCCCTTATGCTCAGCATCGCTTTCGGTGCTGAGACCTGGGTGGTTGGGGGCGCATGCCGGGATACAGTCCTGGGTGACACCCCACATGACATCGACATCGAGATCACTGGGTTGAGTGAGTACAACTTGACCCACTTGCCCTTCGCTCAGGTAATACCTGGGGGTGATCGGTTCGGTGTTTGGATTGTGACCTTCCACGATGAGACCTTCGAAGTGGCACTGCCACAAACCCGTGAGCGTGTGGGTGATGGTCACTCAGGCGAGATCGCACACATCGACCCGAACCTGCCCATTGAGCAGAGCTTAGCACGCCGAGACTTCACGGCTAACGCCATCGCCTGGAATGTGCTGACCGAAGAGATCGTTGATCCCTTCGACGGGATTGATGACATCCACACTGGCATCTTACGGGCAGTGAATGCAGGCAACTTCGCTGATGACCCACTGAGAGTACTACGTGGTGTGCAGTTAGCATCACGCACTGGGCTGGTCCCTGATTGCCCAACGGTATCCGCCGCACAAGCACAGATCGGCGGGTTCAGTGCCCTGAGTTCGGATCGTGTGCGCCAGGAGTGGGTGAAGTGGGCGCAAGGTTCAACCCCTGCACTGGGCATCAAGTTCCTGGTCGAGTGTGGTTGGATCGAGTGCTTCCCATCGCTGAATGCCTTACGTGAGACGGAGCAGGACCCCATCTGGCATCCCGAAGGGGACGCCTTGACCCACACAATCTTTGCCCTGGAAGTCCAGCCAAGCTGTGACCCCATCATCAACTGGGCAATCCTACTGCACGACATTGCCAAGCCACACTGCACGGCTACTCGTGAAGATGGACGCATCATCAGCCCCGGTCATGACCAACTGGGTGCGGACATGATCCCGGATGTACTACGTGAGTTCGGGTTCGAGATACACGGACGCATCCCGGAGTGGGTGCAGGCAGTGCAGGCCATCGTTCGGGAGCACATGTGGGCGGCAAGCCTGAGTGGTGCACCTGGACACCGTGGTGTACGACGCTTAGCACGACGCTTAGCACCTGCCACTGTTCGTCAGTGGGGTGCTGTCTGCTTAGCAGATGTGGGTGGTCGAGCAATTGCTCGGAGTGAGAGAAACTCACTGATTGACACCATCCTGGATGTAGCCGAAGACGCTACCAGCCTGGGCATCGTAGATGACGGGCCTGCCAAGATCGTCACGGGCAAGTTGCTGATCGAGCATGACATCATCGAGCCTGGAATTGCCATGGGCAAGCTGATCGACCTGCTGTTTGAGCTACAGCTAGACGGATGGTTCACGGACGAAGAGATCGGGCTACAGTTTGCACGTGAGTTAGTCGAGAACGTGCAGTTATGAGAACGGGCTAGTCTCAATTGAGACTAGCCATTTCCCGGAGGTGAGAGATGACAGTTACAAACACAAACAACGTAGTTGGTATCACATTGGCCTTGCAATACCCATACTTTTGGGAACACAAACCTATGCCCAAGGAGTTTGATCTTGATTACTTAGCCCACCAACGAGTACAGAAGATCATCAAGAGCATGGGCATGCGGTACGACCTGTGGGAAGGTGGCGCACAGGATAGTGCCTACTACACACTCAAAGACCTTCCAAAAGGATTGACCTGGGACGAAGCCATCGAAGCAGTTGAAATTGCATGGTTCGATACGCCTACTGATCACCCAATTATGTACTGCCATGAGTGTGAACAGTTTACACAATGGACTATCCCAACCTTCCATCTCAAATGCACAGTGTGTGGTGAGTGGCAATACGGCGAGAGTGAAGAGTACTTACTAGAAGAACACCCGCTTGAGTATTGGACAGAAGACAACACTATGTTAGAAGAGTGGGAGAAGTTTGGTCCACAGGAAGATGGAGAAATGAAGGAGTACGGTAATGGAAACAGACCAGTTGATCGTTGAAGTTGTGCAAAGTGATGTAGATGATTATGTCATATTCACAAAGAACCTAAATCAGGAACCTGTCCAAGTGACTAAGCCTGGAACCTATGCGGCAGACTGCTTCATCATCGCAGGAACAAGTGCAAGCAGACAAGGCACAAACTATGGCACTACCTTTGGTAGTAGCACAGGCTGGTACTACTCCAACAAGAAATATCGTTTCATGCCTGGAACACCAGACTGGGTAAGTAAGATCATAGCACAGGCTGGTCACTATACAGGCGGAGGTGGCAAGGCATACTATCCTGGCAAATACATCATCTTTAACAAGCGGTTGTTCAAAACTGTGAAGGGTGCACAGCAAGAAGCCAAATGGTTGATGGGCGGACGACGACAAGGTTGGTAGTATCAATTGAGACTTCACGACTGTGAGCCACCAGGACGCTCTCTAACGAGCGCACTGCCCTGCACAGGATAAAACATACACATCAGCACAGCACGCCAGTCCTGGCAAGCCTGTGTTGTTCCTGGACCACAATGCAAGTAGGGTTGTGGTCCTGAATTTCAGTAAGTTTGGACATCCTACTGTAAGTAGGACCCCTTGGTTAGTGTACATAGTACACGAAGGAGAGAGAGACATGAGTATAACCTACGAAGAACTTGAGATTGCCCACTTCCAAGCAATGAGTGTTGCACAAGGGTTGGCAGGCCGAGTGGTAGACGCATTCCTGGGTCGCAAGTGGGACGACCTGAGCGAGAATGAGCACCAGTTATTGATCCCGTTGATGAGTAACAACCCACTCGGTGTGCTGGTAGCCTACCTTGCACTGGATGACAACGGGGTCATCATCCGATGGGAAGACAGCCCCGAAGGGATTGAGTACTGGAAGGGTGTCTACGAACGAGCGGGATACGACTTCGAGAGTAAGACATGGAGGCAAGATGATCCACTCCCCTTATGGGAGAAATTGGGAGACATCCCCATTGATGAGAACGAAGCAATTGAAGAGCCGTTCTTACACTTCCCACGGGGTACAGATCGGTTCACGATCTGGCACTGGTTCGAAGAGCGGTTTGATATTACAATTGGTGAAATGATACAGGAGAGTGAATGATGTTGATGTTGACTAAGCAAAACCGTAAGGACCTACCTGCGTTATACTCGCAGGAGGACAAGGGTGATGACGCTATCGCCCATGTGAAGTTCTTCACACCTGACGCTGGCTGGACGTGGTACGCTACAGAGTTCGATGGTGATGACTGCTTCTTTGGGCTGGTGGTTGGGTTGGACACAGAGCTTGGGTACTTCTCACTGCGTGAGTTGCAGTCAGTGACCGGGCCGTTTGGCCTGCCTATTGAACGAGATCGCCACTTCACCCCTTGCACATTGCGGGAATGCCGGAGGAAGCACATATGAGTACACACAAAATGCTGTTCAACACTGGGGTTCTACCCCAAAATCGTCCTGGTGGGACGTTGATGGAACATCAGTCCTGGCTACTCTGAAGCGTGTGGAGTGTGGGATTAAAAACTAGCCCCTTGACAGGGGCATTTCAATCTGCTAAAATTGTATCAGTTGAGACAAAGGAGTTGAGCATGTATCCACACAAACAGGATGAGTATTGCCCACGATGTGGGAACCTATGGGAAACCCGGACACGCAGTGGACTGGGTAGCATAAGCACCTGCCCTAATAAGCATGCGTGGGCAGTGAATGTTGAGCGAGCACCTTACATGAAGATTGACGCCAACACCAAGTACGGCGATGATCGCATCCACAAGGCCCTGGCAGGCTGGTGCATTACTGAGTTGACTGGTGACGCTGAGCGGTATGTTCCCACGTTTGAAGTCCCGGAAGATGGTAAGTACTTCACACCCAAGCAGTACGCAGAAGCACGCATATACTGGGGGAGCCTGACGGATGAAGAAGAGCAAATGTTCTACGAACACTACACCAGGGGGGCAGGCAAGGGTCTCTTCCGTGGTGTTGATGAAGACACTACCTTCGAAGACTACCAAGTGATCAGCATGCTTCAAACTGAGTTTGAAATCGCACACGACATCTAAGGAGTAGCCAATGGCTAAGAAACCGAAGAGTGTAGCAATCAACATGAGTGACATCATCCTAGCCAAGAAGCGGGTCCCGAATGAACACATCAAGATTGAGTTCAAAGACTGGACCTTGTTTCGCAAATGGTTGGGTGATCGACCAGTGTTCCCACGCAAATCTGCCTTACAGTGGGACAAGAACACAGCGTGGTATGAGAAGTACTACGAACGTACACCATACTGGGTGCAGGTGACGCTGTGGGGAGACGACGACCTGCTATTGACTGCTGTCTTTGACAGCAAGGACAAGGCACTGGAATGCTTTGATGATATACTAACAACCCCGGATGATACCGAACCTGACTGGGACAAATGGGGCTTTGGATAAACAGGAGAGTAACATGGCACGAACAGTTTCAAGACCTTGTAATGCTACTGCGGTAGCCTATACTCACTTAGAGTATGAAGATGAGTACGACGACTGGACCTTTGACAACTTCGTTGAGTGGTTCAAAGACACCTGCAAAGAACATTGGCCTAGCCTGGAAGAGCCGAACAAATCCACCTGGATTGGCAGAGAAGATCACGTGCTCTTAGAGAATGCCCATGCACAGATTGGTATCTCTGAGTACATGGGGTTGGTTGCCGTTTGGATTGTGCCTGTTAATGATGACTGGTACTATGAACACAACGGGCTACATGATCACTGGTGTGCTCAGATTGAACCTAAGTTTGAAGAGTTGTTTGGTACCTTACGCAAAATAGGAACCTTCTCCAATGGGGAAGCGGTGTTCGAGCGAAGGAGAGTATCAAATTAGTACTTGACAAACATGGACGCCCCCGGTAAAATGGTGGTGTCCTTATTTCCTGGAGGTGAGAGATGACTAGAACAATATGGATCGGAGCGGACTACCCCTGGAGTGGCATGCCCTGGCAGGTGTTCACGGATCGTGAGCAGTTCGGTTGTAACACACGCTGTATTGCTATGATACACGAAGGCCATGTACCTGATGACGCTGAGCAGGTGTATGCCGATGATGCCTGCATAATCTATCGGTACGCAGGTATCATGTTTCAAATCGACAAGCACGGAGAGATCACTGTGATCGGAGGTAAATAATGACTGGTTGCACGAATGTTTTCTTCGAGGATGACGGGTACTGCACAGCATGTGGTGAATACCACAAACGTGGCAAGCGCACAGATGCACCCACCTACGCAGTTAAGGAAGCGACACCCGTCGCCGGGACAGAAGCAAGTGTCAAGCAGGTTGTCCGGGAAACCCTGGATAAACTGATTGCCATCTACGGGATTGCCTGTGGCTTGAAGTTCACCCGTGGTATGCGGGGTAGGGCTATCCACAACATGATAACAAAAGAGCACCGCTTTGTCCTGGGTGTGCCACGCCTGCTAGATGACTTCGAAACAGGCTTCAAAGAATACACGACTGTAGCTCCACTGGTGGGGTTAAATAATAGGGACCCACTAATGGGTATGGACGCAGTCAAGCAAACTGTATACCATGAGTATGCCCACGTACTACAGGTGCACCGTGGTTTATACAAACCACGAGGGGATCATGACCTTAACTTTGTAAAGTGCTACCGTGAAGTTATGAAGGCCATGAGATAACCTATTGACAAGTCTGCCAGACCTATGGTAGACTTGATTTACCGGAGGTGAAATATGACGTATCGAGTTGAAATATGGCGACAGTGGGACCTGCAAGAGCAGGAGCGTGGACGTAACCGCAAGTTTGCAGAGTTGAATAACTTATACCTGCGGTGTGAGCGTGGTGACGTGCAGATGTCTGTAGCTATAAGTAATGAGCTTCGCACGTTGGTTTATCAAGCGTATGATCCTGTGGCTGACGCACAGATAATCGCTTGGTGGGCTGATGAGTTTATGACTTTACCGGGCTGGTTAGACTATTAGACTGGAGGATATTACTATGCGTGAAATGGCTTGTGTTGATTGTAATTGGGTTGGTTCGGAAGATGATGTTGAGTGGGCTTTGAATGGTCGAGACTATGACCAGGATGAAGAGCCTGTCTGCCCTATCTGCATGGGGCAAGTCCGGTGGGCAAAGTACTGGGTCGTGGTCTACGCCAATGGGGACAACATCTACCGTGGGACCTTGTGCCTGGAAGGTGATGACCTGGAGCAGGTTGCAGTTAAGGCTGAGACCTTATCCGTGGGTGGTGGGCACCCCATTGATATCCTGGGACCTATTGACTACCACATTACATCAGCTATCTAAATACCTGGAGGTTACAATGATAAAAATCTGGCATGCAAATACTCGTGAGTCAAGGTTCAATGATCAGTGGCCTGTCAACTTTCCTGATAACTACCAGGAAATCTGCACCTTAGATGTACCGTATAACCTGGATGACATCTATGACTACTGCAACAACAAGCCTTGGGATGAAATTCCCTGGTATGAGCAAGCTGATGTCACTCTGGCAAAGGGTATTAATGGTGCCCGTTCATTGAGTGCAGGCGACCTGATCCAGATCGGTGACATCTTGATCCGGGTGATGGGTGTGGGCTTTGAGTTAGTAAAATATTAACCCCTTGACAAGGGGGAGTTAATCTGGTAACATGGAGGTTGACATGCCTAACATTCGTAAGGCCAACAAGCGTGACGCTAAGCGTCGCAATGCACAGTACGGTCACAAGGGTGGTAGCAGACCTTACCTGCACATCATTAACCGCAAGAACAAAGAGCAGAAGGCTCGGAGGAAACAACATGGCTGAACAGTTTGAACTTGAAGAACTTGATGGCTGGTGGCGAGACTTTGAAGATTACACGGATGAAGAAGATAGCTTAGATGATCTTCGCCTGGGCGATGAGATTACCCATAGTGAGTACGGGAAGTGCACCTTCCGTGTGTGGGAGGATCGGGATGAAGGTATCGCTGTTATTGAGCTTGCCGATGGAACCTTCGAAGAAGTGTTTATTGACGTAGAAAACCTTGTGGAGGATCGAGATGAGTGACTTTGACTTGTACTGGGATGAGGACGAGTTCATTGATGAGTGGGTTTTTGATGAAGAGCCAGATGAAGAGCCAGAAGCACTTCATGTGATCCGCATCACAACCCAAGACAATGGTAAAGTTTCTATGTACAACTGGACCAACGATAACCTAGACACTGGATACCCGTCAGAGGATGCTTCCTGGACAACCACTTTCCCATCTGTACGTGACGCCCTGCGTTCTACGGGCGGAAGTCGGTACGGTCTGGCTTGTCGAGTTGAGGTCTATGTAGACGGGAAAGAGATGTCTGACGAAGAGGTAGATACTTATCTAGGTAAATAGCTTTTGAGCACCCGCTGGCCTGCAAAGTCCAGCACGTAATACCTGCTCCCTTCTGAATGCTGTAGGAACACCTTGGCGTGGTGGTATCAGTGAGGTTAGGCAGTAGGCTGGAGCACAGTCTCCATAAGGAACGGGCAAGAGCCGGGTGCTATTTCATGGGGCGTAGTGGTAGACGTACCAAATTGGATGAAGGCATGGCGGCACCATGCCGTAGCGGGTTCGATCCCCGTCCGCTCCACTAGGCAGGCCCCCGCAGGTGATGCGGGTACATGTGGGCAACACACCCCACCGCTGGTACGATGATGCCTGCCCTTCACTGGGATGAAATAGGGTAAGCCCAGTGTTGATCACATCCCTATCCCATGCTGGCCTGGGAGATGACCAGCAACAATATATCGGAGGATAAAATGGCACACTTTGATACAGCGCAGTATACCGAACAGCTAAATCCCCATCGGTACACGTTCCATGTCCCTTGTCTTGTATGCAGGACGGTTGGGGATATTGACATACCTGCTCAGGAATTGTTTGAGTACCGTCAGGGAAAGCTAATCCAGCATGCTATGCGATCCGTCAGTGTTGATAACAGGGAATGGTTAATCAGCGGTATCTGCCCAACCTGCTGGAATGAAATGTTCCCACCAGAGGAGGATGAATATGAGTACGCCTATTGACTTAAACGAATTGCATGACATCCCACCAGTACTGAAAGAAGTTTTAGAAATAGTTGAACAGGGGTCAGGTAAGAAGATTACCCATCCAGACTGTCACACCTGTACCCATCGTAGATCGGTTCCAGGCAGTGCACACAGTGAATGTGTTTCCTTTGAGGACCCCACATCTCGCCTACTACTAGCGTCTGGTGTACTAACATGGGGCGGTAATGGGATACCACGGGTGTCTAGTAATATACCTATCGTAGGGTTACACAGGATCGGGGTACATGGGGGTTGGGCAACATGGCCCATCGACTTTGACCCACGATGGGTATTGTGGTGCCTGAGTTATGAACCAAGAAAGGAATGAAAATGACTTTCCAATCTGAGTTATATGATCCTATTGAATTGCCTACACTAGATGGATCAGACCAACCCGAAGCACCTACATTCTGGTTGTTCATCTTGTCTGTGAATGGTGCGCCTGGAGGGTTCATGGTCTTCACTGGTGCCACAGAGGATGACGCATACAATAAGTTACGCCTTTCCACCACACGCACAGTTGAACATGTCTTCGGCCCGTTCGATAAATATCCTGAAGGTGAGTAAGCTTCATATTATATAAACCTTGTGTCTTATGATCTAATTCGTGGAAAAAATGGAGAATGAAATGCCTACTGCTATCTGTACCAATTGTGTGTTCTGCTTTCATGACATTAAAAATAGAATGGCACCTACCGTCTGGTATAACTGGGTTTGTACACACAAGTCGGTTGAACGCAAACCAATGATTAATCCTGTCACTGGTGAGCATGAATATGAAGACTCAAACGATCTTGGTGGTGTATTCACCACAACAGAACCATATCCATTCTGTCGGGATATTAATGTTCGTGGAGAATGCCAGAAGTATGAGGAGAAATAACATGAGTGACAACCGTAAACGTTTAGCCGAAGGTGTGCAGTTGATCAGCACACAGCCGTTCAATGCTGATACCTTGCTTCAGTTTATCAGCTTGACTTACAAAACCTATGCTCAAGGGATAGGTATCCCACACGAGCAGGTGATGCAAATCATCCAGGATAACATCGATCCTGACCGGGTGATGATCTCTAAGAAACGTCTCGCAGAACTGGAAGATGCTGAAACTGCGATCCAGTACCTGAACATGGCAGGGGTAGATAACTGGTCCGGGTGTGAGTATGCCTATGAGTTGGCACGTGAGGATGGAGTAGATATAAGCATATGATTACACCACAACGAGTTTCCCAGATAAACTGTCAACTAAATAGCATCCTGAAAGAGTGGATCGAAGTGTTTTATGAGAAGCTACCTGACGGGGACTACCAAGCTCGTGCTGAGGTAACAATCAAAGATGGTATCCCTTACTTGAGTTTCCCCTACCTTGTCGAACCCGGACAACCAGGAGAACCCTTGACAGAATAGCACCATGGTGGTAAGCTAATAGAAACTACACAGACATAGGAGCAAAATATGAAGGCACTCTGGCAACTACTAGACTTTTTCATCCAAGTACTTTTGTTTGTCCCGGCAGTGATCATGGAAGTTGGTACGTTTCTAATGTCCCTGATTGGTGTGATCGTTGCCGCCGCTATGATCATCCCGGCTGTTGGATTGTTCTTGCTGATCATCATCCTGATCTTTTAATACGGAGGTTATAATGAAAGCGTTAGTTCGAGTTAACCGTGATAGTGCAGTATCTCCGAAGCGTCCCGAAACTACCATCGAGGTGCATGGAAAAGGTAAAGCCGCAAGTGTTGAGTTTGTCTACCCTGATGGTCGCCGGATTGAGTACGACCTGCATGATCTTCTCTCTGCATTGAAGGGGCTGGAGTTGTCCAGCCGATAAGTGATACTTGACAGGGTGCCGAAGGTGTGGTACCCTGTATTTACTGGCCCTAACCCAACTACCAAACGGAGGTTCTAATGGCTAAGAAATCTATCTACCAAATCGTGACCGAACAAATCATCACCATGCTTGAGCAGGACCTGATCCCTTGGCGTCGCCCTTGGGTGGCATCCGCACAACGCAATGCGATCACTAAGAACTACTACAACGGGTTCAACGTGTTTGTCCTGGAAGCCACCAAGATGGCTAATGAATACTCCAAGTCACTCTGGTGCTCAGTCAAACAAGCGAAGCGGAAGAAGGGGACCCTAAAAGAAACCGAGTATGGCAACTCAGCCCAAGTTATCTTCTGGCCTACCAAGCGAGAAGAGAATGATGAAGGCAAGATGGTTACCCGCTTCCTTGGCATCCGTTATTATAACGTATACAACGTGGATCAGTTTGACTGGGAAGACCCTTCCTTCCTGGATGAGCTTGAGGCCCTGCCCAATGAGCGCACACAGATCGACCCGGACGTGTTTATCTTTGAACATATGCCCAAGAAGGTGGATGTACGCCACCGATATGACAAGGCGTTCTACGTTCCTTCAGCAGACTATGTTGGTATGCCTAAACCAAAACAGTTTACCAGTGATGGGGAGTACTATAGCACACTGTTCCACGAAATCACACACAGCACGGGGCACAAGTCCCGCCTGGGTCGGTTCGAAGGTGACGTGGAAGAGACCACCTTCGGGAGTGAGAGTTACTCGTTTGAGGAACTGGTCGCTGAACTGGGTGCGGCAATGTTGTGTGCAGTGTGGGGCATCAGTGATGACCGTGTGCTGGAAAACAGTGCATCCTATATCAAGTCCTGGAAGTCACGCCTAACTGACAACCCTACTTGGATGGTACAGGCTTCATCCAAGGCAACTAAAGCAGTGCAGTATACGATGGGAGAGAAAGTCAATGCGTAAAGATTGGACGAATGAAGACTTCGAGTTTCTCTTAGAGAAAGTTAACGCAGGTGAAATCATCTTGGTTGCTGACCATGACCTTGGGATACCAACCATCCATGGGATCGCTGGCACGGAGCATGATGGGTTCGGCTTCTTCACTGCTACCACTGCGGAGTACACTGTCCAGTTTGAAGGTGGAACTGGGATGCCCCGTACTCCATCAGGAAAAGGGTACACAAAAGTCAAAGTACTTCGTGGTGTGTTCCCTTACAACTGTCAGCAGGTTGCCCAGACTATTGAAGACTTAATCAGTGAATAACCCTTGACAGGATACCAGATGTCTGATATCCTGTATTTGTTGATACAGACAGCTACCACCTGGAGGTTGAAATGATACAGTACTTGCTCAGTGAATGGGAAATTAACGGCTATAGTGACAGCGACTTTGAAGGTGCCGTTTGGGATACCGAAGCAAACAGTGTGAAGCGTATCATGTTGGGAACCACCCGCTTTGCGGCACCGATCACCTATGACGGTATAACTGTTGGAGATATCCCGGAGGATATAATTGTAAAGGCACTCTCATGGTTGTCTGATGCAATCTACCACGATATGTGGCACCATGAACATAATAAGATTGCTTGCCCTAATGATGTCCGTCCAGGCGACCGTGTGGTGCTTCAGGAGGACCGTCGTAATCATAAAAAAGTCTCCATTGAGACTGCTTGTCACAAGTGTGAGGGGACAGGTGCCTGGGTTAATCCACACAACACAGAAGATGTCCGGGAATGCTTTGCATGTGATGGTAAAGGGGTACATATCTCGTTTGAAAAGGCCCCGAAGGTAGACGGTAAGTTACAGTGGGACACTTTCAAGGCTGGTGATGCGGGTATCGTAACCTGGGTGGGGACATTCCGACAAATATGGCATAATGGCGGGTACAATCGCCGGGATCGACACACTTTATCTGTGCGTGTTCTAATGGATGATGGGCGTTTGATGAATTGTATGCTGGATCAGCTTAGCCTGGAGCATGAACCCGATAGTGATAATGTATTACGTGAGCGTGCTAACAGTCTGGCATTGAAGTGCCAGTTTGGTAAGGCACTTAATCCCCGCCACGCTTGGGATACTCGTAACTATCTCAGGGAACAGCTAAATGGAAAGTAGTTTCTAACTACCCTTGACAGGATACCGCACTCGTGGTATCCTATTTGTATCAACTGATACACGGAGGTAACGATGTTAATTATAAACGATGAACTAACTTGCTCAGTCTGTGGGGCTTATGCCCAAGGCAATGGCTATTGTGCCAACGGTCATGAGTTTGGACCTAACTTGTTCCAGGAATGGGAGGATCGTTGCATTACTGACGATGAGCTTGCCAATATGGAAGAGGACTTGATCTGCAATCCGAATGGTTGTGGATCATGCACCGACTATGATACTTGTGAGTTCTATGATGGTGAAGAGGACCTGCCTTTACCGTTTGATGCTGAGAGCGAGAGGCAGTACATCTTAGCACGCAAACGCAACTACCAATCAGAATAAACGGAGGTTGATGTTATGCTAAAAGCTGTTGTGTCACTTGTGCTCTTCGCACTTATGATTGCATTACTAGCATTCAACTATTGGTGGCTTGTTATTGTCGTTTTGGCAGGCATGACCACCGTCTCATTAATTGACACCATCAAAAATGGTAACCCCACATCTTGGAGGAATGAATAATGAAAGACTTCATCAGTTTTCTGTGTGTTGTTCTCCTGGTTCCTGCCCTGGTTGGTGAGCATAATCCAAACGCAGTGATCAACGCTCAGGGATATACGCTGTTTCAGTTACAGGCTATCATGTATGTTCTGCTGACCTTTGTCAACAGATTATGGGTGTTCTTCTTCGTTCCTAAACGAGACCTGGAGAAAGAACTTAGTGAGCTTGATATGCGGGTGTTACGCTTATCCAATCGTGAAGCTACACTAACAAAAGCTGTCAATGAGTTATCTGATTATCTATTGCGCCTAGTAAACCACCTTCATAAAAAATAATGCACACACTTCAAGATGTTCTCCCAAATAAGGATCAGCGATGGGAGTTGATTACCAACATGACGGTAGGCGTATACCATGGACGCATACCCATTGGGATAGATCGCTATGGGCGCAAGATACTGGTGCTTCTACGTATCCCCAATCATGGTAAGTTCGTTGAGATTATATATAACCCAGGTGGTCGCAAACCTGTGGTAGAGAAGATTAGGCCGGAGTAGACTATGTATGTTGTTGAACAGACGGTAACTAAAACCTTCCCTATAGGAAGTGATGCGTTGGGACTGGAGAAGAGGTACAAATGATTTGGCATACACTGGAAGAAACACGACCAAAATACTTGCAGTATGTGGTCCTGCGCTTGAAGGGACACATGGCTGTTGTCGGCTGGCTTCATACCACCAATCAGTTCTTGGGTTGGGGTGGTGGTCCTGCCACATCTGCTCTTGATGAAGGGTTGATCTTGCGATGGGCTTACCTTGATGATGTACTCAAGTGCACAGATGATCAGGATGCTTTTGCTCAGGGCAAAGCATTGCGGAGGTAAGAGATGACTTGGAAGATGGTAGAACTAGAAGAAGGGACCCCCGTTGTCTACGTTGGTGTGTATGTATTACACTGGCGTCCTGAATGGGGACAACCAGACGTTGGGTTTGTCTCGGAAGAACATGATGAAGAGGATGTTGCAGACCTTATCACTGAGAATGCGAGGTTGCGTGGTAAGTTAGGGGAGTATACTACCACTGACGAACTAGGTAAAGACAGATCACAGGATGCAGACTGGTTGCGAGTACATTACTTCGAGGCTCGAAAGGAAAACGAGCGCATGAAACAGGGGATCAGTGAGGTTGTTGACATGTTGGATGAAGCTATTAAAGCTAACGAGCCTTACACGTTCAACAAAGCGGTTAGGAACTTGAACAAGCAATACCGCAGATTGATTGGTATGCTAGAAAGGATTGCTGATGCGTGACTTTGAATGGTACTGCCCATACTGTGAGGAGTACTTATACCCGGAAGAAGTTACCTTCGAAGAGACCCATGATGAAAGAGAAGGTGGGTGTGGTCACCCGGTGCAAGGTATCCCTGACCCAAACGACGGTCCTTACGATACATTAGAGGAAAAGTATATGTAATGTGGAGGTGACAAATAATGAATATCAAAATGTTTAAGTTTTGGATCAATGTTAGGAACATCCTTATTGCAGGAACGGTGTACGCTTATAGTGAGAAAGAAGCCAGAGAAGAAATTAATATGTTCTTCTATGGTGCAGTTAATGAGCCGTGTGTGCTTTCATTCCAGGGGTACACCACTAGTTCTGGAGGTCCTGGAGTATACTCCTTCGTAGGGGAGCATGAATAATGGATGACAATGAACTGTTAAAACTTGCTACTCGTTTGTTGTGGGTACTGCACAACAGCCCATATGAGATGAATGCCAAGGTCACTTTTATAAATGGGGTTCATCATGGTCGTGTTGAATGGCATGACCCTGCTGGTAGAGAGTATAAGCGTCGATGGGTACACCAAACCATGCAAGCCGTAGTCTCTGAGTTTACTGCTGATGTTATGGCAGGTATCTATGGTTTAGAAGCTGTATATGTACCAGAAACAGGACGAGATGAGCCGATTGTCATCCAATATGAATGGAATGACTACCCTAAGACCTTCTACTTTGGGTTCCCAACTGCACGTCAGCACCGCAAATGGATGGATGTACATGGAGGATGGTTGACCTGGGCACCGCTTCGAGGTCTGCGCTGAGTACTTGACAAGACAATAGACCTGTGCTATGATTCGGGTATAGTGAAACGGAGGTAACAATGTCAGCACTTGATAGACCAGTAGGAATGACTTGGGTTACACCCAACATGGTTGGAGATATCCCCGGACTGTTTACCAAGGGCAAGCCGTTATATGTTGATGGTAGTTGGGTTGAAGCCTTCACACCTATGCGAATATGGCATGGTGTATATGTTCGTAAGCTATACCCACAGGCATCTGCCAAAGATGTCAACGAACACGAGGTACTAGATTGGCCTGATGTTGAGTGGGTTATCTGGCGTGAACTATATGAATGGCACTTCTTGTCTGAATACCCCATCAAGTATAAGTACTATATTGCATATGACAAACACTACCGCATCAAGGCCCTGGTCATTGATGAAAATTGCAGGCTTGAGTTCAGCATTAAAGATGTTAAGTCTTCTTTGACCGAGATCAAGAAGATGCTTGAAGCCTACTACTCTTGACAAATAGGAGCAACTAAGGTATAATTAGCTACATGAACAAAGTGTACTTTAATCAACCAATCCAACTATTGTATAAGCCAGCGTCAGGTTTGCTGGCTTTTGGTCTTGGTGAAGTAACGGAAGATGCTCTAGCGTCCGTGCCCCAAGGCGAGTTACTAATCCAGGTGGGGGATCATGTGTCAATTGATACAGGGAGAAAGTTTAGAGGGGCTATAACAGATATATGGCTAGTAGTTATAGGCACAGATGAGACCACGGTTGCTCACATCATTGAGACCAAAGACCTGCCTGCTAGTATGAAGGCCCTTGAGTTGCCTTTTGAGCAGGTCATTAGTATCTTTCGCATTGCAGAGAAGGACATCACTGGCGGAGGCCCATACTTTGTTAAACCATAACTTCCCAACGAATGCCGCAGTGGGTGTGGTTGGTAGTCGTACATTCAATCACAAGCCGTGGCTTTTCTCTGTTCTGGATTATTACCACACCACCTATGGTATCCGTGAGATTGTATCCGGGGGTGCCATAGGTGCAGATACTTTTGGGGAGGAGTGGGCTAAGTTAAAGCAGATCGAGAAGCTGACCATTTGGCTGGCCCAGTGGGATAAGTTTGGTAAGTCCGCAGGTTTCATCCGCAACCCCAAAATTGTAGAGAGTAGTGAAATCGTGATAGCATTCTTAACTCCTACGAGTACTGGGACGCATAATACGATTGACTACGCAACCACGAAAGGTACACCAGTAATCATTTGCAAACATGCACTCGATTACATTGGCCTGGAGGTAAATGATTATGAAATTAAGAATTGTTAGAGTACTTGCGACAGTGTTATTATCCCTAGTCATGGTTATGACTGTGGTATTATCTGTTCAAGCAGGCGAAGTGATTGATCCCGATACGGCATCCATTTATGTTACCGATGCAGTCTGCAACACAGGTGATATAGGCAAAGCCTATGTATCTATGCATGACCCGAATACTATCATCGACGCCTTGGTATTCTCCCTTGATGTCAGTGATGGGATCACTGCTACTAGTGTGATTGGTGAAGGGGATCATATGCAGTGGATTATATTTGATCCGACTGATCCTGATGGGGAGGTTGACTATGCGGAAGTTGATCTGTTTGGCAACCCAATTCCATCTGGCCTGATTGCGACAGTTGAGTTCGATTGTGATGAACCTGGGACTTATGCGATCTCGTTCTCCAGTGATCCAATGCCTTCGGCTGGTGGGGATGGACAAAGCATCCCTTTGCTCTTAGGTGAAGCAACAGTCCAGGTACAGTCTAACCCTACCGCAGTTAGTATATGGTCTTTCTCTGCTCACAGTTGGAGCATCTTTGATTGGTTCCGTGAGTGGTTTAATTGGGGCAACTAATGTACTTACTTGCAGGGTACGAACCCTTACCATTAAAAGTTTTCATTGTCCACCGTACCTTGTTCGGTAGTGAAGAGGAAGCACAGAAGTTTCTCCAGGATGCAGACCTGGAGAAGTTCTCATTCCTAAAACCGATGACCATTCAGCAGGTGGCTGAGCATGTCACATCCAATGGGAAGGATGTACTATTGGTTCCTGTTGATCCTATTATCCCGGAGGAAATATGAGAGTTGAAGCTAGATTATTGATTATATTTTTGCTGGTTGTAGTTGTGTTGTTCGCACCAATAGGCTGGACCATCTTTGCCTTCATTGCATACCTATTAACTGAGTTATGTATTTGGGCACAGAATAGTGGGGCTATGGAGCCGTTCCTTGGTGGTACAGTACTACGCCCATGGCGTGATCGATGGATCACATGGAGGCTTGCTAATCCTGACAAGCAGGTTGATGAAGACCCGGACGAGCCATGGTTGCCTAGGTCATTAAAAGCATACTATTCCAGACTTGCGTTAGCTTTACAGTTCGAGAAGGCTAAGAGAGAGAAGCAAGAACAGGACATGAAAGCGGTTCATAAGAAAATATCTAGGAATGAAAGGCGCAGGAAATCATCGCATGCCAAGGAAACGTAAGTACGACGACATCTACCATGCGGTCTTTCAGATGACCGGGAAGGATAAGAAGGGATACATGTCCATCTGGTTGAAGAGACACCCAGGTAAAGAGAAAGTCTGGATCACTGATGTAGCTCCTTACCTTGACCCACCCTACTTGTTATGGAGTGCACCAAGAGAGAACCCGATCCTGAGCCTGCTTAACATCATCATCGAAGAGAATGACTTGGACATAGATATCAAGGAAGTACTCAGACAAAGGGTAGAGGTGTATGAATGTGAAGAGTGTGGTCTCAAGGTGGTGTATAGAACGAAGCATGAAGATAGGTTACTCTGCCTGAAATGTTTCTCTCAAAGTACCCTTGACGAAAATGAATAGTCATGATAGAATAAAGGCATCTTCAAAACGGAGGTGTCTTTTTATGTTGTGTCCAGAGTGTAAAGAAGAAGTTAATAAGCGAGTTGATGGTTGCTGTCCAAACTGCTGGACACGAGTGGAGTACTTTAAGGGGAAAGATGGTACTCGACTACTATACCGCACCGATGACGACCGACCCCCAACACAACTAATGAAGTACTGGCTAAAGCTAGTCAGCGAACGGCTCACCAGTGAGACAGGCAGAGATGTCAACTATGATATCCCCAAGCGACAGTTGCAGAAGTATCAGAAAGAGATTGCTCTAGCTGAACAGCTTCTATCCATTGCTGACTGGGATATGGAAGTTGCTAAGGTTGCTCTTGAACTTGCTGTACGCAACGCATACCGTGCGCCTTCAACTTTGACTTGGACCATTGATGAGTTCCCCCTACAGGTTGCTGTTGCCAGGGCAACTATTGAAGAGACAACTAAGAAGACATCAGAAGACTTCACAAAGGAACAACTAGCAGGGAGACAGAACGTATGGGAGTAACTACTTATGATGACGGCCTATCTGTCTTAAAAAATCCCCACATTGTGACGGATGTTGTCACAGCGGCACAGATTCCTCATCAGCTTGTGCTGAAAGATAAGTTCTCTTTCGATGTTGAGGCATCGTCTCTATACTTTCATGAGGCACACCACCACGGAGTAGCTGTTGCTACCGATACAGATGAGTGGTACATCACGTATGGAGTGCACAAAGCTTTTTACAGAGAAGCGGCTAAGGTAAACCTATTCACTCGTCGCTGGTCCTTCATGCACAACGCCGCTTATGATGTCCCCTTTATTCGCAGGCACATCCCAGGCATTGAAGTCAAAGTCTTTTGTACCCTATTAGCTCAACACACTATTGATGAGAACCAAGGGTTAGGGTTGAAGCCCCTGGCACAGGCCAAGCTTGGTGCACCTCGTAACCTTGCGGACTTTGCTGAGCTACAAAAAGAAGCCGCAAAGTTAGCCGACATCCGTGGACATAAAAAGATGCGGGTATGGGACTTCAACTTTGAACACCTTGCGTACTACGCTATGCGTGACGTGCGATACACCTACGATCTTGGTCTGCTCTCGGCTAAAGAGCTTCGAGAGATTGGATTGTGGGATGTGTTCACAGAGTATATTATGCCTGTGTTCCCGCTGATCGTAGAGATGGAAGATGCAGGCGTATACATTGACCGCACTAAACTTGCAGAAGTTACTGCTGAGTACAAGGCAGAGCTAAGTAGACTACAGACACTGTGGGATCAGAAGACAGACAATGTAAACCCACGCAGTACACAACAGATGTCTGCTTTGCTATACGATAGGCTGGACCTACCTATAATTGCCAACACTGCAAGTGGCAACCCATCGACTAGCTCTAAGACAATCCAGAGATTGAAGGATCGTCTGGAGATCACGGAGCCAGAGCACCCACTTAACCTGTTCATTGAGATATCTAAGTTACAGACCTTAGTCAATGTGCTTGATACTACAGACTACAGCATTGAACCAAATGGTAGAGTGTATGGTAAGTTTAACCAGACCGGAGCACGCACAGGACGAATGTCCTCTTCCGGCATGGATGACATACACGGCAATAAAAAGGGTCTGAACAACCAGAACATTCCTAGTCACACTATCGAAGCTGTCCGTGTTCGTGAAACCTGGGCCGCACCACCAGGAAAATTACTAGCTGTGTTGGATTATTCTCAGCTTGAGTTGAGACTAGCCGCACACTTTATGGCTAAGTATATATACTTGTTACAATCCAAAGGGCAGACAACGTATCGCACCTGGATGCAAAGGTACAACAGTGTCCTTCAAGTTCCCGAAGTTCCCCAACTTCTCCAGGTGTTCAAGGATGGTAAAGACCCACACCAGATGACTGCTGATGCAGTCGGTGCTCCACGTGCCGCTGGAAAGACCACAAACTTTGGTACGTTCTATGGCATGGGTCCTAACAAGTTTATTGTGCAGATCGAACTAGCTACTGGCATCAAGTACTCTATGAAGGATGCTAAGAAGTTCCTTAGCGGGTTCAGCGTTGCTTATCCAGAGTATCCTATCTGGCAAGATGCTGTCCTTCGATACTGTGAACGCCTCGGCTACGTGCAAACAATCACTGGGCGTAGGAGAAGACTACCAGCCATCACCAGTAGTGACTGGGGTGAGAAGTCTCGTGCCCAACGACAGGCTGTAAACTCTATTATTCAAGGCAGTGCGGCTGATATCATGAACCTAGCCAACTTGAACGTGTACCGATTGATCCAGACTACTCCGTTCTACTCTGGTATGCGGTGCATTGGACAGGTACACGATGAGTTAGCCGTCGAGGGAACCAAAGAACAGCTTGAACATATCTTCGAGCCGATGGAACGGATCATGGTAGGGGCTGGTGAGCACTTCAACTTGTTGGTCAAGTTGGATGTTGATGGTGGTATTGGACCTAATTGGAAGGAAGCAAAATGAACCACGCACACTTACTTACTACAGATAGTTATGATGATGTTGGTACATTGCTTGAAGCCATCCACAATGCTGTTGGTGGCTATGATCAAGCACATGTATGGGCAGAAGTACCAAATACAGTCAAGGCAGTTGTATACACTACTCTTAGTCGTGAGTGGGTATACAAAGCACTATGTCATGAATGTAATGAACATCTAATCGCTCGGATTGAAACTTTGTTCTAGGTTGACAATGGCAAGACTTAATGTTATAATAGGAGCTATGAATATGGAAGAAACCTTACGGCAAGACCTTATACCAGCAACACAAGTTATCAAGTTTGTCACTGCTATAGAGGTAGTCCGACAAGTCAGTGGAACTGTTGATCTTTTAGGTGTTACAATCTATACCCATGACAAGGGACAGGCTGTACTGTGTGGTTTGCCTGCTGAGCCTGATGAGTACCATCTGGTCACCAGCATTCTTGTGTCACCAAATAATGCAGTGGCACGCATACGTCCTGGCAAAGGTCAGAACACAATCATCTATGAGTTCATTGGGTATGCAGAAGCAGTTCTCTATCCACACATTCCTACCATTCTAAACATCCTTTAGGAGGACCTATGTCCGACGAGGCAAAAAGATACCAATATGCTGAAGTCCAACATATTGGTGCGCTTGCACGCAACAGTAAGAAGCAATGGGGAGACCCTGTTGAGAATAGGAAGCGGCTAGTCCCCTATGGGTTCGGTCCTATTGATAATGCTCTCTATGGTATCCTTCCAGGTCGCAACTTCTATGATGCTCCTGCTGAGTTTGGTGTTCTTCAGGGGCCTGAGAAGGGGCGTAAGTCCACTACCATGCAGAACTTTGTCAAGAATGTACAGACCTATGCTCGACTCAAAGAGAAACCTACTATGGTTATTGATATCCTGGAGTCAAGCTCAGGTCCTGAGATTGTCAAGGACAACTTTGTATGTATGATTGCTTCAGAGTATATCATGCAGGTAGGACATACCAGTCATCAGCCTTGTAAGCTGTGTGGTGGAAAGCAGTGTCGTGAGCTAACCTTGTCTTCCCGCTCATTACCCTTCACTACTAAGTCTCGACTGCAACAGCGTGCCATTGACCGTGCCTTACAAGATATAGAAAGCTGGAACCTGTTCCTGTTTGGTCCAGGTTTATCAGAAGGCAACACTCGTGATATGGATGGTACATTGCGCCGTTGGAAGTGGCTGGCAGAAAATTATGGTGCCACTATCTTTATCCCGGACCATGTGCAACAATATAATCTTGCCAACCAACGAGGTGGATTATCGGATTATGAGAAACAACAGGTTGTAGTACCTGCTCTGAGCACATTCGTTGGGCAAGAACGACTGACTGTATTAGCTTTGTCTCAATTGAGCCTAGGCACACGCAAAAGTGATGGTCGCCAGTATGCAATTGGTGGTGCTCGCATGGCGTCCGAGGCTAATACTGTCTTACAATCATACTATGATGAGGACAATCCTACACAGGTTGCTGTACGCATTATGGAGTCACGCTACTCTGGAAAACTAAAAGCGTGGAGTTGGATCGATCCATCATCTGGTTTGTTTCATGGAGAGATGGGGTATGACCCGCTCATTCCACAAGAACGAGAAATGACTGACGAAGAAAGAGAGAATAGCCCATTTAATGACTAGTGATCTAATCCCTTACGATTACAATGACGCCATCACTGGGTTCCTTGAAGACATCGGGATCGTCCAGGAAGTTGGCAACGAGAAAGGTACCGATGAGCAGAAGCTGAGAGCTATAGTTTCTGCTCTTGGTAGTTTATTCTCAATGCAGGTACCTACCATTGGCAATGATCCTATGCAGACTTTGCGTGAGATCGCACGGGATACAAAGCTTGCTAACATAGCAAGGGAGCGAGCCTTCTATAAACTGTATCTTCTTACTAGACGCACCAAGGAATTGGAGACTGGAGTAACCGTACCAATGTGGTACGGTATAACGAACGATGAAGAAGAAGTCTTGGGTACACAAGAGGATTTCATCGGCTGGTTTACATCCAAATCTGGCCTGGGTAGGGCTTCCACCTTTCGTAGGCTAAGGGTTTACCAACGCCTTGAAGAGTTTGGAATTGATGGGCAGTCAGCTTGGCTTAAAGTTTTACAGATGCCAAATGCTATGCAGGAACTTACAAGCATCATAGCCAACTGGAACCGCAACCAATTCACTGGAGCAGATAGACAAATCGCTTTGGGGATCGCTGAGTATGTAATGCCAGAACAGAAACCACTATTGGAGCAGGCATTCCAAGATAACCAAGACACCCAAACGATTAAAGAATTATATTCTCCTGTGGTGAGAGCCTTTATCAACGAGGTAACCACATACCAAACAGCAAAGTCAGCCCTGGAGCATGTTAAAGTAGATATCCTTGGGTCTGCTTCTGTTTCGTATAGGTGGTCCCCTGATGAGGATACTATTCTTGCAACAATTATTGTACCGACTATTGAGAATGGAGAATTAGTCTCAGAGAGTCTCCGGGAAATTGCAATATTTGTTGACGATCCTGAACCACCAGATGCATTGATGCAAGATTTATTCAAGAGGTTACCAATTCGCAATAGACATGAGCTTCCGGGGGCTTGACAGTATGGCGGTAGTGTGGTAGAATATACCCAGGTTAACCTAAAATATCGGAGGCTCTAATGATTGATAAAGCTGTAACACTCACGGGTATCCCCGTCATGGAAGTACCAAACGCATTAGCACGTGTGCTTCCTCCTGCGGCATACTCTGAGATCAAAGGTACCCGCAAAAAGGGCATGACAGATACCAAGCCACACTTTGTGCGTCAGCGTTTGACCGAAATCTTTGGCGTATGTGGTATCGGGTGGTGGGTAGAGCCGTATGGTGAAATCCACTCTGAACTTGACCCTGACCCTGAGAAGTCAAACCCATGGACTTCGACGGCAGTAGTTATGTTTTACTTCAACTACATCGATGAGAACGGTGAGACCAAAAAAAGTGCTCCGGTGATTGGTACGGGAGGTATTAGTATGGATCGTCGGGACTTTACTGAGCGGGGTGCCATTACTAATGCCATCAGTGACTGCATCAAGCAGATGGGTTGGCAGAAGTACTTATGGTATGGTCTACTGGATCACAAGAATGCCGCTGAGATGTATGAAAAGCAGTCCCGTAAAGATAAGGAACTGCTTGAAGCAGGGGAGCATATCCCCGGCACACCACTAGAACCATAAAAGACCCCCGAAAGGGGGTCTTGTTGTGTTGATGGAATGTCTTATGGACTGCGGCTTCGATGGCGTCGTCAATTGCATTGATATCAATTGCAATACCATTAGCAGTCAAGGCTTCTTGTACACGTTGAAGGGCAAAGGCTTTCTTGGCCTCACCAAGGTTTTCGATCTTATCCGTAAGACCTAGTTGTTCTGCGGTAGCAACAGCATCTTCTGCCATAGCCAACAGCATCTCATAGTTCTGTACACCGATCTCTCCTTGGATGCGTGAAACCAATGCGGCACTGACCTTGCGTGCCTCATTAGCAATCAACACAAGGACAGGGGGCAAGACCACACCGATAGCAACGATGAGTACTTGCTGAATAATTTCCCAATACACTGAATCCATTTTCTACTCTCCTTAAAAGTTAGTAATTAAAGCTTGAAAGCAACGATCTCAACGGAACCGTCCGTGATGCTACTATCAAGCAACACTGCGTTATCTACAACACCACTATCAGCGGTGTCATCCTGGTTATAAATGCTCCGCTCAAATGGTTTGATCAACCAGTAATCTCCGGCACTGATAGTGAAAGTACGATCCGGGATTACAAGGTCCCCATCTGCAAAAGTGGGTACATCTACTGTAATTGTTGCTGTGCTTCCTGCTCCATTCTTAATGAGGACTGCAATGCGGGAGCTTTTATTGTCGATGGCAACACCATCTACGCCGAAGGCTTCCAGAACAGTTTCTAGTTCATCTCCATCTGGAGCCAGGGTTTGAGTTGTTAAAGCTAAACGAGCCATATGATTCTCCTTGTTAGGTAACTACCTACTACAATCTATTTGGTGTATTTTGTGTCTTTGTACCCACCGTTTAATAACAATGAGTCCACCTCTTCCATGGTTTCAGTTACAATATCCTCAATCCCCTTTACCCTGGACCACATATACGTGGTCATCTCATCATAAAAAGGGCATGTGATCTCATGTGCTTCAACCTCATGCATATCCCATCTTGATTCCATATCTGATATAAGATCAGATAACGTGCGTTCCAATACAATCAACTTGCGTACCACAAAAGTAATCGTATGCAAAAGCTTACGATCCTTCTCGGTTAATGCCTGATACTGCTCAGACAGTTGTCTATATAAGCCAACTGTGTCTTCGGATACCTGCTTCTCAAGAGCACGCTTTCTATCATGCTCTTTTGACACAAGGGTACTGCGTTCAATGCGTGATTTAATTTCGTCCCTACGAAAGGATGCGACTGCCGCAACTAAGGATGTGATCGCTCCAAGGACAGTAACAGCGGCAATTAGTATTTCAGTATTCACTTGGTGGGCACTCCATTTTCTTCATTATATTTATGATACGCACTATGGAACCAACCATGATGGTAAACACCACAGAAACCAGAGCCATTGCGTACCCGTATTCGCTCTCTTGAACGATCTCCATGAGGACAATAATGAAAGAGGCTATAAATAAAGAAACAGCGTAGGCACACTTAAGATTCCTACAGAACTTGTTACGAGTATTGACAGCACCAAAAAGTTGTAGGATTCCTGTAAACATAGCAAGAAGTAAAATTATGTAGTTATACCACATAGTCACCATTAAAAAATAAGCCACGCTGTGATGCGTGGCTAGGTTGTAAGGTAAGCAGGCTAGATAGCTTTCTTGACTGCTCGAACTAATGATGCCGCTGTACGAGCCTCACCAGTAGAGAGTGTCTTCTTGACAGCCTTAGTCTGTCCTCGCTCGTCACGCTGTAATGTCTGGTTCCAGACAAAGTTCTTGAAAAGATCAGATAACCATTCTAGTCTTGACGATTCAACTTCGTACTCGATCTCTTCTGCTTGAAGAAGCTCATCGTAGGACACACCTTGAGGTAGTTCTGCAAACGCTTCCTGGGCTTCTTCGATCTCCCTTTCAAGAGATGCCGGAACTTCAGTGTTGGCTTTTTGTAGCATGGAAAGTTTGTTTTCCAACGCCTTCACTGCTCGCTGTTCTTTAAACCACTTTAGTCGGACCTCACGATCCATGGCTTCGACCAACTTCTCTGCACCTTCCAGGTCAAGTGCATCGGAGATGTCTGCAATGCTTAGGATTGCTTCGGTATCTAAGTCTTCAATACCGCTGTGGACTGTGAACACTGCTCGCAACATGTTACGGTGTCCAATGTTAAGACTAATTGTACTCATTCTTCTTTACTCCTTTTTGGTTTCTCAACTTCATTGTCTACAATCGATTTTAGCCAAGGTCAATCGAGTTGTCCGCTAATGCCGCCTCCCTTGCTGAATCTACAGCTATATCGATAAGGTTATTTCGTGCAATTCTCATTACGTTCTGCCGCACAAACACGTCTACCATGTCTAACCTTTCCTGGTTAGTAAGGTTGTCAAACACAGCGGACCCATCCAATTCGCCCGTTAAAAGTTTCTCTTTGAATAGAAGTTCAGCCGCATTGTCTATTACAGCCTGCGCTTTGTCGGTTTCAGCGGTGTATTCAAACGAGATTGTAAAGGTTCCGTCCCCGTTATTTGTAAAAGTTCCTGCCATATTATCTCCTTAGATTGAGTACCCGAAAACCTGCAACCATGCATTACCAACGGATGCTCCAGATACTAGCACATCAATGTCACCATTGCTGTCACATGGTACCCACCCTATATTCTCCATTAGTAGGTTAGCTACGATACCACGGATACCAACAGGGTATACAGCCGTACTTTTCGGACGTACTGACATTGAATAAGAACTGCTTGTTGCTCCAAAGTAGCCACCAATGCGTACCAGTACAGCCTTTGCATTTGCAGGCCATGTTTCTGATGACCCGTTGGTGAAGTCGGTTCGTGTAATAGTATGTGTACCAGTGGACTTCGCATCATCCCCATCCCATGCTGTGTTGGTTAGTGGGCTGGTGAAGTAGTGTGCTCCGAATACCTCGTAGTTTGTTGAACTCTTACGAGAGTACAATGATCCCTCGTAGATAACACTGTTATCAACCCCGGTACCTGCCGTTGATCCAACGTAAATACCTTGACCGAAGGAAACATACTTATCAAATGAGTAGCCAGAACGATCTGTGTTGAAGTAGATCAGTACTGAGTTTGCCGCACCGATAGTAACGTATCCATTGGAGTTTTGGATTTTAGTAAGCTCATTGGACGACGTATTTAGTAGAATTGGGCCTGTTGGGGTATACAACTGTGCATATGTGCCGGAGTGTCCAAGTCGGACATACTCAGTTAAGGCTGAACTAGCACCATAAACTCGGATATATGCACTATAAGACCTAGTACCAGCATAGTTGGAGTAGAAATCGAAATACTGATCAGCATGATCATCACCTTCCACGACTAGAAGGTTGTTGTTAGCTATTGTGATGTTTGGTCTTACTGATCCATCAGTTGAGTATGAGCGTAATGTAAGTTTACCGCTTTCATTTGTACTATTACCAGTAGCATAGATTTCACCATCAGCAGGGGAGTAAGAGAGATCACCAACAGACAAACCACTACCAATCCGCACGTCATCTTGGAAGTAGGCGGCACCGTAGGTATATGCTAAACTAGTTGGTCGTAACTCAATACGATCACCATAGATTACTACATCACCAGACGTAGTAAGTGTCATGTCAGGATCACCCCCGGAGTTATCTTTGACGATGATTTCTGCTTCCACAGCTTCTGTTGTATAGTTCAAGAAGCGCAACCCATAGTTAGTGCCTGCGGCATATGTATTGACAAAGGAAAACAAACCATCACCATAGATACCACCAGCGTAGTTGTCATTGTACCCTTTGATCCGTCCAGTATAAGATACACTATCATCAACATATAATGGCTGTGTAATAAAGTTTCCTGTAGGTGCACCAAAGACAGCCGCCACATTAGATGAAGCATCAAATATCTGCAATCCATAGGTTGCCGATGTGTTAATATGTGCAGTGGATGCTGACCCCAAGCGCACACCAGATGTAGATATAGAAATAACGCTAGTACTGCCATAGTACTGTTCAATACCAGTCGATGATACAGTCATGAAGGTACCACTAGATGTGGTACCCAATGTTAATGTGCTATCTGTAAGATCAACATTGACATCCGTACCATTACGTAGTTGTATGCCCGTACTTGTGATGTAGATGTTCTCGGTTGCAACATTACCAATGCGAATATTGCCACTTATATCCCACTGAGCAACATTCGTGGTGTAGTTCATGATGCGGATACCGTTGGTGCTATCCATTCCAATCCAAGGTATGCCACTGGCGTACTCACCAAATGCCGCACCATAGGTTTCTGTAGCATACCCGTAGAGACCTTCAAGGTTACCAACTGCCCAATGCTCAGACCAGTCGTTGTATGTAGAACTATTGCGAACATTACCTACAATAGCAGGTCCAACCGTACCAGATGTGATACCACTGTATGAGTAGATATCGATGAATCCTTTACCAATATCACCAGTATTAAATAGAGCATCACCTGGGTGCCATAGGTTAGTACCAGAACCATCGAGGTCTCGCCAAACATAGTAAGTGTATGGACCCGATCCTTCTGGACCACCCATAACCCAAAAGAACTCTACTTTTCCATTGGACTCAGCATAAACTACATCACCATAGGACATCTGGTTGTGCTCTGTTGAGATTGGCACACCTTGGGTTAGGGTAGCATAGTCGAAGTATGTACGATCTGTGTTTACGGATGGACTGCGGAAAAGGATTCGGACACTAACACAGGCCGATGGGACCGTAAATTCTACACTAGTCTCATACCACGTAGCCGCATCTCCAGCTACACCCGTGACTGTGGTTGTCGCAATAATGTTAGCTGAGTTTGTTAGGTCCCACACTTGATACCTACCGAGGGATGTATCACCTGCATAACTTCTCGTGTAGAATATCAGCCTATAAACTTCACCTTCGGTTACTGTTTCGTCCTGGTAAACATACGTATCTGCTGTTGAGCCAGCCACAAGTAGAGCAGAATAACTACCATCATAATACACTGTAGCATCTTGTGTGATCGCTCCGGTTCCGGCGGATTCACCCCAGTCAGAGAACACATCAGAACCACCAGCACCTGCGGTCTCAAAACTGTTGTTAGCAAACTCATTAGTATATGTGTCTGCGGATAGTACAGTATCTGTAAATTTTGTAGTAGGACCAACAAGGATGCGTCCCCCAATCGTGGCAATGGTATTCTGTGCAACCAGGGTTTCAACCCATAACTCAGCGGCGTGAAGTGTCAACCACTTCTTACTGATCGATCCAAGGTTTAACTCATACCCGGTTGCAGGACGTACATCTAACCCGGCTGGATCGAAGATGTAGTCTCCGGTTGGAGCAACAGTCATTGTTCCTGATGCATCTACAGAGAAAGTTGAGTAGTTGCTGGCGTCATAAGCAAGTACTAAATCGTCTCCGAAACGCACCTGACCAGCCCCTGTATAGATAGCATAACTGGTTGTTGCATTAACAATATCAAGTATATACAGTCCGGTATACTCAGCAACCGATCCCGTCCCAACAGCGAAATCAGAGACAATGATCCCGTAAGAATCCCCGCTAACGGTTCCAGTGTCAACAGATGGAATGATCTGAAGGCCAAAGAAGCCATCCGTTACCGAAGCGTCTTCAAAATCGAAAGCCACATACAGCCCTCTGGTATCACCACCTATTGTTGGTGTAAGACCATTCGAAATAGAGCCATTAAAACTACCTAATGTTGGACCACTAATAGCTGTGTCTGATCCAGTAAAGCTGTACTTATAATACGCTACGATTCCTCCAGGAGAACTTGCGCCATCAAATAGAAGGCTGTAGTATGCACTATAGACAGTACCAAAAGGAGCCTGTGACGTGTGTCCATAATATGCGGCGGAGGTCTTACCGGATACATTAATAATCGATCCATAACTTGTGGATGGTGCTTGACCAATGCCAAGTCCCTCTAGTCCTAATCGACCACCGCTATCTGATGCCAGAATACTTGCCCCTGTTGGATCGGAGCTTGTTGTCACTTCATGGGTGTGGCTGGTCGTTGTGACTGCGTTAGTAGTTGAGACTGTAAGTGTAGATGGGGTGCCCAGGACAAGATCACCACCGCTTGTGGTAAGGCCGTCGCCTGCAAAATCAGACACATTAATAACTAAGGCACCAGTATCAAACGTGAGACCGTCGCCTGCGTTTATTCTGATGTCATTAGCACTTTCGGTGAGACCATAGGATGTATCTATAAAATCGGTAACATCTACACCAAGGGCACCAGTGTAGAAGTCCAACCCACCACCAGCGTATAGATTTAGTTGGATGTTATTGCTTGCCTCAGTAAGACCCGCCGCTGTATCTATAATGTCGGTCACATCTATAACAATTGCACCCGCCGAGAAATCTAGGCCATCCCCGATATTAACACGAATGTTGTTGGTGTCTTCGGTCAGACCGTATGCGGTATCAATAATAGCGGTCACATCTACTACTAAGGCACCAGTATCAAAGGCTAATCCATCCCCGGCATTGATACGAATGTTGTTGGTGTCTTCTGTGAGACCGTAAGCAGTGTCAATAAAGTCTGTAACGTCCACGTTTATGGTTACAGTACTACCTGCACCACCATCAACTATACCAATTCCATCCCCGGCAGTCAACACTCTCTCATTGCTCAGGTCTGGATCAGTGGCTAGTGTAACAAATTGTGAACTGGAAGGGGCATACCCGCTTGCACCCGTAGGTGTAAAGCTGTCGGCAATCATTTCACGTGCGTAAATAGTATCATACCGTCGATTAGTCGAACCTAAATCATATGTTTCTGTGTTTTTAGGTTTGATGTTACCACCGACGGTAGAGTCACCGTCACGACGAACGAACTTTAAGTTAAGAAGATCAAGCACGCCCTGATCAATACGCATATTATTTCAACCCTCCAGAAAGTCCCAATCGAGACATCAGCACTGAGAAATCTGAGTCAGTCTTACCAATGGTAAGGGATGTCATTTGAGACTGAGCACTATAACTTGTACCTACTACAAACATCCTGGTTTTGGTAGCTACCTGCTCAGATGATGTAGGGAACACGATAGCGTTCGGATCATTGTTGTCTAGGAAGACAAGATCGCCTGCACGTATCATGTAATTTTCTTCAATCTTACCTGCCCATGAATATATCTGGCCTTCAACCTGCATCTGCGTAGAAATCTTAGGCCATGCAAACTCTTCAAGAGCATAGTCTCGAAGGTCCTCTCCCATAGCTAGACCCTCCGGGTTACCACCATTCTGAACGATACCTTCTCTGGTTCCAAATCTAGCAATAGACAAGGAATCAGATGCGGCTGTAGTCTTACTCTCACCATCACCTTCATTGGCATAGATACCATATACCTTGTTAAAAATCTCATTCACATCCTGTGCATAGGTAGGTGGTGAACTGTGTACATTCTCTGCTTTCAATACCCAATCTGGTTCACTGGTTACAAGTGAAGGCTTGACGATTACATACATTACCCGGTTATCATAGATAGCAACATACGGGGTAGCATAGTTGGTAGAGCTATATCCATAGACTAAACACCGCTCCAATGCATCCACCACCTTAAGGTCCGTGAAGTCTACAGCTAAGATTGCACCCGTATCTGGATCAGTTACAGCAAGATCGTAAGACGCAGGCCATGTCTCCGCCATGCGACCGTTCCACGAATCGATAAGGTCAATCGAGTCATCAATAATTTCACTCAATAGGATCGAGCTTGTCACATATATACGGTCGTCCACAACTGCTTTACCATCTGCATAGTATCCTGTCATCTTGACAGTCAAGGTGCCTGGGACTGTAGAAAGCTGTGTCACTCTCCCTTCATAGACAACCCGAAAGAAGCTGTCAACCACGATAGCATGGTGCCCCAGGATAATATCAAACAGCCTATTGATACCAATCACATCCCCGTATATGTTTGCGGATGCAGTACCAAACCCACCGTGAAGTTGTGTGGTAAACTGAAAAGAATCAGTAATGTTGTAGGCAAACTGAGGCGGATCAGTATGTATGTTAGGTAGCTCTTGATAGAGCAGAAGTGAAAAAGTATTGTTCATTAATAAGCCAATGTATGAAACGATTCCGTAATAAAGACCTGGACTTTGAAAGCACGTTGTCGGTCTGCAAGAATACCACCCGTACCGTATGACATGAAATATAATCGGTTGCCCTGTGTAGGGTGTAAACGAAGGCTGTCCATATATGGAATGTATGGCATCCACGCCGATGACCCATCACTTGCATAGTATAGGTTCAGCATCATGTCATCATAGAAAGGGCTTTGAAGAGCAGTACCTGTGGTTAAGGCTGTCCAAACACGCATACCATTGGTGACCGGGATCAGGCGCAGATATTCCAGGCTCCAAGTCTTGGATGTAACCGAGTTACTGCCCAACCAAACACCAATGCGGATAGATGAATCCAACGGAGATTGTCCAAATAGGTTCATCCTGGCAGGCGGAATCTGTACAACACCCAATGGAAATACAGTAGCACCAGCATATGGCGTTGTGTAAAACAAACCACGCTCTTCGATATCGGAATTACCATCAGTGTAATAGGTAGTTGCTCGATCCAAGACACCAACAGCCATCATGACATCATCATTGTCTTGTGTGTTGGTTCCAGAACAAGCCAAGACGTAGTAGTTTCCTGGGAATGGGTTGCTTGAGCCGTACCCACCAAGGGCAAAACTTATGCGTGGATCAGGAGTGTACCCTAAACCTACTGTACCAGTTACATAGTAACCGTGCATCGTGTTTGTAACATCATATACTGTACTTAGGTCCGGGTCTGGATATGCAACTTCTGGTGCGTACATTGCGGCATAATAGTCACGTTCAGGCCAATAAGGTGAGATATTTGACTTAACAACATGCCCAATCATCAATTGCTTCCAGTCATTATAATATGTTGTGTCTGGTGTGATTTTGAACTTCATCAATGGGCGACCGTTGCCTGCGAATGATCCGGTCTCTACATAGGAGTGGTTGTATGCTCCCGCCCAACCAAACCCTGACTGGTATCCTGGATTTTGTACAATAACCCCACCTGTAGTTGGTGTTCCAACTGAAGGATTCTCTAGTGCCAATTCAGTGTCTGGTGTGTCATTGATAGAGTTACCCCATCCGGTAGGTGCGATATATAATGTAATTTCTATATCACTCAACACCATACGATCTTCATAATGTGCCAGTGCTGTCTGGATTGACATAACCCCATCAGGAAGTTTAATGTCTACTGCATATACTTCGAAGTAAGTTGTATAGTCGGCACCACTCCACTTCCAGATCAATTCTCCACGAGACACATCTAGTGGGTCCTGAAGGTCTTCAACTTCCATGGCAAACCGTTCGAGGTCATTCAACTCATCCAAGATGTATCCACGTAATTGGTCGTCTGTGTAGGACCCGGTTTGTATGGCAACAATTGATGCCTTGATGGTGGCAGTGCGGTATTCAGGGTATGACTTGATTAGCTTAAAGAATCCAGGTCGTGATGGTTTCAACTCTCGTGTCTTCCTGGTCATGGATATGTTGAAGCCACCATCCATCAATGCCCATCTTGCAGGCGTTGTTGTCGTATCAAGAAAGTCAACACTCGTGCCTGTATTTGTTAGTAACTCTAAAGTAAATGCCATTAGAACCTCACTCTGCCACCGTAGGCAATATTGTTATTTGTTAGCTCACCAAGCTTGCGGATCACTTTATCCACAAGCATATCTGCATCATCCTCACTGCGTATCTGTGCCTCACGCAAGTCAATGGTCACGTAATACGTTGCACCTGCACTTGTAGGTGTAGGTATACCTGTATTTGCAACAGCCGCACCAGCAAGAGCCGGGGTTACACCCATTGCCAGATTAATTGCCCTTACTATTTCAGATTCTTCACCCTCAATACCAATGGCAAAGCCTTCTCCTGTCCACGAACCGAATTGTTCGAACAGTTTAGAAGGAGAAGACAATCCAAGAAGTTTCTTTACCTTTTCAATGGCGGCATCAACAACTGCTTTGATTGCACCTTTAACCTTTTCAGTCATAGAGTTGATACCTTCGATCATACCCTCAATGATACCAACACCCATGTCGATAAATTCTTGTCGCTTCTCTTCGATCCAGGTTTTGATAGCCTCTATCTTATCCGTAACATTAGTCTTTAATTCTTCAGCCTTGGCTTCAACAGCGGCACGAATCTCTTCCCATTTCTCTTCGGCTCCGGTCTTGATACTATCCCAGGTTGTGCCCATAATGGTAGCAAGACCATCCCAAAATGTGGACCATGCAGTTGTGAATGTCTCCCAAGCGGTATCAAAGTTAGACTTAATGGTTTCCCAAGCGGTACCAACAGTCTCTTTGATAGTATCCCATGCTGTAGATAGGATTGACCCTATCTCAGACCAGTTACCACTCCAGATAGCCTTAAATACATCGACCGCCGCCCAAAATGTTGTAGTAAGAACCTCCCATGCAGACATAACTGCTGTCTTTAGGCTATCCCAAGCAAGTACTGCAAAGCTTATCAGCATTACCAGCCAAGAGTTCCACATCTCATTGAATGTATTAAACGCATTGGCAAAGAAGTCTGAGAATGTACCCCATATAGACTTTGCCATACCTGTCCACCATTCCCATTTTGCCGCAATGTTTTCAGCAAAGGTCTTGATGATTGACCATACCTGTAGAGTCAGACCAAGCAAACGAACAGCCGCCACACCAATAAGAACTAAGACCTCTACAAATCTATCAGCAACACTACCAATCGCTTCACCAACAGTATACCAGTCTATATTTCCAGACAAGCCAAAGGTCTCTTTAAATAATGCCCATGCGTCTGTTAATCCATCCCATGCATCACGAAGAGCATCCAATAGTGTAGGGTCGATACCATCAAACCCTTCCTGTAATCCCTTAATGAAAGGCAACTCAGTGATATCAAAGTCTTCAAAAGCAGAAGCAAAGTCTGTTCCTGTCAACTCTTCCCATATACCAGATAGTTTATCTTTTGCTTCACCAACGAAGGCAACGATGGCATCCTTCCAAGATACTAGGGTGTCGTAGATTTCACGGGCCTTGGTACCAATCTCATACATGGTGTTGTACGTGTTATTGGCTTCAACATCCACACCTGCATTAGCAAGCATGGTAGGATCAAGACCATGTAGGTCAAACCCTTGGGAGTCTACCCCATTCCAGGCATCAATGAATCCCTGAAGCATACCTTTGCCTCGTTCAAGCCTTTCTTGCAGTGACTTGAAGTCGCTGAGAGCCTTGTCAAACATATCATCAACATTAGGAAGTTCTGTATCTGAAAGATCACCAAATCCTCCAGCAATATCTTCCATTGTTTCTTTGAGAGATTCAAGGGCCTGGGCAATACGTTCAAAGACACTATCCTGGTCCATCATGGCGTCGATGATAGCCTTTTGGTAGTCCATGTTTTCTTTGTACTGGTCGCCTTGCTCTTCAAGAGCCGCTTGCTCTTCATCGAGACCCCGTAGATTATCATCTCGCTGACGCTGTGCTTCACG